CCTACTACTGCTCAAATTTTAGATAAGTCGATACATGTAGAGGCTAGCTCAGCTTCATATAGTAATGGTACATTAAATACTACTTACCAAAACTACTCTAAACAATCTAGAGCAGTACAACGTAAGTTAACTGCTACTGAACCTAATGTTAATGTAACATCAGACTTAGTAACTAATTTAACTAAAGTTTTATAATACTATAGGTCCTAAGACCTATAGTTACAAGGAAAGACTATGTATAATGAAAACTTAACTGGAACAGATACAACATCTCCAAAATGGGTTTTAGATTTGAAATCTACAGTTAGACCGTTCTTAACGTATTTATTTACATTACTATACACATATGCATTTATAACTAAAGTAGATATGGAAAGGTTCGGTTCATTAACAAATATCATGATACTTATAATCGTGTTTTGGTTTGGTGATAGAGTATTAAAAAATTTAGGTGGAGCTGATGTATTAAAAGCCCTACTAACAAAAAGGAAAGAGAATGAAAAATCGTGATGATGTGAATGACTTTAAATATGACTTCAGCCCTACAAAAGAGGGTAGTTTTGGTTTTGAACATAAGATAGAGCCTAAGGTTTTATCTGGTAAGAAAGCTAAGAAGTATAACGATAAAAATACAGTTGTTATCACTGTTAATGGTAGCGATTATAAAGCTGATACTGTTTCTATGTCATATATGACTTCGGTACTTGCTATTGCTAATGGTAAGTTTAACTTAGGGCTTGCTGCTGGTATGGCTGCTGCAGATCTTAAAGCTGCTATATATGACCAAGAGATACCTTGGGCTGATAGATTAGGTAATGCTACTTTTATCAAGATCTCTGATATCCCAGATGCTATAGAAACAGCTATGCATAAAATATCTGCGATAGTTGTAAAATAAAAAAACATATATAGTTAGATGGTATATACCATCTAACTATAGTTATTTCATTTTTGACTCATATTTTATTTTTATAGCATTAAGTAATAAAGCTTTATCATCGCTTAGCTTATTTACATAAGACTCTTTTAAGAACCCTATATTATCCATATCATTCTTAGTAATAACTAAGTTCCTGATGATATTTTGTACTTCATCAACATACTTTTTTAAAAGACCTTTATTAAAAGCCTCTACATGCTCGCCATATGTCAGTTCTTTATCATCCATAGTATCTCCTTTATATGTCATACTCTATAGGATCATTACCATAATCAGCTACATTAGCTTCAAAGAAATTACTTCTAGATTTATTAGCATCCTCACCACCTTTTAGATGTGAAGTTAATAATCTATTTAATGGATCATACTCATGCTTATCGAACATAGGTTCTAGTCTTAAATTCTTACATACACTATTAGCCCTACCTTCTATGAAGATATCTATAGTAGCATCACTGAACCCTTCTAAACCTTTAGATGCATATCTAGTCCATGCTTTCTCAGCTTCAACCATCTTACCTATGACATCATAGATGCTGTCTTTTATACGCTCTGGAACTTGGTTATAGAACTCTTCTGCTAATATCTGTCTGAAGATATGTTTAAACAACTCTACATGAGATAAAGTTTCATCTTTTTGTATCTCGGCTATCATAGCACTACTACCAGGAAGATCTCTCTCTAAGCTATGTATAACAACGAAGCCTCCTGGGAATACTAGTTCTTCTAATACTTGATTAGCAGCACATGCCAATAGCATATCCTCGTTACTAGGGCGATACTCTATCTTTAAGATATCATGTTTGATATAATTAAACATAGCATTGATTTTATTAGTAGTATAAGGTTTGTTTAATACCTCATACATATCTTCAACAGCTTTGTTCTTCTTAGCCAATGCTTCATCATTTTTAGCCATGTCATAAATACGAGATGTATCTTGTGCTATATCCTCTGCCATAACAGCATAACTATAACTATGGTTAACCTCTTCCATATCTTGTGTTATAAGACAAGCATTGATGATGGGAGATGTTACATAAGGGTTGATCCTATCTGCTAACTGGTTAGACTGTATGCTATCATTAGCTATAAGTTGTGCTAGTACTAGATCATAACTTCTTAACTTACGGCTATTTAAGTTCTGATAAGATACTATATCTTTACTGATATCTACCTGATTAGGGAACCATGTTCTATCTTTCATTTTTAGATAAATCTCAGTAGCCCAAGCGTGATTGGTTCTATTAAAATCCATAACACCCGTAGGGTTACCCCCTAATACTCTTGCATCATTGATACTCTCATTGGACATCTGATTAAATATCTTTTTTCTATTTAACTTCTTTAACATAAAAACTCCTTAGTTATTACAGCCTACACAGCTTACTTTAAATTCTGTTTTACTATTTTCTTTCTTGTTCTCAGGTGCTCTTGTTCTAAAATAGTAGATAGAAACCATGCCTACTTTCCAAGCCTCTATGATCATCTCTTTAACTTTACTAGCTTTAAGTTTAACCTTAGTAGTATCCTCATAGATATTAAAACTAACGGCTTGATCTATATGCTTCTGTCTAACACCATTAGCTCTGATAAGTTTCATAGTTTCAGTTTCGAATGGGCTATCGTAATAAGGGAAGTTATTAGCATTAATGTTAGGCGCTGTTAATGGGAAAGATCCTAATAGATTCTCTTCTGTCCATATCCTATCAAAAGCTTGTTCATGAGAGTTAGTTGTTCCTACGAATAATGCAGATGTACTATTAGGTGCTACTGCAAGCCTATAGGCATTTCTTTCACCAGGTATGATGCAAGAACCTTTCTCTATAGCGAGTTCTTTACTAGCTTCCCTACTAGCAGTATCTATAGCACCCCATATCTTATCTAATAACTCTAGATGCTCATCACTACCATATCTGATAGCAAGGTTAGCCATGAGCTCTGCTTCACCTACAGTTCCTATACCAGTAGATCTTCTCTCTTTCTGAGTAGTTTCAGATTCTTCACTAGGATACTTAGTGATATCTATACTATTATCTAATCCTCTTTGTAGTAGTTTTGTATAATATGCTAGTCTAGAGAAGTTCTCTTCAGTCATACCTGTTTTAAATATTCTAGCAAGATTTAGACTTCCTAGATTACATACAGCAGTTTTAGCCGGAGTAGTAGGTTGTGCTATCTCTGTACAGAGATTTAAAGCTCTGATGATACCTAACTCTTTATGAGGGTTGTTCCTATTGCTATTACCTATATAGTGTAAGAATGGAACTCCTTCTTTACCCATACTAGGGATGATGTGATTCTTGAATAGATCGTTAACTAAGATAGTTTCTGTAAAATCATTGAATCTATCTGGCTTAGTTTTGAACTCCTCTTCATATTCTGTATAACGAGCTGTAAATGCTTCGCCATAAAGTTCTTTAAGATCAGGAACATCATAAGGATCAAATAGAGTCATAGTAGAACCCTCTACCATCCATCGCTCTATGATGAAGTCTTCTATATTTAAAGCTGGGAATAACTCTCTAGCTCTTCTTCTCTCTTCACCATTTTTCTTTTTAAGATCTATGAAATCTTTCATATCTATATCCCAGGCATGTATGGTTACTGAAAAAGCACCAGGCCTATTCCGTCTTTGGTCTACTGCTATACTGATATCATTGTCTACTTTTAAGAACGGTATCTTACCACCAGCAACGCCTTTCTTACCATCTATATAAGAACCTTTACTTCTAACCCAAGACCAATCTTGACCCCATCCACTACCTAGACTACTTCCAGTAGCTATCTCTGTATACTTATCGAAGATACCAACTATACTATCAGGAATGCTATCTATGAGACATGAAATAGTACTACCACCTTTAACCCTACCATAACTATTTATAGGAGTAGCATTTACTATATAGAACTGACTACTAGCATCATAGTACTCTTTAGCCCAATGTAGTTTTTCTTTCTCATTCTGCATGAGATACATAGCTACTGCCATATGCATGTGCTGTGGTAGCTCTATCTGTTTACCCAAGCCATTCTTTAATAGATATCTAGTTATACATGTATCGGAACCTACGAAATCAAACAGGTTATCTCTATCACTATCTATGAAACTATCAAGGGCTATCACATCGCCAGCAGTATAGCTCTTATACCAATCTGATAAAAGATTCAGTCTACTAGCTTTTTTAATATAATCTTTTAATTTTATTAATTTATAAACATCTCCAGAGACTTTCTTATCTAGATATATATGTTTAATACTATGGTATAATCTATAAGTGTTTAATCTAGCAGCAACAAATGTCCAATCAGGTACATCCACATCTATGAGGTCTAGTGCAGTCTTGATAGTTATCTTACTTATATCAGATGTACTTATACCGTCTGTCATAGGGATCTTGATGTGTTCATTCAAAATTTCTTTATCTACATTTAACCCATGACAAGCTGGTATTATTTGTTTGTCAATGTGGTCAAAATTCATGGCTTCTTTTTTACCATTAGCTTTAGTTACTTTCATTCAGTATCTCCTAATTTTTAGTTCAAAATAAGTCCGCTTTTAACAATTAAAACACAAATCATTTATTTGAAAAAAACACCATAAGGACTACCCGTGAAAAATAGTTTAACAGAAGAGATAAAACGAGATTTAACATTCTCTAAAATAAAGCGTTGGATATCATTAATCATTATGATAGCTATATTTATAGGATACTATATTAGTACCGATCCTGATAATAAATTCATGCAGAACTTACCATTTGGAGCTCCTCTTATATTAACACTTAATATATTCGTTATAGCCATCATAGGCATAGTTGTTATAGAGTTCATACCTGACTATTTTGTAGATAAGATATATGGTAAAGAAGAGTTACTTAGATTAGAAGCTATTAAAACACCTGAAGGTGCTGGTACTGCCATGTTAGCTAAATCTGTTAGAATCTTAGCCTATAGTATCATACTTGCAGCTAGTATCGTATCTTATAACATTATAGGATAATACATGCTTGCACCAAATTATAATATAGGTATAACTACTTTCACTAACCTCCTATTGCTATACGGGACTTCGTCATCTGGTAGAGATGATAGGGTTAAGAATCTTTTTGATAGATTAAGTAGGTTCTTAGATAGTACTAACATAACTGAAGATAAGCTATATCAACTTCTAGTTAGTTTATATAACGATATAGTCATAGATAGGAGAAATAGCTATATATCAGATATAACTAAAAGTAAAGAGTTACTCATGTTCTTACCATTAAGAATAAACTTAACTGTATATGAAGATGGTTACGGATATCTATTTGCTAATGAGAAGGCATTTTATATAAATGCCGATCTAGTAGCTATGCTAAAGGATGATGTCTTAACAAGTTTAAAACCTCTAGGCTATGAGGAGCTAAATAAACTTACTAAGAAGCATTTTAACATATCCACTACTGATGAGTCGTATGAGTTAAGTTCTAACCTTTTAAGACTATTAGAATGTGGTATACCAACTGAAGACGCTATGTCTCTAGAATCTCATGATGATTACGTTTATATCACTACTAATTTACCTATGGAACTACAGGATCTTTTTACTGACCATATAGACAATATACGATATGTTAACTCTACTAAAGATAGTATCATAAACTGGATACCAGATTCATTAATTACTGATATCATAAACATTAATTTAACTGATCTAACATATGCTGTTAGTAGGGATGTCTGCAATAGAGTTAAAGCTACTTATAACACATATGGTAAGAGAGCGGCATACGAGGTATGTCTAAATATCTTAACTAGTACTTGGAGAGATGGCGATCTAACTTATGTTATAAAAGACTTCCCATTTTTAGAAAGTATAACTAACATAACTTCTGTTGCTTTTATAAAGACTTTAGCAGTAGGACTAAGGAGTGAAATAAATACTATTCCTTATAGTGAAGATGGTCTTTATTATAAAGATAAGGTTAAAGTTATAGAAACGATTAAAGAAAAACTTAATATATTAGGTTAGCCTAGGCTAACCTAATATAGTTGTTTCTAATTCTAAATTATTTTCTATAGATTCGAAGAGATCTAATATCTCTCTTTTAAACGCTTCCTCAGTAAGTCTATGAAGCTTTAGTGTATCTTCTTCATACATACTGGCTCTGAGTAAGCCTAAAAATGCATCGGTACCGATTGCAGTCATATAGCATAGTCCAGTAGGTCTTTTCATTTCTTTAGGGTACATATGACTATGTCTTATATTAAACTTAGTTTCTATTTCACTTATAAGCATAACCCTGCTTTTGATTCTTTTATCATTAATAGTTCTTTTACTAAAACTTATATTAAAGATGACTGCCTTAGTATCGTTATTTAAAATCACTTTCATAATGCTACTTCCATATGTATTTTATTTTATTAGAATGATATTCTAATCAATTAAAAAAAGGATCATAAATGAAATTTATCTTATTAATACTATCCATATTTACATTACATGCTGGATGTGATTATAAAACATATATACCAGATAAGGCTAAAGAGCTGTTCCCTATTATAGAAGAAGCTAATGAGAACATCATACCTAGTATATATACTCCTTGGTATTTTAGTTCTCTCATAGAACATGAGTCTTGTGTACAACTATGTGGTAAAAGTTATTGGGCTAGGAAATGTTGGAACCCTACATCTAGGTTAAAAACTTATTGGGATAAAAGTAAGACTAAGAATAGAGAAGAAGGGGCTGGGTTGTTACAGTTAACAAGAGCTTGGCATAGAGATGGTAGACTTAGACTAGATACCATCAACCATCTAAGAAAAAGATATCCTAAACAGCTACATGAGTTAAACTGGGATAATGTATATGAGAGACCTGATCTACAGCTACAAGCAGGGTTATTGTTATGGAGAGATAATGATCACATGCTTAATAAGAACATAACTGGGTATAACAGATTATGGTTCTTAGACTCTATATATAACGGAGGCTCTAGACTGTTATTAAAAGAGAGAACTAAGTGTAAGCTTATGAAAGGCTGCGACCCTACTATATGGTTCGGTAATGTAGCCGATGTTAACTGTAGAGGACATAAAATATTATATGGTAAAAGAACAGCTTGGGATATCAACAGGCACCATGTTAAAGATGTTAAGGCTAGGATGGAGAAATACAAAGATCTCTATACGGATAAAGAGTATAAAATAATACAACTAGATAAGTAAGCTATATACTAAGTAGGAAAACCTACTTAGTATATAGATAATTATATTTATGTTTCCATATTTTTTCAGTTATATATTACTTATGTGAACTTAGAACTTAAATAAAAAAAGGGGTTATGATGGAATTGTCATTAGGTAAATTAAATATAGAGGAACAAAAGATCCTCGAGATAATGACTGAAGATACTGATGAAGTAGAATCAGTCGCCAGGAATAAGTGTGTGGAGGTATGCACTTATTACTATACGTGTGCCATATTGAGTGAAGTCTGTGAAGACTTCACTCCTTACGAGACAATAGCAGTCGACTGCATGTCTATGCAGAAGGATTGTCTTGACTTTCTCCTCAGTAAGGTACGTGTTTAGTCCGCGTATCTTTATTTTTTAGTTTTACTGTTATAGAATTCTTCATACCACGTATATAAATTATCGTATGTTAGTTTACCATCTTTAGCTAATTCTTCAGCCATAACGAAGAATGTTTCATTATCTTCTTTACCATCAATAACCTTAACATAGCTACCATCTTTATAGCCATGGTTCTGTCTGAATATATTTAATGCATTTTTAACTAGATACATGCTATAGAGTTCAGATACATCCATATCCATCCTAGCTAAGACATTGAAGAATGTCGTGAACTTATCTTTATCACTCCTATCGTTACATAACGAGCTCTGCATGATGTGCTCTATAAGAACTAGGATATCAGCACCTCTAATAACAATATCGTCTTTTAAAAGACACTCTTCTGTAAGTGCGACACAATCATTTAAACTATGATTCTCTAACATAAAAGACATAAGGAAATGAAATATATCCACTATCTCTACTTTAGCATTAGCTATATCAGGTTTAGCACTGATATCTTTCCAGTGTTTATATGGGAATGATTCTAATAGCTCAGCTGCTTCCATAACTATATATCTTTCCCAGTTAATAACTCTACCCTCATCAGTAATACCTGACTTCCAATTAGCGCCACAAGTTTTAATGTTTAGTTTATCTTGCAATCTGAACATCTCTTCTAACATCTTTCTATTTTTCATTATTTCTTACCTTTTCTTATTTTTTTAATCACTCTGTTACTATAGTAGTTATTAGTATATAATAGACTACCATCATTAGCTATCACTATGGTTTTATAAATATACATAGGGCCAGCATCCCTTATCGCTAGTACTACTTTAGGTTCTTTAGACTCTAACTTCTTAAGTAGGTTCCTAGGAGGTAGGTCATATCTAAGCCTTATATTTAGTTTAGCATATTCTAGTTTATAACTTAGTTTAAACTTGTCATTAATGATTTCCTTTTTGATGATATTTTTATCTTTATCACTAGTTTCATAGATAAGATCTGTTATATCTATATATTGTTCCTTAGTAGGCCCATCTCTTACATATGTATCTACTTCATTCCTAATAACATCCATGTTCCCCATAACTTTTCTAGAGAGACCAGTTGGGTAAAGTTCTTTAGCTAACTCTACTCCAGTTAAAGTCATAACTGAAACATATGGTTTATATACTATAGTAACTACGTGCTCTCCATATTTTAAATAATCAAAAAGATTCTTCTTATTAGTCATGTTCTGCATGTTAAGTATATAAGGAACATAGAAGTCCTTAAGAGTTTCCCTAACCTTAGTTATGATATCTTGTACTAACTGATCTGGTTGTGGTAACTCTAGTACAGTATAGACAACATCATTAACTTTCTTACCTATATCTGACTCTGATTTATAATTAAGTCCATAATAGACATTATTATCAGCATCGTCTGGATAGAATCTTATTAGCTGTTTAAAATGGAATATGTCTACATCTAGTACAGGAAGTTTCCAGAAATCTATACCGCCATCTAATAAATATTCTGCTTGTTCATCATGAGCTAGATATCTTTGCCTACCCATATTAGCTAATAGATCAGCTCTATCATTACCTAGGTTCTCTGAATGAGCTGGAACCTTACCTATCTTTAAAGAGAAGTGTTGTTTAGCATATAAGAAGTCTTTATATAAAGCATCTACTTCATCTACATTAGCTTTAACATCTTCTATAAAGAATGTCTCTTTAAGCATCTTGTTAATGAAGTTTAAGCAATATGTACTATCTGCTAATATAGTAACCTCTTCTACTTCTAGGTCATCTTTCTCATTAAGTATGACGATAGCTTTATAAGCCTGCTTTATAGCATCTAGTTCAGCTTGGTTATTAGTAGTAGACTCTTTGTTATAGCCATATATCTCATACACTCTATAGAGACCAACTTCATTTAACTCTTTATCTTTTTTGATCTCAGGCTTTAATAAATAACCCATATCTGTAAGTCCATATTTAGTGAAGACATTCTTAGGTTTAACATCTTCATCTAGTATGACTATATGTACACCATACCCAGTATCACCTGAATTATTATTAGCACTACCATCAGTGTAAATTAACGCTTTTCGCATAGCAAACTCCTTTCATTCAGTTAAATGTCTTGACATATAAAAACATTTTTTAAGGAAACCCCCATGAATACCATAACTCCTCCAGTTAATCTAAAAGGAACATTTAAACTAAAAGCACCTTTAAACACATTAATAAATCCTAATGTAGTATATAGTGTTAGTAAAGTAAGTACAATAACATCACTCATAAATGATGGTATAAATGTAGAGCAGTTCATATATAAAGATAATGGCTTAACAACAGCTGATTATATAATAGCTCTAGAGAAACAAATATCTATAGTAACACTAATAACAGAAGGTGGGTCTGTAACTGATATACCTGCTGACTACATTAGTTATATGCCTCAGATATCAGGTAAGGTTTTTATTAATAAAGCTTTCATTGTCAATGTTGGGTATGTTCCTAGTGAGTTAGATATAAGCTTCCTTGTTAATGAGTTCAATGACCTAGTTAATACTCAGCTAGGTGTAGAAAACGAAGTTACTATAGAAGACATCTCTGGTAAGCTTATACTTAGTAATGATGAATACAATACCTATGAAAACAATAGGGTTGCTAGGATATCTAATAGGGATACTTGTAGGGGTAATTTAGAGAAAGCTCTAACTTTATTGGCTACGTATAAAGAGAAGATGAGGGTTCTTGTAAATAAGCTAGAGAACATTTGATGAATAAAGATGTTTGGATGATGATTTCCTTATTAGGCTATATAGGTACATCCATATTATTTCAGTTATATATTACTTATAAGATCCTAGTTGATTAAAATATAATAAGGAGTCAGTTATGACTATAAGTAAAGAAGCAGTTGAAGAAGTATTAGGCATGATAGAAGAGCTTGAAGAGGATAGGGAGTTCTTCGCTACAAGATATGAAGACATGGTAGAGGAAGCCATGTTAAAAAATAAAAAGTTAGCTAAGCTTGAAAAGGAGAACGCATTTCTTAAAGATAGGGCTGCTGAGTCTGATGCTATGTTAAAACTAGTGTTGAAAAAACTTGATAAGTTATCCAAAGCATTAGAGTCTCATGTGTCTATTAAAGCTGGTAACAAGCTCATGAGTAAACTAGCATTAGTTATAAATGAAAGAGAAAAGATAACGAAACCCATAACTATGGGTGACTTAACTACTACAGATGCTGGTAAGGCAACCAAACCTAAGTCTGGTGTAGCTAAATTGAAAGAAGACTTAAAAACAACTTATGGAGATCTAGACAAACTAGTCTAGACTCCTATCTTTTTTTTATTCATTTAGTTTATAACTATATATTACTTATATGAGCCTGGTGTTTATATACTTAGCTTTAATAAATATAACAGGAGTTAGTATGTATCTAACTATACCGCAATACACAGTAGGTGGTGTTTATAGACCTAAAGTAAATCCTATGGATAAGACATATGGGTTAGAGTATGTTAGCCCTAGATATCCAGTACCTAGTAAGTTCTATGGTGAGTTAAAGAACTATTTAGATTACTATACCGAAGCATTTAAAAGACATAAGTATAATGCTGGTTTACTCTTAACAGGGGCTGCTGGTACAGGTAAGACAGATCTAGCTAGAGAGTTATCTAATAGATGTATAACTCAAGGTTTCAAGATTGTAGAGCTTAACAATGTGAAATATACAGATGACCTCATTACCTTCCTAGATAGTCTAGATAAAGTAGTTCTATTTTTCGATGAGTTCGGTAAGACTTATAACAACGCACAACAAGAGAAGATGCTTACTATGCTATCTACTACTATAGGTAAAGAGAGGATCGTTATCATAACTGAGAATAATTCTGGTAGGATAAGTCAGTTCATACGTAACAGACCTAGTAGATCTAGATACTCTAAAGACTTCGGTAAGTTAAGTAAAGAGACTATAAAAGGTCTTGCGGCTGATATGACCATACAACCAGAGTTCCTACAGGACTTATTAAGAAGCCATGATAGACTAACTACTTTTACATTCGATCATCTACAAGCCATATTCTCAGAACACGAGATATTTCCAGAGCTAGATTTTAAAACCATAGTTAGCTATCTTAACTTGGAGTTCATGTCAGGAGTAGAGATCTTGAAGCTTTCTAGTTTACTATATAAGGATAAAGACATCCCTATAGAGAATGTAGATATAAGACCTAATAGAGTACCTTTAAAGATGGTTGAAACTGGTAGTACTATAGTGTTGATGATAACCATGCCAGTTGAACAAAAAGATGATGATACTAATGCAAATCAACAACCCCCATCACCTATGAATGGGTTCGGCAGACCTAGAGAAGAAACAGTAAGAATAAATGGTGATGATCTTAAACTCATGGATGATACTAGTGTGGTATATGAGAAAAAAGACTTGATGGCTGTTTTCAATATCACTTATGGTAAACCAAGTAGTAACGATGACTTTTATTAAAACTAATATAAAGAGAGCTCAGGTTCTCTTTATATTTATTTTTTTCTCATATGCTTTTTACTTATATATTACTTATGTGAGCCTAGAGCTTAAATTATAATAACACAAGGAGATCATATGGCGATCATTCAGAAACTCATAAGCCATGACGACTTATTTTTGCAGTCCACTAATAAGATATTACTTAATGATATCAGAGTTACAGATGGGAGCATCAAGGACATGCTGTTCACAACCTTAACGGACGAGATAAGCCTAGTACCAAGTTGTGAGTGTGGTAACTTACAAGGAGCTTATCTCATAGATAAGACATGTGGTGTATGTCATACCCTAGTAACAGAACCATTCAACAACACTAGTCCCCTATTATGGGTTAAAAGTTTCACACCAGAGCTAAAGTTCATCAATCCTAAGTTCTGGCTCATGCTTACAACCATCATATCTACTAAGATAGATGCGTTAAGATGGCTCAGTGATACATCTTATAACCCAGGTAATGCTAGCATCACACTTTTAGCCCTCTCAGAGATCATAGGTGGGAGATCCTATATGAATGTTGTTAATAATATAGATAAGATACTAGACTACCTATCTAACAACAGTCAGTTCAGAACTCTAGCTAAGTCAGTTAAGCTTTCAGCATTGAAGAGAGTTTATAAACAAGATAAGGATAAAGTATTATCTAGCTACTTACCTTTAATAAACAAGAACCTTTTCATTATGGTATCCTCTAAGAAAAGTAACTACTCTTCTATCTTATTAGCAGATATCATAGATCAAGCTTTATTAGCTGTATCTACAGCTAACGATCAGCATAAGTCTAAGAAGCAGTTGGCTAATAACACAGCTAAGCTTATTAGTATAGGAGCTAATCTCTTTAAGGAGTATGTTAAAGAGTCAGTAGGTAGAAAGAATGGTATAGCTAGAAAGAACTTATATGGCTCTAGAGTTAACTTCACATTCAGATGTGTAGCTTCTAGTCTACCTAGTAGTTATAACTACGATGAAGTTATAGTACCATGGTGTATAGGGATGACTACATTTAGACCCCATGTTCTTAATAAACTATATAAGCTAGGGTTGACTCCTGAAGAAGCTAGTGCTTTAGTGTTTAACTATACTAATAAATATCATCCTGTTTTAGATAAGATATTGCAAGAGTTAATATCTGAATCTCCTAATGGTTATATACCTATATTAGTAAGTAGGAATCCATCACTAGGTCAGAACTCTATACAGAAACTGAAACTTATCAAGTTCAACACTGAAGTTGATGTACAAACTATATTCATTTCTGTTCTCGTAGCCGCTAGTTTCAATTTAGACTTTGATGGCGATGAATGCAACATCAGCTGTCTGCTTGATGCAGATCTAGCTAAAAGAGCAGAAGTTCTTAAACCACACGTAAACATAGTAGCTATGGATAACTATAAAATAAGTGGTAACCTGAATATGCCTAAGACATCTGTGATAACACTGATGAATTACATGCATAAAGAGGAGCCTATTAATAAAGATTGCCCTATAGCAAATGAACTCAGAAATATGGGGTAGGCTAGAGCCTGCTTCATATTATTTTTTTAACATTCACTACCATTATATGAAGCTAGAATAAAACATAGCTGAACTTAATTTCGTAAAGGAGGGCATTATGAGTATAGATATATACAAATTACCTGGTAAACAAGTGGTCGATCTCATGTGGAGGGTTTCTTTAAGTAACTTACATAATAAGAGATTAATTGGTGATGATAATTTTACTCATGCGATAGAAGGTAGATGGTTGTTACGCAAGCTCTTTTTAAAAGATGTGTTGCCTAACTATAAAGAAGGTTTTATCTTAGATAGGATAAATGCGACTAAACCTATAGGTCCAGATAATGTTAAGTGGGTTAAGTTAGAAGATAGTAGACATTCGTTATTACAGAATTATAAACTGCCTACTTTCATACATGATATGGGTAATGTTGTTAATAAGAAGACTAATAAGGTATTATATAAGGAAGGACTGTATGAGTGTTTCTGTGGTAATAAGTTTAGAGCTTCTATTTATGATATTAATTATGGTAAGATTAAAAGTTGTGGGTGTTTAAAGAGTTTTCATAATGCTACTAAACATGCGCTATATAGTGTGTATTATGATATACTAAGAAGATGCTACGATGATAGTAGAAAAGATTATAAGCACTATGGCGGAAAGGGGATATTGGTATGTGATAGTTGGTTAAGTTTTAGGAACCTCATACATGATATGGGGAATGGTTTTAAACCAGGGTTAAGTATAGATAGAATAGACGCTAGTAAAGGGTACTGTGTAGATAACTGCAGGTGGGCCACCAAGACCACCCAAGCACGTAATACTAGAGTTTTAAAGATAGGAAACACAACAGGTTATAGAGGTGTCTCATACCATAAGGCTAATGGAACTTTTATAGCTGGTATAACTAAAGATGGTAAGAGGGTATATATAGGATCGTATCCAACAGCATTAGATGCAGCTAAAGCATATGATAAATATGTGGTAGATAATAATCTAGAGCACACTATAAATGGTGTATACGATGCGACAACTGATTTAGAGGAACATGCTAAAGAAGCCTCTGAAGAAGGCATTGCATTATTAGAATTCATTTGGAAAGTATGCTATAGTATGGCTACTAGGACTAATAGAGTAGACTCCCCTTATAAAACTTATGCTATAGATGGCGAATGGTTAGTTAAGAAGAATTTTATAGATGATCTTAAGTATGGATATCAGAAAGGCTATGTAGTAAAACGTATAGACGATAGCTTACCTATATCTAAACATAATGTAACATGGATCAAAGAGACTACTATAGATAAGGGTTTGCTAAAAGAGTACCAAGCCCCTATCCTAATGAAAGATCTACAAGATGGTAAAGGTTTATACCAATGTTTCTGTGGAGAGCATTTTGAAACAAGGATGGGCTCTATTAAACAAAGTAAAGTTAAGAGTTGTGGATGTTTAAAAACATTTCATGATGTAGCTAAACTGGAACTATACGATACATGGAAGTTCATGATCTTAAGAGCTTATGATAAAGATAGTGCTTATATTAATGAACCAGTATGTGTTAAATGGTGGGATGCTAGAACCTTTAATAAGGATATGCTACCTACACAAAGAGAAGGTTATACGCTTATACGAATGGATGTGTCTAAAGGATTTTGTTTAGATAACTGTATGTGGGGAACCCCTTCTGAAGCAGTGACTGTGAACGGTTCTTTAAGGGCTAATAATACAACAGGCTATAAAGGCGTTACTAAACGTAGTAATGGTAAATACCAATCAGGTATAGGTGTGGATGGTAAAAGAATACACTTAGGTAATCATGATACCGCCATCGAAGCTGCTAAAGCATATAATGACTATATTATAGAACAAAGCCTTCACTATGCATTAAATATTATACCTGAAGATGAACAATAATGCATAAGATGGGTAACTTAGGTTACCCATCTATGTTTTCATTTTTTTTACTTGTATATTACTTATGTGAGCCTAGAGCTTAAATTTTAATAACATAAGGAGTACTATATGGTACTAGCAACAAAAGAAGAAGTATTCGCTGCTTTAGAAAATACTACTTGGGAAGAGATTTCTGAAGATATGGCGTTATCTGAAGGCTTTATAAGGGAGTTTAAAGATAATGTAGATTGGAATTATATTAGCAGAAATCAGAAGCTATCTGAAAGCTTTATACGAGAATTCGAAGATCATGTGGATTGGGACTGGGTTAGCTGGTTTCAGGAGATGTCTGAGAATTTTATACGAGAATTCGAAGATCGTGTGGATTAGAAATGCATTAGTAAATATCAGGAGCTAACTAAAGAGTTTATACAAGAATTCAGCTTAGAAGGGTGTGAAGAAAAGAAAATCGCGTGTTACTGCGGTAAGTATAACAGGATTATATATGGAACACTATCTAATCCAAGCATAATACATATACTGGTGTTTTCATGGTACTAAAGATGAAGCAATAGTAGCTGTAAGTAAAAAATACTCTGGTAAAGCTAAAGAAACTTACATAGCTAAAATAGAAAAGTGTTTTAATAAATAACTGTATAGGATGGTATAAGCCATCCTATACATCTTTTTTTATTGTTACTATTTCTTTTTCATTAAAAACACCAGTATAATTTATATTACTATTATCTAATATTAATACATCTGTATGGGTGAATCTTTGAAACATACTCTTATAATGGGAAATCATAAATATTTGCTCGAACTTAGACTTACCTAATTCTTCTATAAACTCATAAGCCCTAGTCCTATGCTTAGGATCAAAACTTATAGCGAATTCATCTAAGAATAATGGGAAGTCTAGCATATCTAAAAACTCCATAGCCGTTATCTTAAAAGCCACATCTATGATCTCTCGTATAGCACTACTTCCTTTTATAACATCTGGTATGGGTTCTTTTCTAGTACCTAGTTTTACTGGGAACCTAAATGTGAGGTCACCTGACATAGTATCGCATGGCAAGATGTTAATTTCATATGTCCATATGCTATTGATGATTTCATTCATACGTTCTAAAACAGCATTTATAGTAGTGCTTATAGAGACACCTATGATGCCTTTATTAGGGGATAAGCGCTCTTCTAATAGCTTAGCTGTTTTTAGTTCTGCCTTATATTTATCTAATTCTTTTATTAAGCCATCCCTATGCGAATGTATTTTATTGTATTCTACTAATTTATTATCTATATTAGCTACTTCATGTTTGATTTCATATATGATATTGTTATAATAATCTCTTAATAACATATCATACTTCTCTCTCTTAACATCTTTTATTTTAGTTATAAATGTTTTAAACTCTTGATAGTATTTAGAAAGTTTATTTTTATCATTTTTAATAATTTTATACTTATTAAGCTCATCGGCAATAGACATGGATTGTTTCATAGCTGCGGTTAACTTAACTCCTAACTCTTTTTTAAGCTGTTGCATATAAGCTAATTTATCTATAGTTACTGAGTTAAGTATGGTTAGTTTCTGTTGTAAGTTATGCAGCTCTTCTATGGCATCAGATACTTCTTGATAATCTGGTAGGGTTGCATATAAATCGGATATCTTCCTACTTAAAACATGTGTATCTAAAAATGAGTTACTAACTTCTTTTAATTCTTCATATAGAGGCATGAGACTATCGTTAGTTAATAAGAGTTTAAGCTTGACTATAAGATTTCTTTTAACATCTATAGCATCTAAAGATTTAGTTAACTTGGATAACTCTTGGTCTAATATAGATTTCTTATCATAGTTCTTAGCTAGCTCTGACTTTAAAACCAGTAATTTTTGCTCATCGTGATTTGGTTTAAAAATATTAGAACACTTAGGACAAGTGACATCATCAGCTTCACTGTAAGCTATCTGTTTCTGAAGATCCCTGTCTAATATAGTAATAGTGTGCTCTACATCCATATGCTGTTGCTTAGTAGCTATGAGGTTTTTATTAAGATTTTTAATAGTTTCACTAGTTACAGATATACCATCGCTATCTTGTAGATCATTAGCAAGCTCTAGCAGAACACTATGTATGGATACCAGTTCCTTTACATAAGTCTTAAAATCTTCATATCCTAGCTTAGTAGGATTTATCTCCTTTAATTTTTTACTTATCTTCTCTATATCATTAACTAGCTCTTGCTTATTAACATCTGAAGTTAAACCATTATCATTTATATTTTTAAGCTCCTCTTTAATATCATCTATATTTTTATCTAAAGTCTTAAGCTCCAACTCTTTAGTTATGATTAGTGTATCTACATTATGCATGATGTCGATATGAGCATCTCTATACTTATGTAAAATCTTAGCGGCAGATGCTTGTTTAAATAAAATATCATCACTTAGTTCATCTATAGGTGTTGTTATGGGTCTATGGTTTAAGATGTCATCTAGTAAGGATACGAACTGCTCTTTATCTTTCTTTAATACGACTATACGATCTTCGGTCATATCTTCCAATAATTTATCATCGAAGATTATCTTAGACTGTATCAGTTTTATATAACTAGTAAGATCTTTTATACGGGCTTTTACTTTATTATATTTGGACATAGCGAAATCATAGTCTATACTAGTTAAGATATCGGTGAACCATCTCTTTCTTTCTCCTACTGACATGTTAGTAAAAGTAGTTGCTGATAACAACATATCATGGATATCTTTAGTGATGTTAAAATGCTCACTTATCAATATCTTCTGTGTCTTCATAAGTCCTACTTCGTTAAGCTCGGTTCCATTTACTTTAAAGCTATGTTTATTAGTATCTCTAACATAACATAACTCATAAGTCTTGTTCCTATGTAGGTATTTAGCTATCCTATACCCAGACTCATCATACTCGTTCTTAGTATCATCTACATTAGGGATGATCTCTTTTAATAGACTAGACTTACCGGAGCCATTAGAAGCTAAAATAGTCTGCATGTGTTGTTTAGGGAAATAATGTAAATATCTTATATTAGGTATATATAGCCTAGTGTAGTTCTTTAACTCTAGCTCTTTTAATATCATAAATGACTCCTTCTGCAACTAAAATATCTAGTGTAGTAAAGCATATACTCATGCTTATTTCGGTTATATATTACTTATATGACCAAATAGGTCTAATAAAAACATAGGAGTCTATAATGGTATATATTATAGCACATAAAAATTGTATGGATGGTTTAGCTGCAGCAGCTATAGTTAAAAGATCACGTGAAAGTAACGACCTAGCATGTGAGGTCATATTCTGTAATTATGGTGAGGAAAATAAGCTTATCATGCATAAGACTTATGAGTTATCTGATACTATCTATTTTGTAGATTTCTCTATAGATAGAGAAGACCTATTAGTACTTGCATCACAAGCATTTGAAGTGGTAGTCTTAGATCACCATAAAACAGCTGAAGAGAAACTTGCTGGTATAGAAGAAGAAGCTGATGGTAACTTAGAAGTAGTTTTCGATATGAATAGATCTGGAGCTACTATAGCATATGACTATTTTCAACCAGGTTATCCTAGATTCTTCTTCGAGTATGTAGAAGATAGAGATCTATGGAAATTTGAGCTAGACATGTCTAAAGAAGTAAATGAGGCTCTAAGACTACTAGTAGTACCTAACAACATAGATAGCTTTTGGGAAGCTATTAATAATGGGCATGATGAGGGTACTGTTTATGCATTAAAAAATACTGGTAGTATATTAGTACAGAAGATGGATGCTATGGTTATGGGTAAGATAACTAAGGTAAGACCATTAACATTACAAGGTCAAGAGTTCATGGCTATCAATGCTACTGAAAATATAAGTGAGCTAGGTAACACTATATGTACTACTTATAATAAACCAGCATTGATGTATTTCATAACTGAAGATGGTGATGTAGTTTTATCTATGAGATCTATGGATGGTTTACCAGCTGTAAGCTCGGTAGCTACGGCATTAGGAGGAGGAGGTCACAAGCAAGCTAGTGGAGCTAAGATAACCTTAAAAGACTTACCATTACTACTAGATAGTAAACTTTAAAGGATAAGACATGAGTAAAACTAAAATAGAACTATTAAAACTAGCTAGCATGTTCTCACTTACTAGCATACCAGATAGAGATTTTAAGTGGTATTATGATGCAGCATTTAATCACAGTCTAACTGTAGAAGAGATGGATGTATATGATATCATCTTTAATCACATAACTGATGATAAATGTAGGGATGACATACCTACAACACATGGTCTAAAAGCTGTAGACAAATATTTGGATGAACATGGTATGCATAATGAAGAAGCGGAGTATATGTGTGATCTAGCTAGGTTAGATGCTTGGATAGTATATGTACTAAATAGAGATGACATAACATAGGTCCTTAGCCTATGTTATGTACATTTTCTTTTTTTGTTTCATACTAGCCTCTAGAAGCTCTTATTTAAGTTAAGACTAGTATTTGTATAGATATCATATATTTATATCTTCTAGGTGTCTTAATGTGTCATATAGATACATACAGAACATCTGCCATGAACACAAAGTCAAGAGCAACACCATCACATCTTGGTTAAGATATCTGCCATTAAGATACTGTAAGAGCCTATATCTACTTAAGCTTATAAGCTTAAGTTATTATGGTAATATTACTACTATTATTATATCTCTATCTTCTCTTATATTATAGCTTCTATAGTAACTACTATAACTTCTACTTTATAGTAGCTTCTCTAGCTTTATAAGCTAGTATTTTTTTATTACAGCTGGTAACTTCTTTTGACGCTCTTATATTAAAAAAAGTATAAGCAAGCCGGTCCCCTAGTATACCCTCTTTTTTCCAGCTAGTGTAGGTTAGTCGTTTCGTCTGAGACTCCACTCTGGTCCTGCCCTTACATTCCCCTGGAATCCTGTCCAGGCCATCAGTAAGTTCTAGAGTAACTATTACATTACTCATAATATACTAACTGACAAAAATAAATATTTATATCACATAGATAGGACTACTATAGATAACCACATACCTATACAGTACAGTTACATAACCAAACTGCTTTTTCTATATTAGCTAATTGGCTTGAAAATATCATTATCTAAAGGAACTAAAATATGGAATACCAAGTAGAGCATCCTAGACATAGAAAACTAGAAGAGCATAGCAGAGAAGTACGACTACTCAAGAACCAAGCTAACATACTTCATGAAGCTGTCATGAGTCATGTGGAGAATATTTTATCTATAACAGATACCATAAACTCTTACATCACTGATATGGGCATGCTTAAGTCATACATAAAGCTGATGACTAAGAAACATACTGCTAATAAATATATCATAAAGGATCTTAATAGATGTGTATCTACACTAAGGAAACAATACCCTAGTGATGATCCTACCGTTAAGTATCTTACTTCTACTATAAGACTAGTAGTAGTTGTTAGTAACATAGTAGCCGCATATTTATCCTATAACAGAGACTTATGTGAGTTCGATGTAGATGCTAACAAGAACACATCTGAACACCTATATAAACTAATAAAAAATGAGTTATTTATAAATGACTTCTTAAACAAGGATTTAACATGCTAAACAACACTATAGAAAAAATAAACACTACTACTAGAAATACATTAGGTATGGTTGCCTACCCTATGAGTATATCTACTACTGAGGAGCAAGAGAGATATGCAGAGTATGAACCTGATTTTAAACCTGGTACTGAGGTTAAGTTCATAGATAATATCTTCTATAAGATAGATATAGCTATACAGTCTGGCATAAAGTCTATTAATAAGTATTTTCTTAACACTTCTATATTCATAGATGACATGCAGAGTTATGAGACTGTAACACCTAACATCACTGATCTTTATAGACAGAGATCTGTACTTACTGACATGATCAAAGACGGTGCATTATTTACATCTATAGCTAATAAGAAAGCCCCTGTATTAGCTGGCTTCGATATTAAGTTAAAAGATGGTGTTAAGATCATCGCTGATAATGTAGATCTAGTTGCAACTCTAGATGACTACATCAATGAGTTCGATAGTATGTTAGATAGGCTTGTTAATAGTAAGAAAGATAATATAGATCTTAGGATCAGTAAGAATACTATTAAGGGTATAGAAGCTATAGTAGATACATTAAACAAAGATGTTAGTATGGCTATAAACAAGAAAATTATAGTAGATAGAAAACCTGTTAAGAAACTTGTATCCAACTACATGGAACTTAAAGAAGTAGCTGATGAGTTATTAACACATGGTAGTACTCTTAACATGGAGACACTAGAGAATACTAATGGTAGTTTAACTATGCTTATAACTAAGCTAGATATAGTTCAGAAGGCTATAGAGAAAGATAAGTTAAAAATGAGTAAAGATGATTTCGAGAACTTCGTTAACTACATAGGTGCTATGGCTAAATATGTAACAGCAGTTTCTTTTGTTATCTATTTCTATTTACAGCTTGTGAACATGGCACTAGGTATTATTAAGATAGCTACTTTAAGTAGTGATGATAAGTCTGTTCTTAATACCATCTCTGCCTATATAACTAACACATTTAAAGCTACTGGTAAACTGTTCGGCTAGAAGACATATGATTAAGGAGGCACTATGACTAATGACCCTAGTGATAACACTGCACAGCTTAATACACTAGACCTTAGTAAGTTACATAGGTATAGCTTCGGAGTTGTTGTAGAAGATAATGTAGATAATGAGTTTAAGATAAAAGTGTATCCTGTAGAGAAGCTATATAGTATAGGAGGGGATCTTAGTAAAGAAGATAAGTGGATACAGAAGAAGATCAAAGAGAGGAAGGTTAAGAAGACTGAAGAGTTCGATCCTCTTTATATTAAGAGTTTAGAGGATATCACTATAAATAGAACTAGATATCTATATGCTAACTGGATAAAAGATAACAATCAGATAACCCCCCCTAACGTCTGTAAAGGCGAATATATAACTCTGTATAGATATAGTAACAGAGATGAGTACTATTGGTCTGTAGAGCTAACTGACTTAACTCTTAGGAAAGAAGAGCATGTAGTATATACATTTTCAGATAAGTCTACTTTAGATAAGTCTGAGGATCCTATAGAAGATAGATATACTGTTACATTCTCTCCTAAGAACAAAGAGGTTAAGATACATACTACTGACAAATATGGAGAGTATACTAAGTATGATATCACTATCAAAACTGATGATGGTTATATAGAGATACTTGATGGTAAGAAGAACAGTATCAAGCTTGATAGTACTAAAGATATGCTTCACACACATATGGAAGGTACTACAGCTAAGTATGATATAACTGTACATGGTGATGATGGTTATATAGAAACTAAAGATGATAAAGGTAATAACATCAAGCTTGACAGTAGTGCTGGAAGCTTGACTACTAACATCCTGAACAATGTAGATATAAAAACTAATTTAGTTAATATAGACTGCTCATCATTCTCGTTAAAATCTGATGCTGTTAGCATAACATCATCTGCTACAACATTTAAAGGTGGTACTATCAAACATGATGGCACTAGTATAGATAAGTTACATGAACACACTGGTAACTTAGGCATTAATACAAGTCCTCCAGTTAATTAAAAAACAACTATCAGATATACTAGAGAAATCTCTAGTATATCTATTTATTATTTGTTATGTTTTTATCAAAATCACGTATGGCTTTAAGCTTTAGTTTATACTCACCTACAGCTTTATATAGATTAATTATAAGGACATTATCCATAGTACCTCTATCGATAGGACCCGCTATTATATAAGCTTCTCTCATAGGAGGCTTAGGTAATATAATATCATCTACTAATAAAGAGTTAGGTATAGGTATATATTCAAGTTTTACTTTCGTTACATAAACAGGCTCTTGTTTAAAAGAGCATCCTGTTACTAAGAGTGTGACATATAATAAGATTAAGAATTTCATGTTACTCACCTATGTTATTTATTGTGTTATACATATCATATATAGCATCCATATCTTCAGTACCTATATTTTCATATGTAGTCCTATTAAGTACTATATGACCTTCTTCAGGTTGTTTAGTGGTAGCTTGTGGCATGACTACAGTAGAACTATGTTTATGCTTGATATTATCATTACTTATCTTAACTAAGATTTTATTAGTCTTAGCTTGTAACTTATTGTAACTCTCAGCATGATCAGAAGTGATATCATGTGTTACTTTAGCTACCTTATCTTTCTCTTTTAGTAGTTTGTCTTTCTCTACTATAACACTCTGTAAGACATCTATATTAGCTCTAGACTTAGCTAGCTTAACTTCTTTACTCTCGAATCCACTATAACCTTTATAAAGGTCTACTAATCTGAACATAAGGATGATAGTTGGTATACCTATAACTACAACTATGATCATCCATCCTAATTTAGTTAACTTACCTGATCCTAAGAACATACTTACTATACTTAACATGTCATACTCCTATATATTTTAATATCATGAATAATGTCAATGCTAACATACCACTAAGATATGTTACACAATGTATTGCTACAAACCAACCTACATCGAGACATAATACTGTCTTTATTTTTTCTTTTAAAAAATTCATGTCTTTCCTTTTATTTTAGATTAGTAATAACTCTGGCCATGACCTTACATTTAGTAGATGAACATAACCTATAAGGTAAGCATCTATCTCATGCTCGGATTCAGTTCCTTTTAAGAACCGTTTCAACTCTGGTATGTTGTTTATAGCTGAGAACATATCATTCTTATCAGCATTACCTGTACTAACAACAGCTTTTATACTCTTAGGGGGATAAGAGAACAACCCAGAGGTATTATTGTACTCTATGAAGGCTTTCCTTATCATGAATATAGCATTAGCTATAGGACCATAAGCTTGTGGTCTGAACCTATTAATGAAACCAGCTTCATGTATGTACTGCATGGGCATGACATCAGCTATAACCCTCTTTAAGATATCATATAGTTTATAGAGTCTGAACTCTAAAGGAACATCGGGACTTATGGTTATAGTAAATGAAGTTACATCTTTTATATCTAATGTAATATCATCTATGTCTAATATAGCTACTCCACATGTCATGGTTCCCGGATCTATACTGATGAACTTCATGCAACTCCTTTATACAGTTAAGATATCCATACCACCTAGGTCTATATGAAATCTTAAGTGTTCGTTTGTTATAGCATCATCTATAGAGATATTAGTATCTAAGAAATAAGCTATCTGTGCAGCGTAACACTCTTCACTACCATCTTCAGATACGTCTATGATGCTATTACATATGCCTAATTCAGTTATAAGTATACTACTTCCATATAACACATCCATAGCATGTTTTATCTCTAATACCTCATCTATGGTTAAGAAGACTTCTACTTTTAAGAAATCAGTAACATACTCATTTTCTTCATTAGCTATATCGATACCAGTTGTTACTACTGGAGTTGGGTTAAGAAATGTAGCATCATTAGTATTAAGCCTACTAACATTAGTATATTCTTCTTTTAAACTACTATAGATTAGGATATCGTCTTTATAATCTATACCAGAAAGATCATAACCATAGCAAGCCAGATACTCTATACCATCTATAATGATATTCTTTCTTAATCTAGCTTTTGCAGATGGGGGTGTATTAGTAACTTCACTTACAGGTCTTAGATAAAATGGTAAGTGGTTAAACAATGCTGCATCTATAGGTCTATGTTTACTACGAGTAAGATTAAGTCTACTAGTAGCAGTATCATCTGCAGCCACGCCTATAGTTAAGAGATTAACAACTGGATATTCTGGTAACACATCCATAGTCTTAACAACTTCTATACCGAACTTCTCATTAAGAGTGGTATTATCTAATACCCTATATGGCACACCTATGGCTTTAGCGTTTTGAAGCTTAATATTGTATATAGTATTTATTCCATTAAATAACATTAGTCCTCCTCATCTTCATTAAGAATATCTTTTAACTCGATCTCTTCTTTTTCAACACTGTTCTCACCAGGCACTATATCGTCAGGTATGAACTTGTCATCTATGTTTATATCAGCTACAAGTTTACCAGATGTTTGTCGTTCACTAAGTTTCTTAAAGATACTAGCCATGTTAGCAGCATTCTCTGCATTAGATTCACTCTCAGCATGTTTAAGTCTCTTATCTACTAAACCTAGTACCTGGTCATCCAGAGAGTTAAGCACTTCATTAATGACTCTTATCTCTCCACCTTTAGTAGGTAGTCCGTTATTATACTGTATGAACTCGTCTACCATGTCCTCTCTTAGCTTCCTTGTTTTAAAAATTATTCTCTGTTCTTCCGTTAGTAAGATACTATACGGGTTTATTATATCAGCCATATCAGGTCCTTTTATTTTTTCAAATTAACTAGTCCTAGCCATGCCTTATATTAATTTAGACAAAATTCTCATTGAATGAGCTATATGAATAAAAGGAGTATATATGTTTACAAAAATAAAAATGTATTTTAAGAGTTTAACATCTGTAGACATATATAGAGATGATATGGACCTCTATAGGGTAATAAAAGAACTTAAGCTTAGGTTCCGAGACATAGACCCTATGGCAAGTAAGCTACTATATACTAAAATAGTAACAGTAGATAAGAACATACTTAAATACATAGTTAGCTGTCATAATTTTCTGTTAAATGAGAAGAACAGCATACCAGACATACTTTATATTAATAACCACAGTACTAACTACCTAGTAGACTTTTTAAAAGATGATGATGGTAAGATACTATTAAACAGTAACATCTACTTATTAGAGCTATTAGATAAGCTAGAGAGTCTATATGGTATGTACGAGTTACAACCAGATAGGAAACTTAAGAGTTATATCATACATGTACTAAACATATATAGAGATATATATAAGGAATATGTTAATGACTCATAGATATCTTAGTCTTATATTACTAATATGAACCATGGTGTTTTATTACATATGGACTAAATAAAAAAAAAACAGGAGTTGAACATGAAAATCATGGCTTAGTGTAACACCAATACAATAAACAGAACATTAACTTTAAGGAAAAAATAGATGAAAAAAAAAGAAGGCGCTCCTATAACAGATGAGGGTAGTATGCTCGCCAACTTCTTTAGTAAGATACTATTCGATACAGGTAAGATAAACTCTTATAGAAGGTATGTAAATAGCTATATAAGAAGAGGTGGTAAGAAGACCAAATCACAGATAAACAAATTGGTTATAGATGACAGTATAAGCTGGAAGAGTTTTGTATTTCTGATATTCGAGATACTACATGTGAGTAAGTTAACTATAACTATAAAATTAGAGTATCCAAATGAGGATGCTACTGACCATACCATGACATTCGATGCACCATCTGCAGATGTTAACGAAAAGAAAAAAGGATAACCCGTGGAACCACTAGATATAAAAAACGATATGAAACACTGTATAACAGATGATGCTACTAAATCTAATATAAACAAACTGTCAGATCTTAACCCGACTAGCTTCTTCTCACACAAGACACAAGATTTTGTGAAAGAGACTTTAACAGATGCATCTAACGATTATGGTGTATTAAATGCTCTAGCTAAATCTATAGCTGTTTTAGAGTATAATAGTAAGATGGCGGATGTTAGAAAAATAGTTAAAACATACATGCATGAGATAGGAAGCATCACTTCTAACTACTTCACTAAAAATGTCAGATCTGTATTCATGAAAGAAGATAAAGATGTTGAAGTTGATGACGTTAATATGCTTATAGCTTACATAGCTATATTTGATATCAAGTTTTAGGAGCTACAGTGAATAATATCATAAACATTTCATCATTCGAGCCTGAGGGTAGTATAGGGTTACTATTACACCCTAACACACATACAGATTTTAAAACTATCTTAGGACCACTCTACTCTATGAGTAACGGTATGTTCTTTATGAATAGTAGTGTATTCAAGATCAACTGGTTGAATCAACCTTTAGATAATGATAAGTTTAAAATTATAAGAAAGAATAAGAAACGTAATGTTCCTAACTACTGGGAACTAGTTAAGCTTATGTTAGCAGATAGACTACTGCAAGATAAAGCTCTTCTAGTTAAGTTAGCTAAAGAGTTTCCTGAGGATATAGAAGGTACTGTATTTAACCCTGTACTTAAGATTAAGAGAGGTGTCCTTACTGAGGTTATCACTAATGATAAACTCTATATCTATGGCATCATACTTAGTAGACTGGTACAGCACATAGTAACACTACTTAGATCCGGAGAAATAGAAGATTATGAACATCTTACTGATGCTGAATATAAACTTCTTGTTACTAGCATAAAAGAGTATGTGTGGGATGATATCATAAGTCGTGTTGATAACAACATCCTAGCTGCTATAAATGACGATATGGATAACGATACACTTAAGAGAGAGTTCATGTCCATAGGAACTAAAAAATAATATAACAGTAGCTAGTTAAAACTAGCTACTGTTGTTACTTTCTTTTTTTTAAAAATTAGCTACACCATGACTTACTATAGGTTTTGTAGCTGGGGTTCTATTAGCTTGTTGATGATGTTGGTTGTTATCACTTAATGCTGATAGTATAGACTTGTTAAGTTCTACTAACTCACCCATCTTATTATTAGTATCAGCATGCACATGTAAGGACTTAGCAAGTATGTTTTGTGAAGCTTTATGTGTATCATGCATCTCAGCAAGTTCTTTCTTATTATCTAGATGTTTAGTATCTATACTAACATTAGGGATATGTACATCGTTACCTTTAGTAGATGGTTTACTAGTAGTACCATGTCTGCTAGTAGAAGTATTAGTACTAGCTATAGATGTATTACCACTTCCCATATCGTCTAGCTCTGTTAAAGTACTATGACCTGTTATACTAGATATAGTATTTCTATCATTGTTAACATCTGCTTCTATATCAGCTTTAGGAGCATTAGCTATATCATCAGCGATACGAGTAGCCCTATGACCAACTTGACTAGCCCATTTTGATTTTAATAGTTCAGCACCTGCTTCAGTATACTCACCTTTAGCTATATTATTAAGAGACTTTTTGAATCCTAATAAGCCTTTAGGTCCTAAGTTAAATCCCATGTTGATAAGATCTCTCTGAATTACCTCAGGTTGATTATCTAACCAAGGGAGTTTACTATAAAGAGTCTTAGCAGTTTTATTAACATCATGGGCTAGTATCTTATAAGACTCAGGAGTTGTTATAACATCAGTATCTCTACCTATGATCTTCTTAAGAGGAACTCCTCCTTTAGCTTTATCTAATAAATGCCCAACACCGATGGTATCGTAACCTAGACTATCTTTATAAACTCTATTAACATTACCTTCATCATCTACAAGGTTCTTGAGTAATAACCCTTTATTAAAACCTTTGTCTACTTTTATCTCACCTAGTATATCTTTACTAGTTATAGGTTTAGCTGGTTTACTATAGATGTTATTAACAGACTTCTTAGTTATAAGATCATCAGAGCTTAAACTGCCTTTATAGTTACTGTTATTGGCAGATCTATGACCACTGTAGTCATCGTGACCAGGATGCCTACCAGTCATCTTCTGTACTTCTTTATTAATAGTAGATTCAGGGATGTCTGGTTTAATAGGGACACCATTATCATCTACTGGAACATCATCACTATTGAATACATCAAAACCTATAACAGCTTTAGAGACAGCTGATTTAAAAGGCATGCCATCGTACATATATTTAACAACATGATAAGCATCATATGCTAACATAGACCATCCTACGAATGGTACGAATCTACTAGCTATCTTACCTAAGAGTTTTGCAGCGCCTTTCACACCTAGTTTCTTAATAAGGATAACTTTTATTCTACTTAGCATAGCTTTTATAGCGCCACGTTTAGCTTTTTTAACTACTGTCTTCTTAGCTGCTTCTTTAACGACTTTCTTACCAGCAACTTTAGTCACGGCTTTAACGCCATACTTAGCACCTTTATAAGCTAGCTTAGTAGCACCTATACCAGCTTTTATAACATGCTTACCACCTAGTTTATAAGCAGCGCCAGCAGCTAATGCAGTAACACCAGCAGCACCTGCTAAACCTCCGTCACTAGTCATAGAGTCTTCTTTAGATGTTGTAGTAGAAGTAACATCTATACCCATACGTTTATTATACTCAACAGTCTCTTTTTTATCAGGGGCTATGGAACCTAAGCCCGGTATATGAGATAGTGCTGATCTTAAACTAAAACTAAGATTGCTAGGTAGGTGTTTAATATAGTCAAATCCTGTTTCTAAGCCATCCCATACTTTCTTAATATAGTGTCCTATAGTCTTAAATCCATTTATAGTAGATTTAACAAAAGTACTTGCTTGTTCAGGAGTTATACCTAATAATCCCAATATAGCAGTTCCGGCTAATAGTATATTAGTAGGAGTTAACCATGATGAGGCTTTCTTAAGTACATTTTTACCTTTACCAAGTAGTGCTTTCATTTTACCAGATGGTTTCTTACCATAGAGTTTCTTTAACCTATCTTGTTCATTACCATCTCTATCACCATCACCATCTTTATCTAACTTGGAAGCTTCTTTAGCTTCTTCCTTGGCTTGGGCTTCTTCTTCATTCTCTTTAGCTATATTACTACTAGTGACCTCAAAAAGTTTCTTAGTATTAGCAGCTATGGCTTCTAGAGGATTTTTACTAGTGAATGAACTAAAATCTATAACACCAGTTGCACTAGCATTGTTATCGGTAGTTTCTTTTTTCTTATGGTCGAAGATGGTATCTACGCCTGAGAACTTGTAAGCTCCTTTTAAACCTAGCCCACCAACAGTCTTAGCAGCACTCCAAGCGCCTTTATAAGTGGGCTTGATTACTTTACTAGTTAACATCATACCTTTAACATAAGCACCACCAGTAGCATTTAAAACTTTACCTATATCTAACCCAGGTCTAGTATTCTCTTTTAACCAAGCTGTCCATTTCTCTTTCTCTTCAGGCGTCTCTAGTTGTTCTAATACTTCTTTAGCTTTTAGATCACCATTAGCCCAAGCTGTATAAAGATCTCTTCTAACAGGAGGATTGATCTTAGCTAGTGCTTTATTCTTGATTCTTTTAAGACTTTTACTAGCCATACCAAAAGCCATACCACTTCCTAACCCGATGGTATCTTTAGCTATACCACCTAACTCAGGATAGAGAGATTTAACACCATTAGATACAGCTTTCATGGAACCAAAATAAGATTTACCAGCGAACTTAGCAAGATCTATAGCATTAGGGAGATGTAACTTACCATCTTTATCCATGATAAGTTCTTTACCATTCTTACCGATAACTTTCATCTCGTCCATGGTTAACTTACCAGCTGTTTTAAAAGCTCTACCAACTCTTTTAGTTTGGTTTATGGCATACTTACCTATCTTAGTATTAGCTAATTTATTAACCATGTCTTTAACTGGCTTAGGTATAAGACCAGATAGTTTACTCTTCATTTTACCTACTAGCGAAGTAGGTTTACCATCTTCATTTTCAGAGCCCTCTTCTAGGGCTTTTTCCTGTACTTCTTCTATAGCTTCTTCATGTAGTTTAGTTACATTCTCTAAGAACTTATCATCTTCATTAAGCTTCTTCCATAAATTACCAGTAGGATCCATAGCTAGAAATGTCTTCTTATAAAGAGACTTAGCTTTACTATAATCTTCTGGCATAGGTAAGTTACCTAACAATGATTTCATAACCTTATCGAAGCCTTGTTCTTCTACTAACTTCTCGAACTCTTCAGAGTTCTTGATGATACTATCGGAAGCACCTTTACTACCTGATGTGAACATAGATTTAACTTCACCATACCATTTAGAAGTCTTCTCTTCTATAGCCTTAAGCTTAGGATTATTATCTAATGCAGCCTTCATACTGAAGTTACCATTTTCATCTTTAAGATCTTTTAAAGTTTCACTGTCTTTCAAACCTAGCATCTGGTCAGATATAAAAGACATACTATTAGCATATGCATCTGTTATAGACTTACTTAACTCTGGAAATTTCTTACTAACTCTCTCCAAGTTCTTGCTGAAGCTAGTGCTTACTTCCTCGAATGATTTAGGCATAGTTTTAGCTATGCCTTCTAATCCAGTTTTTAAGCTATCTACAAGGACTCCTACATCCTCACTGATATCATCTTTGAACTTAGACAGTTTCTCTCTGTTAGGTATAGCTAACTTGTTCTCGAAAGCTTGTTGTGGACTTAGCCTATTTAGATGTTCACCATCAGCAGTGAACTTGAGATCCTTAGCAGTCTGCTTAGTAAATAACCCTTTAGTAGTTTTAGCTATATTAGAAGCAGCTCGACCTTCTTCACTATTCTTAGCTTGTTCTAGTTTCTTCTTAGCTTGTTCTCCAATATCTTTAGCTTTCTTAGAGATGCCTAGCTCCTCGTCTAACTTTTTAGCCCCGTCTATAAGTTTCTTTTTGTCTGGCATAACGAACTTAGTTTCGTATGCATTCTGAGGTGCTAGTTTATTTAGTCCTTTGTTATCTGTACTATAGCTAAAGTTCCTGAGTTTCTTATCAGTAACCAGGTCTTTAACACCTTTAGATACATCCTCCATCTTCTCTGTTAAGTTATATTTATTATCTAGCTCTTTAGCTTTCTCAGTAACAGTATCTATACCTGTAGTAAGTTTGTTCTCTATCTTATTTAGTATTTCTTTACCAGTATCGGTATTTTCTTTAAAATCTTTAAGGTAAGTAGATTCACCCTTGTAGTCTATATTTTTAATCCTATTAAAGTATTCATCTTTATAATCTTCTATATTACCTACTGCGAAGTCTATTTTACCATGTTTCTTAACCATATCTATATATGCATTAGCATTATCAGGTTCCTCTATGGCAGCCCTTTCCATCATAGTCATAAATGTCTGTGGGTCTCTATTAAAGAACATACTGGCACCATTAGCGGCTAATACTTCTTTAAATTTAGGATCACTATAGTTATCATTATAGATTTTAAATACCTTAGGAGCAACTCTACTATTTATTTCTTGTTCTTCTTTAAAATAGCCATTCGCTAGTCCTTTTTCCGAGTCTAACATAGATGGGGGTGGGTTTAAAGGTATACCTCTTTTAAGGTGTGCAGCTTCATGTCTGATGGTCTGGTCATCCATGGTGTTTTTAGCTATGCCATTTTTAGCTACTTTTCTGAACATATCTGTCCTCAGCATGACAGGATTTACCCCTTCTTCATTACCCTGTAATAAAGCAGCTGCTCCCATAGTTTTTGGCATGGCACTAGCTTCATAAAATCTCACTGGTAGACCATCTACTATTTTATCTACATAGTTGTCTTCTTTACCGCCAAGCCCTCCTATTAGTTGGGCTATAGGGGTCTTACCACCTGCAGATATTTTTACATTAGATAAAAGGTTTTCTAATTTCTTTAAAACATCAGTTCTGATGGTATTAGAATCTTTATCTTCTTTGTTTTTCTTATCCGCGATTTTAGTTTTTATTATGGGTCCAGTACTCTCACTAGCTAAAGCAACAGGATCTTCTGGAAGTAACGTTGAAGTAGATGTCCTAGGTTTTAAGTTAGCTAATCCGGCAACTATACCTCGTTTCGCACTAGTTTTCTTTTGTCTTACTTGACCTTTTTTCCTATTAGCACTGGTAACTCTCTTCCTAGGTTTAGACTGTTCAGGTTTTTCTTCGGCTTCTTCTACTTTCTTATTAAATTTCTCTTCGATATGCTTTAAAGCAACATTTTTATTAGTCTTAAGAACAGTCGTACCATTAGTTCTAGATAGATCACCTTTATCAAAGACACCAGAGTCTTCTAGCATACTAGGCCCACCAGCTAGTGATGATTCTTGTATGATGTCTCCGTAGCTAGCTAACTCTCTATCTTCTATACTATTAACTACCCTAAAGAACTCATTTATCTTATCTATATTTTCAGCACTATTATTTTTATTTAATTTATTAAGATGCTTCTCTATCTTCTCTTTAAGCTCTTTATCTTGTATGGTTTTTAAGAAGCCATTCTTAACTAAATAAGCTGGTACTAAAGACTTACCTGTTCCTATATAAGCTAATAGGGCCTGCATGATAACAGATTTAACTTCAGGCTTAGGATTCTTCTTACCTATGATGATCTCAAAGATGATATCGTTATCTAAAGCATCTGCTAATCGTTTACCTTTCTCTTCTACTTTCTTTTTAAACTCTTTTTTAAGTTTAGTTTCACTAGTAAAAGTATTCTTCCTAAAATCAAAGACTTGCTTATCTTCACCACTTACAGTCTTAGAGCCTTTTCTTATAGTAGATAGTTCTCCAAGCATCTTGCTTAGTAGACCTGGTATGATTACTTCTACAGTCTTAACGAATTTATTATCTATAAAAGCTGCTTCATTAAGCTCTGAGGTCTTAGATACATCTATAGTATTTTTAGACTTATCATTCTCTAATAAGTCATAAGCTACTTTTAAAGATTTTAGTTTAACTTTATCTACCCTAGTTGTATCTTTATCATCTTTAGCTTCTATCTCATCTATCTCACGTTTGATAGCTTCTCTAGGATCTAATGTTAAGTTATTAAGCTCTCCTAATCTCTTACCAGATTCTCCTTTACCAGCAATACCGCTTACTATCTTATCAGAAGCTTTCTTAGTTATAGATTCTATAAGACCATCTACACCTATACTCATAAGCATAGCATTTCTAGAAGTACCGAACTCCTCGCCCATAGCCAGCATGTTGTCCATATCTTCCATACCAGCCATACTAGATACGAATGAAGATACTTTATCATTAACAAGGCGATTCATGTTTTTAGTTACTTTATCGAAAGTACTAGTAGACTTTATGAGATTACCAACACCATCAGCAGCTTTCTTCATCATCTGTTGTTTTACGAAATCTGAAGACCTAGTCTTAACAAAATCAGGTAAGCCAGTATTCTTAACGATAGCTTCCATCTGAGTAGTTCTTATCTCACTATCTCTATGTAATAGATTATAAAGTTTTACTAGTGTGTAAGTCTGCTTCATTTGGAGTTCTAGATTTTTCTTGTAATAAGTATTATCAAGATCCATTTTTAACTCTACTTGTTTCTGAGAGTTACTAGCTATGATACCTAATATTTCATTACTTTCTTTAGCAGCTATTTCAGTAGCTTGTGCAGCTACATTTTGTTGTGCAGCTATCTTATCACCAGCTATGCCTAATAGCCCCGATACTTCAGAGTGTATCTTCTCGTCCTCAGTAGGTTCTCTTTCACTACCACTAGATTCATTCTCTTCGCTTAACCAATCTCTAACACTGTTGATACCACCAGTCATGCTGTCTGGTAAATAGTTAGATAAAACCCCTAATCCTGCAGAAGCAGCTTTTTTAACACTACCTACTTTTTCAGAAGCATTGTCTAGGATATTATCTACAGCATATTCAGCATCACCTAGCCTATCACCTATATCCCCTGGTAAAGCATTGAACATACTTTTCTTAAAAGATTTAGCTATATTTTCACTAGTTACAGCATCATCGAGAGCAGCTTTAACATCGCCAACAACACCAGTACTGGGTTTACCATCGTTAGCCATGGGATCTTCCATACCGATGTCTCCACCCCCTTCTAACATCTTGTCTATGTCATCCATATCATCGAACTCATCGGCCATAGCATACTCCTTGTTTTTATATACGAACAATAAATCGTTCAACCCATCTTTTACTTGAAATCAAGCATGAGGAACACATAATGAATAAACCTATAGACCCATTAGACATATCACTTCTAGTTATAACAAATAAGATCCTATCAGCTTTATCAGAGATAAGTAGTGCTGATATATATGAGATAAATACTACAGAGTTCAAGAAAGACGGTCTTTTTTCTAATGATATATTCGGCATGCCTGGGAGTAAAGAGCGTATTAAGAACTTTGCTTATATAGATCTTTATGTAAAAGTATTGCACCCTAGGATATATAAAGAGCTTGTTAAACTATCTAGTTTCTATGGTAAGATACTGCAAGGTAAAGCTTATGCAGTTTTCGATGAAAAAGAGAAAGATTTTGTATTATCTACAGAAGCTGAAGGTAAAACAGGTTTTAATTTCTTTATTAGACATCTTCCAGATATTAAGTTTAAACAAACAAACTCTGAATCTAGGAAATTTAAGATAGAGTTCATCAAGAAGTATCCTATTAATGAGATACTCATAGATAAATACTTAGTACTACCAGCTGGATTAAGAGACTACTCTATAACTGAATCTGGTAAACCTCTAGAGCATGAAATAAATGCCTTATACAGGACTGTACTAAGAGTAGCCACATCTGCTAAACAGTTCAGAGATGATACTTCTAGTAACGATTATATTAACTCTGTTAGACTAAGAGTTCAGAAAGCTATCAATGAGGTCTATGAGTACATAGAAGAGCTACTTAATGGTAAAGGTGGTTATATACAAGATAAGTGGACTAAACGTACTGTTACATATGGTACTAGGAATGTTATCACCGCTAGCCCTAAAGTAGTCACGGATCTTAAAGATAAGAATAAGCCTAGAGCTACTAATATAGAAGTTGGTGTATTGCAGACCGCTAAAGGCATATTGCCAGCAACTATATTCTTATTAAGAACTAACTTCCTATTCGATATCTTCGATCCTGAGTCTACTAAAGCTAGGTTAATAAATCCTAAGACTCTTAAGAGAGAACTAGTAGATATAAGTGAGAAAGCTAGAAGTAGTTGGGTTAGCGATGATGGGTTAGAGAATACTATCACTAAGCTTAAGCAACCAGAGATAGCACTTAGTGAGATAAAAATAGATAACAAATATCTATTACTTATAGAAGAGAAAGGTGATGCTATAAGAGTCATAGATGATATATATAAATACCCTGGTATAGATAAAGATAACTTAAGACCTATAACATATATAGAGTTAGTATACCTAGCATTGTTTAACCATATGAAAGAACATCCTGCTTATGTAACTCGTTATCCTATCACAGGGTTAGGTTCTATTAATATCGTAGAGCCTTATCTAAAGTCTACCATAGATAGTACTCGTAAAGAAGTATATCTAAGAGGAGCTTCTGAACCTATAATAGCTGAAGAGTATCCAGACTTAACATCTCAGGTATATACTGGGTTAGGGTTAGGAACTATATTTCTAGCACCTATGGGAGCTGACTTCGATGGCGATAAGGTTTCATTAAGTTTTCTTTTAGAGAAAGAATCTGTAGATGAACTACAAGATTATATTAATACTAAGAAATACTTTTTAAGTCCTGAAGGAGAATTGATATTCAGTGTTAGTACTAATGTTAATGAAATAGTTATGAAAGATTTCACAGAGTAACATGAGTTCGGTATATCCGAGCTTGTGTCTCCATATTTTTTCAGTCATATATTACTTACATGAACTTAGAACTTAAATATTAAATAAAAGGAGTCAGTTATGACTAAATTACAATTCAAAGTTTTTACTACGTACCTACGTGGTAACGGATACGATTTAAGTAAAATGAGTGTGGGGCAGTATGGTGTCCTATATAACAGTTACAGAAAAACAAGGAGGATATAATGTTAAGTGTTGGAATAAGGGAGTTAGACATACATAATGTCGGTATGCCTGCAATTACAGACGACACACTTTTAGTAGGCTTAACTGAAGCCACTATTCGTAGTCACTTAGAAAGAATAGAGGCTGACTGTATAATGGAGTCTAGACTAGACATAGAGAACCACGTTAATTTCGAAGTTTTTGAAGAAGCATTTAAAAGTGCCCCTTCATTAGGTGCGACTAAAGAAGAGTGGGATGAGTATGTGGCTTATCCTACATTAAAAAACTTTAGACGGATTAGGAAACTATATTGGATAGGGTTTTAATCCCTATTCTTTTTTTATTTGCCCACATCTTTTTTTCTTTGAAAATACCCATAAGGAATACGATATGTCATTAACACAAGAAAAGTTTTACTATAAATTTGGAATAAGAAAACCTATACAGTTGTTAGAGCCACAAGTTTTAAGTTTAGATACTATACTACTACCTATGTATAGTGTCATACATATGCTTAATGTGGATGATGGCTATTACCCATCTAGGAAACAGCCCATCTTAAAAAATGTGTCTGATGCTATCATATATAACAGACTTAACTATGAGCCAGTACTTCATAAAGCTACTGAGCTAGCTATGAAAGAGAGAAATCTTGTTAGTGGCATTAATAAGTCACATCTTGATTTCACTACCTACACTAGATCTAGATTTAACCATATCCTGTCTACTAAGAGAGCCAAGTTAAAAAATACAGTTCCTTTATTCACTTATAAATACATACATAAATATTATAGATATCCAGAGTCTCTATTATCTAAGATTTATAAATTTGAAAATAAATACTCTACCATAGTTAACGATATTATTAACATGGAGAATACATTTAAAGCCATGGAAATAAAAGACGATAGCTTCAAGCAGTACCTTATAGTAGAGACTCCTAAGATACTATATGACTATAATATCATAACCAGATATCTAGATAAGGATAAGGATGCTGCTTACTTAAAGCTTTTCCATAACGAAACTTATATGCTTATGTTAGAGCTCTTTAAGCTACTAAATAGTGAGACTTCTGAAGATTCAATATTATCAGGATTAGCTAAACTCTCACATGTAGATATCATGTTTAAACAAGGTTCAGCTGGTGTTATAGTTAACCTTAAAACTCTACTAAGCTTTAATAAAGATATGGGTGAGACTGGTATGTTCACTAATAGTACACTATGTAGGAGTATCATCAAGCTCTTTAATATACTACAGACTTCAGTTGGTATGCTAGAAGAGGAAGTAGTGCCTCTTAGTAAAGAAGAACTACTTAAGAACTTTAAGAACCCAGATGAAATAGTTGATACTACTGATGTTATCTCCGATGTTAATGTAGCTATGAAGATAGCTGAAACTGATAACATGCCTATAGAGGATACGGTATTAGTAGAGAGCTTAGAATTTAAAAATAAATATGATAAACAAGCAACGCTAGAAGATATCTCTGAAGCTAAGTCTATAGAAGATGTTGCATTAGCTAACCTTAACGAGCTTAATGAGAATAATAAGCTAGATAAGAAGAAACTTGAGAAGCTTTCTTCTATAGTAAAAGATACTCTTAATAAACCGTCTCCTTTTAAAGATGGTACTAAGATAAAAGATAACCTTACTGTAGATAAAGCTGATATAGATATAACAGAACAAGAGACTAGATTACCAGATGTAAATGTTGTCTTTAATAAAGAGGAGCTTCATGATCCTATAACTATTAAGACTAAGAAGTATATGAAGGAAGCTTTTAAGAAAGATATGGTATCTAGCATCATGGGCATACAAGGTACAGGCATGATAGTAGAAGATATAGAGATCATACCGCATGATGATACCCTAGGTGACTATGATGAATATGCTATAAAAGTAAATGACTTAGGTAAGACAGCAGGTAGTACTGTTAAACTTATGATACCTAGAGTTAATGATAAGGGCGTATTCACTATCTCTAATAATGAGTATTTACTAAGGAATCAAAAAGCTGATGCTATCTTAAAGAAGATCAAGTTCAACCGTGTATCATTAAGTACAGCTTATGGTAAACTCTTTGTAGATAAGGCTCCGTTTAAAAAACTAGATAGAGGGTATAGTCTTAGGAAAGAACTGTTAAAGTTAAATGAAGATGAAATCATCTCTAATCTATCAGCTGGTTCTATAAGTGTATATGGAGAAGAGTTACCTAAAGATTATACTTTATTTGGTAGATATGTAAAAGCTTTTAAACATAAGAGTTACTACTTTAACTTTAACTTCGATAAGAGGAAAGAGCTTATAACTACTAAAGATCTTAAACTAGAGACTATAGAGCATAATAAGAAATACATATTATGCGGGCATGCTTCTAAAGATCTGTTAGTTATGGATGAGGATAATATAATCTATAGCTATAATGGTAAGTATACTAAGCTAGGTACCATATTTGATTTAGTTCCTATAAACACAACTTCTCTTAAGAAAGAGTATAGCATGGTTAAGATATTTAAAAGCTATGTTCCAGTAGCTTATCTTTTAACTTACTATATGGGACTTAAGAATGTGCTTAAAACTCTTAAAATAAAGTATGAAGTATTAGATGGTAATAAGAGAGTAGAAGTAGATGATAAGACTATAGTAGTTAAATTAGATGGTTCTACTTTAATTTTATATCCTAATAACGAAACTGACTCTATGATACTTAATGGATTTAATAATGATATTAAGATCATGAAGCAGATGACTTTCGATATGCTTAACCATAAAGACCAAGCTATGTTCATCTTTAAAGAGATGAAACTTAATCTCGTATCGGTAACAGAGATAAAAGCCTTAGAGACTCTCTTCATAGATCCTGTATCTAGATCTACATTAGAGCTTACTGATGAACCTACTACTTTTGTTGGTCTGTTAGTTAGGGCTGCTGAGATGTTAGTGGATGATAACTATAAACATCCTAATAGCTTCAAAGGGTTTGTTATTAAAGGCTATGATAGGATACCTCAGTTAGTTTATAAAACATTAGTATCAGCAGTTAAGAAGAAGATAAGTGGTGATAGTTTTGGTAGGGGTAAGATGGTAGTAGATCCATATGATGTATGGAGGAGTCTTAATGAAGATAGCTCTGGAGTATTAGTAGATGACTTAAACCCTATAGCGGATCTAAAACAGAGTGAAGATACTACACTATTAGGTGCTGGTGGTAGAAGTAAAGAATCTTTAGTTGGTAAAGATAGAGCCATGCATGAAGATGATGTTGGTATCATGAGTGAATCTTCTAAAGATAGTAGTGATGTAGGTATAACAGCTTATCTTTCTGCTAACCCTAAATTTGCTAATGCTAGAGGTACTAAGAATGAAGATGGTAAACTTAACTGGAGTAATGTTTTAAGTACATCAGCTATGCTAGTGCCATTCGCAACTGCAGATGATCCTAAGAGGGTTCTGTATATGAATATACAAAATAGTCATCTTGTTCCCATAGATAACGCTGAAGTATATCCAGTAAGAACTGGTTATGAAGCTGTAGTTCCTTATAAAGTAGGTTCTAAATATGTAGTAGCTGCTGAAGATGATGGAGTTGTAACTAGAGTAACTAAAAACTCTGTAACTATACAATATAAAAAACTAGGTAAGAAGACTTATACTTTTAAAGACTGGACTTCTAAAGAGGAGTCTAATAGCTCGTTCATGCATAGGATGGCCACTAGTCTTAAAGAGAAAGATAAGTTAGTTAAAGATGATATCGTCTATTATGATATTTCATTCTTCGATACAGATATGTTTAATAGAAGAAGAATTGTATATAGGGCTAGTACTAATGCCATGGTAGGCTTAATGGAAACTAGTGAAACTGATGAAGATTCGCTTATGGTAAGTGAGAAACTTGCTGAAGCTAGTTCTATAACACACGTTAAGATAAGAGACCTTACATTAGATAACACTGAATCTATTAAAGGTGTTCTAGATATGGGCATTAAAGTTACTCCTACTGATCCTCTATTTATGATAACGACTGGACTTAATGAAGATGGTGTTATGAGTGAAGAGACTCTAGATCTTTTACAAGGATTCGTTAAGAGTACTCCTAAAGCTAAGTATAAAGGTAAACTCATTAAGCTTAAAGTCTATTATAATTGCGAACCTAAAGAGCTTAGTAGAAGTCTTAAGAAACTAGTAGCTACTAGTGAACCTTATATGGAAGGTAAGTCAGGAAGAGTTAGTAGTGGATATAGTATAAACGGTAAACCTCTTGGCGAGGGTAAAGTACATATAAAATTCTACATAGAGATCAACTCTGGGTTACATGTAGCAGATAAGGGTATCATATCAGCACAGCTAAAGTCTACCGTAGCTAGTATATATAAAGATCCTATACTATCTGACGATGGTACTGAAATAGATGCTTTATTTAGTCTTAAAGGTATATATGCTCGTATCGTCAATAGTGCTTATAACATGGGTACTACTGCATCCGTACTTAAGAAGATAACTGATAATGCTGTAGATATTTATTTTAAATAGAACTTAGAATCTAGACTCAGGCTTAGTTTCTAAATAATCTCACATATATATTACTAATATGCCATAACAGGTAAATAAATATAACAGGAGTTCATGATGAACGAAAAAACACTAGATGCGTTAGCAACAATAGCTAAAGAAATTTTAAGTATTAACGAGATGCTTAAGAAAGCTAGTATAGATGTGAGTAATATAGGTGACTATGATATCTTAGATGATGTTAATCGGTTAGCAGAGGATGTAGATGTAGTTAAAACATTGCTAGGCTATTTTAAAGAGGAAGATATCAGACTAGCATTAGCTAATAGCGAGCTCTCTTTCGACGCTATGACTGATATCGATGATGTTTTAGATCTTCTAAAAACAGAACCGTTTAAAAGCTTATAGGGTTATATCCCCTATAGGCATATTTATTTTTTTCTTTATATGCCGTGTATGTGACATATTTTGAAAATTAAAAAACAAACATAAAGGATAGGTAATGATTCTCAGAAAAGAAAATGATGTCATGGCTACTAAACTAATAAACATAGCTAATGCTATCATACGTAAGGTTAGTAATGACAATATAGACAAGTCATACGCGGCTAACCGTATACAGATCGTTGGAGAGGCTATCTTAAGTAATAGATATAAGCTTATGTACCAAGAAGCCCTTGCCGCTCATAAAGATGTAAAAGGTTTTATCAGGCCTTTAAACAACAGTTGGGTTAACTTAATCTCTAACTCTAGTAATGAGTCTTTCGATAAATTTGGTATCTCACAGTTTAATAATGAAGTTCTTGAGAACATCTCTAAGAGAATTTCTTTAGAGATAGATACTTATAAAAATAACTACTCGTTCATGGCTAAGAATTATAACACTTATCTAGAAGATATGCTCAAGACTCTAGAGAAAGAACCTATCGTAGAGAATAGCTTTGCTGTACAGCTTATTAAAGAAGTTGACCTTGCAGACATCTTAGATGAAAAAAGCTGGTTGAATAAATCTCTTAATGAAACAGATACTGGTATCTTACCTACTAATATGTCTAACAGCATCTATGAAGTTAAGAATGACTTAGAAGTAAAACTCTTAGCTGATGAAGCGTTTAAAGCTCTTGGCGATGATACTATAGCTACTATGAATAATTTACTTGCTAGTACTAGTGTTGGTAGCTTTAAATCTAGACTTTCTGATCTCAGAATCAAAGACATCAATGCTGCAGTTGGTTTAGTTATTATATTTAGAGATAAACTATTATCTGCTAATAAAGGTGAGGCTGAATACAGTAACATAGATGCTGCTCTTAACTATGTGATAGATACATATAAGAGAATCAAGAACCAGTATACGGTAAGCCTTAGAAACAAGTTAGTAGTATCTGCTATAGAAGTTAAAGAAGATAAGTATATCGTATATGCTATAGAAGATAACTTCAGTGAGTATATGAGTAGTTCTAATGGTAGCATGAAGACTATCTTAGGTGCTATCTTTACAGAGTTCAATGTTTATGAAAATAATATTCCTAATATGTTCAAACCCCTTTATATTAAGAATGATGACTTAATAGTTAACAAGCCCTCTTATGACTCATTAAGAAACTCTATACAAAATGCTTATATCCTTAAGAACAGAAACGAAGCCGCTAGCTCTTTAAGAGCGTATTACCTTATAGCTTTAGATAGAGTCATGAGTTATAAAGATGATACTATCAGAGCAGAAGCTGAAGCTTATATCAACGGCTGTAAGATATCTGACCTATATGATACTTATAACACAACTATGTATATCGTAGAGAACTTCATCTCTAGTAATACTAACTTCAAGATCTTCGCTGAAGGGGTTAGAGAAGCTAAAGAGTTATTAGATACAGATGATGTTAAACCATTAGCTGGTTATGCTACATTAAGACTTATCTTATTATACTTAATAGGACAAACTGAAATAGCTTAAAAGCAAACATATACTACTAGGAATATTATTCCTAGTAGTATATGAAATTTGTTCAACCATGAGTTATGATGTAGTTATAAAAGGATGTCATAGTTTTTTATAGATACAGTTTAAGGAGTGAGAAAATATAAACTAAAATCAGGTATAGATGATTTTAAAGAGGTTTTTTAACTACATGGTCATTATAAGTATATATAGATAAAAATTAACTCCTTATGATCTTCTCTAAGTCAGTGGCTTCTTTACCAGGACCATTTACTATAGAACTTACTATACCATCTTTCATATAACTTCCAGCTATCTTAGATAGTGTAGATTTAAATGTATACCAAATATCCATAAGACCTATATATCTAGCTTTAGTATTAATCTTATCAGCTTCAGTATTGATAGCATTCCTATAAGAGATCTTGATATCTTTTTGAGTTCTAGTTATGATAGAAGTTAATATCTCGAATACCAATGGATCCTTACCAACAGAAGTAGCCGTATACTCAGGTATGTTGTTAAACAACTCGAATACATCTTCATACTCTAGATACCAAGGGATCTTACCTTGTATAACGAAGTATTCAAATACATGATAAACCATGTTACCATTCTTAACGTACTTTAAGTCATCTATAATAAGATCACCTTCATCCATGACTACCTTCTGATAAAGCACATCCCCTATCATAACCTCTTCTGTACTAGAAGGGCTAACCTTGATCTTACAAGGTAGATTTAATACGGCATACTCATCTTTATTATTACATATAGCCATACATGCTAAAAGTGTAGAGGTAACATCTATAACAGCTAGGTTCTTATCTAGGAACTTATCTGGGAATAAATAATACAACTCTTCTTTAGCTGTAACATTATTACCTTTAGTAATTGTATACTTATCCATAAATTTAGGATTTCTTTTAAACTTAGTTATGTCTAAACTTTCCATTATGATTCCTTATTGATTTATTCAAAACAACTAGGCATTAAGATATCATATATGAGTCTCCATATAAATATAGCCTTATATTACTTATATGCCTTAACAAGGTAAATAAAAAAACATAGGAGGGCTTGTATGGCTTTTGGAGATTTAATTTTAAATAGGGTTTTATTGCCTAATGAAATAAATGGGAGAGTGTTGGTTTCAGATATAAAGAAACTAGTAGATGACTATTTTGGAGATTCTGAGTATGCCTTACGGACACCATTGGATCCTGATGACCCATATAGTAAAAAGGCGTTCGTGCCTATAGTAAATGTTATGAAGTTAGCATGGGTACATGCTGAACAGAGATTCTTACCCATAGATGTTGCTAATGTATGTGATAGAGAGTTATATATTTTAGATGGTATATGCTACCGTGGTACTACTGCGATAACTACTGACGAGTATAACGATTACATTATTAAATATAATAACCAACCAGCTAAACAAGAAGATGTTGAAAAAACGGTTGATGAAGTCATGGGTACTGATGAAGAAACTTTAGAACCAGTAACTAAGATAGAAGCTGGTTGGGTACATGCTGAACAAGAGTTCCAATCTGTAGATATTAACGACCTAGATGGAAATGAACTCTATATCCTTAATAGCGGATATTATCATGGTAGTAAGAAAATACCCATGAATGAATATATAGAGCTATCTAAGGATAAAAAACATCCTATAAAAACAAAGTAAGTTAACATGCTAACTAGAGCAGAACTACTATCTAGTAGTTCCAATATAGATGAGTATGAGAATATATTTGTTTATAAACAAAAGGTATGGAAATATAGACCTGTACCTACAGAACATCTGAGACAGAAGTTTAAGAAGTCTGCTAAGGTAAATAAGAAGCTTATTAATATTAAGTTCTTAACATATACAGATTTCATTTATGCTTTAAACACTAAGCTAACAGATGATGCTAAATATGTCATCAAACATAGCAATCTAGCTATGTATTTTTAGATATGGGATTATGATATGCTTAAACAAAGATTCGCTTGGTTACCAACTAAAGTTTGGAACATGCGTAATAAGGATTACCGATACAATTACATATGGCTAGCTTGGTATTACGAAGATACTTATGTACACACATGTACGTTTTATAAACTAACTGATACATGCGACCCAGAGGTGCCTTTGCAGGCTAGTAAAAGATTCACTACTAGAAACAACATCTGGTAATACAATAACAGCAGAGTGTTATGGGGATAGAAGCAAAAGGAACATATGATGGTCTAGTGAATACGATGCTAGTTGAATAGTGTATAGACCAGACTTTTAACTTAGATAGAGTAAGACAACATCTAGATAAGTAGTTGTAACACATATGGATAATAAGCTGGTATTTTTAATATCAGACACAAATAAGGAAAACAATATGAAGATTAACAATAGCGTATATAGAAGTATAAGATGCTAAAAAAATAAATGAAAAGATCATAGCTATATCTGTAGAAGCTAATGGTATATGGTGACAACCTTTATAGGACAAGCAACTAAGCCTGTCCTATATACCTATTTTTTCTTTTCTCTCATATAAGCCTCAGAAGCTCTTATCTCCATCAACCCTAACATTCATACTCATATATCATATCTAGCTCTTCTACATACCTTATACACATCATAACACATATGTATCACCATAACACGAATCGCACAGTCATATACTGTCAAGAGCAACACCATCATATCTTGGTTAAGATATCTGCCATTAAGATACTGTAAGAGCTACTATCTACTTAAGCTTTATCAGCTTAAGTTACTGTTATAGTATCTCTATAATATCTCTATATGGTAATATTATTACTACTATTATATCTCTATCTTCTACTAGAGATACTAGCTAAAATTGCTAATATATAAGCTATAAAGGCTTCTTAAGCTTTATCAGCTTAAGATTTTAATTTTTATTAAAATCAGGTAATTAGAAGACTAGGATAAAATTATCCTAGTATCCTATTAAATTGAAAATAAATAAATAAATAAATATAAGAGGCTTCGCCTCTTATATAATTATATTTTAGCTAGTGCTGCTCCTATCCTTCCTCCACCTTTGGGGTTCCGGTCGGGGTTCACGAGTCTCACTTCGTTCGGGTCCTCTGGCTCATACCTATGTCCCCCCATCAGCTGTCTGACTAACTATCTGATGGTATAGTCACATTAATAATATTATTACTATAGTCATTATATACTAACATATAAAATAATATATCCTATATTAGTAACTAGTATCATAACTAGTATAACCTTATATTACTTATATGAGACTAGAGCTATACTCTAACTCTAATACAACAACAGGATAAGACAATGGAAACACTAGTACCAATAATAGCATCACTTACTATAATAAGCATAGCAGTCATGTTAGTAATAACGGCAAGGAATTAAATATGAAAGATAATGATTACTATTATATATACAGAGATCTACTAGGTAGATACAACACTGCTACTAGTCCTAGGTTCATAGCAGCACATAAATCTTGTGTGGCTATACCTAAAGATATGGTAAAGTATAAATATGCTAAGATAATAGATTTCATACATGACCTTAATACTACCATAACAGATAATGCTAAAGATGTCATCATGCATACGGATCTAGTAGACCTAGTTCCATATAGTACATACAGGGATGATAACGATGTGTGAGAAGTACGATAAGGTTATGATGGATACGGCTATATTATGGTCTAAACAATCATACTGTAGGAGAAGACAAGTTGGTTCTGTTATAGCTAAAGATAACAGGATCGTATCCATAGGTTATAATGGAACTACAAAAGGTAGTAGTAATGACTGTGAAGAACATGTTATAGAGTGTGCTAGCTGTGGTAAGAAACATAATATAGATCATATGTTCGATGAGTATGAAGATGTACATCAGGTAACATGTGAATGTGGTACTACACATAACTACAGTGATGTTTATCTGCATGAATATGAAGAAGAGTTCTTAGCTACTAAAGATGAGACTTTACATGCTGAACAGAATGCCATAGTATATGCTGCTAAGTATGGTATACCCATAACTGGTACAATACTCTATGTTACAACATCACCATGTATCACTTGTGCTAAGCTCATAGTACAGTCTGGTATAAGTAGAGTAGTGTATAAAGAAGCTTATAAAAATGAAGATGGTATAGCCTTACTACTCAGACATGATATAGAAGTAAGTAAGGTTTGATATAATAGGAGTAGACATGAAGAAGATGATATGGATGATAGGTATCTTAGCTATGGTGGTAACAACATCATACGCTAAGAGTAACAATAAAAGTTTAGTAAAATATGATAAGGCTCTTGTTAGTAAGTATCTTAATGAACTGGAGCATTATAGTGCTAATCAGTTAGATATCATGGAGTTTGTGTATCAGGCAAGTAGATCAGACGATCTTAGCTATACGATGGCTGCTGTATGTATGGAGGAGTCTACTGCTGGTAAGTATATTTTTAACTTAACTGGAGATTATGGTATAGTAGGTATTAATATAAAATCTTATATGAGGAATAATCGTATAAAAGTTAACTTGTATTCTAAAGTAGCATTAGCTACTAAACTAATGCGTAATGACGCATACGCGTTACATATAGGTTTAACACTTATGAAATACTGGGTAAAAAGATATAAGGGTGACTATGTTAAAGCATGGGGCTCTTATAATGGCGGTACTATACCTAATTACTACTATGCTAATAGGATATATAATCGTATAAAAGCTATCAAGATTTTTAATCTTAAGCATCCTTATATGTTTGATAGTATTTTAGACTAGGCTATGGTAACCCATAGCTTTTTTTCTTTTGAATTAAATATAAAGGAAAACTTATGAGCTATTCTAAGAGTAAGCAACATTGGCGACATAGTAAAGAGTATCGTATCTGGAGAACTACTGTTATAAGAAGAGACAAAGTTTGTCAGATATGCGGCAGTAGACAAGGGAGAGAAGCACACCATATGAACTCAGCTTCATATTTCCCAGATGAGCATTTTGATATTAAAAATGGTGTTACATTATGTAGCGATTGTCATACTCAGTTCCATTGTAACTTTAAGAGAAGTTTTAGACAGAAGTGTACCAAGTATGATTTTGAAAACTTTAGAACATTAGTTTACTATCTTAAGGATAAGTTTTCTAACCATGAGATGAATAAATAAAATAAAGGATGATAAAGTGGCAGATGTAATTTTAGAAAGTAAAAAAGCTAACTCTGGTAAGAGTGGTATAGTAGTAGATGAGAATGGTTACCACAAGATGGTATTTGGAGCTTTAAATGCGTATAACTCTAATGGTGTATTCTATAGAGTAGATGATATTAACAGACTAACTGGTCCTAAGAGTATAGTTGGTGAGAGAATATCTAATGGTGTATTAAAAGCAGAAGTTAACCATCCAGACTTCACAGGGCTATCTGGTAATGCATTATTAAGCAAGATCCTTACTATAGATCTTAATAACGTATGTGGGCATATTAAAGGTATCGAGTTCATAGATACTAAAACATATGAGCCAGGTTGGTCTGGATATCCTATTTATAGAGTAGAAGGTTGGGTTAAACCATCTGGTGCTAAAGCAGAGGTCTTGAAGTCAGCTTTAGAGAACCCTGATGAGAATGTTCCTTTCAGTATCAGAAGTGCCGTTATAGAGAAACGCATAGGTGCTACTATGGTTCGTAATGTACTAGAGATATCTACTTGGGACTTCGTTTTTGAGAACGGTGTTAAAGGTGCTACGTCATGGGCGGCTAGTGGTATAGAGAATAGTAATCATGTACAAGATGACTCTGGAGTACTATGTTTAAATGGTTCTTGTATCCCTAAACTAAAAGAGTTAGTGTCTAGTGGTACTGAACATCAAGAAGATGTAGAGAAAATACTACAAGGTCTAGAAGAGAAAGAGAAAGCTGAGAAGCCTATCTTATATAACTGGTAATATCTAAAAGCATGTGGATGTATCTCCATATGTTTTTATTACATATTATTTTTTAATGAAAAAAAAACAACAAGGAAGGTAAAGTGGGTAAAGAAAAACAAGAAACATATGAAGTTAAGTATGCTATAGGTAACTATCTCATAACTTGTAAGTACACTATGAAGGTTAGAACTCTTATAGTAATCAAAGCTGAAATAAATAAGATAAGTAGTGAACATGGTAAAAAGATATTTTCAGAAATATTCAACTTTGAAGATGTTAAACATACACTACTTAAGCATGCTGTTGCTAATGGTATGGAACCAATGAAGTTAAGAGTATCACCTATAGCTAAAGCTGCTATAGAAACTTATAAAAGATAACCATACATAGGATACAAAAGTATCCTATGTATATATTCTATTTATTTATTATGTAACTTTTTTATTTTAGTTACTATCTTAATATTATCCAATAAGGCATCTATGGAGAAGTTCTTGATGATACTAGGATCTATCTTCTCTTTCAGCGCTTGTATCCTATTAAACAGCTGTGAGCCTACCATGACATTAGTAGTTATCTTAAGTCTATTGCTAAGGGATTCTATAGAGCTCTTTATCCTCTTCTGTTCCTCTACTTTCTTCTTATCTATCTTATCATCATTCTCATTAAGCAGTTCATTATCAACAACCATACTTAATACATTCTCAGTCTTGATACCATAGAGTTTCTTATTCTTACTATAAGATAGGAACCACATACTTAACAATGATGCTATGACCATATCATCATGCCCATTAGCAGCGTGATCTATCCTGTTGTTAACTATCCTTAACCCAGATAGCTGATTGATAAGCTCTGGATCATTAGTCTTATCAGCAGTATATCTTATCATAGATCTGAATACATTACCATATAGTAAACTCCTACTAGTCTCACCAGCACCTGAAGTAGCAAAACCAAATAGTTTCTTATATTTATTTAGTATCTCTATGGTTATAGATTTAGTCTTAACTGTATATGGTAATACTTCTTTATATTTTATAGTATCTTGTATAACCCAGTTAAATATCCTCTTAAATGGGTTCATACCTTTTATTAGCATGATCCTGAACATATTATCCATGATAGCCATAGCAGATGATCTTCTCTCTGGTACTAGTATGCTATTAGGGAACTCCTCTAATAACTCTACTAGAAAATCTGCATAAGTGGCTAGGTTGGTTTCATTAACATTAGCAGCCCCTACTATAGCACCTGTAGTAACATCTCTTATAGTAAGACCTATACCATCATTCTCACCTCCCAGCGCATCAGAAGTATCAAGTCCTATGATAATGAAGCCATGTTTCTTTAACTGGTTTAATTCTTTATTGTTAACATACCATTTTAAGACATATCCATATTTACTTATAAATGGATTAAATTCTGTTTTCTTAGAAGCTACTATAACTTCTAATAGTTTCTTAGGTATCGGACTAGAAGTATTACCAACCATCCATTTTAATAAGAACTCATTCTCAGCACTCTCACCATCTACCATAGCGACTTCCATACGCTTCCTGATCCACTCATCTGGGAAACCTAGCTGTCTATGACTGAACTCCAATAACATAACTTTGAACTTACCACTATTCTTCCTAACTATCTCCATGATGGTATCTTCATCTTTTACATCATAATACTTCTCATTGAACCTTAGCGCTGAGTTATATACCTCATATGCAAAAGCTCCTTCTTCAGAGTTAAGTTTACCAGGAGTAGTAGCGAATGATGTGAAGTAAGCTTGGTTCTCTTCTTTAGCTTGTTCTCTAGCAGCTGTAGTAGAAGATAATAAAACAGGTAGTGTTATCTTTAGGTTGTATAGATAAGCTAACTCGTCTATGACCCATACAGGTTTAGTATCACCTCTTCCTAGGTTATCAGCAGCCTTTTTATCTTTCTGTGCTACTACTAGTGTTATAGCATTATTAAGATTCTTAACTGTTATCCTTTCAGAGTTCTTAAGATCTTTTTTACCTAGTAATCTTAGAAAGCCTGGCAATGTTTCAAGTTGGTCTTTTATATCTAAAGAAGTCTTGATCCTTAGTTTATCATCTTTTGTTAATACACCAGCATTGATATGGCTTGCTTTTATACCAGTAGTATAAGTTAGCATAGAAGTTAAGTTCAAACTTTTACCTGTCTGACGAGGTTGTATGAGATAAGATGTTATGTGATTTAGTGTTAGCCATATGTAAGCTATATTGGCTCTATTAGCTCTAAGCATGATAGGTGTGCTACCAGATGTTGGTGGTATCCTAAATACCTCTCTAAAAAAATACCAAGGATTAAGGTAACACTCGACAGCTATAGCTTCCTGCTGTTCAGAAGTTAAGCCCTCACTATAGGGGTCTACACCTTGTAACTCAGGATTTAGTAAAGATAACATAAATGCATGGTTCTCTACATTCATAGACTTTAGTAATCCAGCTACTCTTAGGAAGCTCTTGTTATTTGTTTTAGTGTCTATGATGGCACCAAAGTTCTCTTCCTTAACCCAGTCAGTTTTAAATAATATCATTAATATTCCTTATAACCTTCTTATCTCTAAGATGGCTTTTTATCATGTTATATAAGGCTGCCATATACTTTATAAGCTACATAGGTTTAAATGAATATATTATTAAGGATGTAAGAATGAATATTAATAAGAATAATGTGGAGTTAATATACATAACACCATTATGGGTAGCTGATATGGCTATAGGTGTTTGTTGGGATAAACAAAAGCCAGTATGTGATATTAAGAGGATGGATAGAATAGCTAATAAATTTAAACATAGAAGTACTATAGAACACATACACATTATATTTACTACGCACGACTACGCGATAGCTTCAGTATTTAGGGATAATAATTTCTCTATAGCAACACCTACCAATGGCACATGGGTTATAACTACTAACATGAGAGCTTTGGGAGATATGAGATTTACGGATATAGATTATGAGGCATTACTACCAGAAGAGTATCTTTTTCTAGTAACTAACAAGCCATATGAAGTTATGGGACTTAACACCCCATCCCCTAGTATACATATCAAAGATAATTATGGTACTACTATAAATTTACTTTCTGATAGTCACCATACCTATACAACAGCTTCTAAAGAAAATGCTTCTTTTAACTTCCATATAAAAGGATGTAGTAGGGCTGTTCTTCAAGAACTAGCTAGACATAGATCAGCTAACCTTAGTGTTAAGAGTAGTAGATACACACTTAATGAACTTAAGCACGAGAAGCAGTTTAAATTTCTATTCTTAATAACTAAAGAACAGAAAGCTAGGGCTAACGAGTATTTAGTCTTTACTGGTCATGATGATGTTGATAGAGCAGCTATATTAGCATTAGAGAACCTAAGGCGACTTGTTAATTCTGGTAAGAGCATAGATAAGATTAAGACAGCCATGCCTGAGGCTTATAGGACAGAATTAGTACTCTCTTTTACATACAGTGGGTTAGCTAACTTTTTACAGCTTAGATTAAACGATTCGGCTTGGTATCAGATACGATCATTAGCTAGACATATTACTACTATACTACCATTGCCTATATTAGAAGATATGGGTAGAGATATAAAAATACCATTAGTATAATAGTAGATAAAAAACAGTGTAGTTAATTTTTATATAAAAGGGCGTAGCAGAGTAATACTACAAGAGTTGGCTAGACACATGTCTGGTAATTTTAGTGTTAAGAGTAGCAGGTATACATTAAAAAGAGCTTAAAGGAGAGTGGTCATTTAACATTAGATTCAGTAGAGTCTAAGGGACTTTCTGATGTCCAGTTAGATAACATATCGCTAGTTATAAAAGCATGGTCTGAAAAAGCCATTAGATCTATATTTGTAGATGAAGTACTTATAGGTAAGACTAGTTATGGTATTACTAAGGAATTAAGAAAACGTTTGCAGCTAGATAAGGTCGATCACACATATAGTCCTATCGACTATATAGGCTACATGGATGGTCATAGTCAGAGAAAGGATAGCTTAATACTATCCTTTCTCTTTTTTTACTTAAAAATATTAGTTATATCATCAGCAGTAAAAGTATCTGGTAATGCTTTAAATGCATATATGGCTTTTCTAGCATCTAGAAAATCATTATTTACTATATAGTACTTAGTCTTAACTCTAAAAGCTTCTATCAATGAGTTAGATGCCCTTGTCTTGGTGTTAGATGCATCAGAAAGTTGTATGATAAGACTAGCCAAGTCATCCACACTAAGTCCTACTAATGTTGCTTCTGTAGATAGCTCATCTTTATAAGAAACATTATCAGCTTTATAAGCTTTTGCCATAGCTGCTTTTTGGCTATATCTATCTATCTGTAAAGTAGTAACATTCTGACCAGCTAGAAAGTTAAGTACTTCTTGTGTTTTAAAATCACACACATTCTGTAACTCTGTAAATAAAGCTAGTTTCTCCTCTGCCACATCTTCTTCATATTTAGCATTAGTTCTATATTCATCAACAACTATAACATTATTAGCATCATACTTATAAAAAACTTCACTAGCATTTATACTAGTAGTAGGTAGATCTTCTTCAGCTACTATAATAAAACTATTATAATCATTATTGTTAACACCTATGAATAAATCCTCATTAGCTATGTTTATCTTAACTCTATAAAGAAGAGTATCTTTTACCCTAAAAACCATATCATAATCCTTATTCGTTAGCTAATTGCCGAGCCTCGGCATCAGTTAAAGCTCTGTTAAATATATGTAGTACATCTATAGAACCAAACTTCCTATAACCACTATCGGCACCCCACCCAAATATATTAAGGTCAGTATTTTTTATTATAGCATTACCAGGAGTCTGACTAGAATCTCTCTGGCTAAGAGTTTGTGGTTGACCATCTACCCATATCTTATTGTTAGTATAATCTCCCTCATGCATCTCCATAACTAAGTGTATGAAATTATTTTGTGTTATGGGGTTATCTATACCATAAAGATCGCCATTAGCAGTATTAAAACCTAACTTACCACCAGTTAAGTATATGTCATATAGATCGAACCCAAGAGGCATAACCGATGATGTACCTGACCATTTAGCAAAAAAAGAGAATGTTATAACATCTTTATCGTAGTTAAGAGGTATAGATATATGTGAACTATTATTCCTAGACTTAACAGCTTGACCATGCACCCCATTAACCCATCTTACTGCATCTGTTATAGTACCATCATAAATACCACCAACATCATTAGCATCTCCATCAAATAGGAATGTGGCTACACCACTACCATCCCCAAATGGATCTAGTGAGTCTGGTACTGGCATAATTCTGGTACCCAATTGACCTTGCCAAACATTCTTATCAGTAGTACCATCTATAGATAGAAATAACTCACCTGTAGTTATATTCTCCCATATAGTGCCTTCTGATAGGTTAGTTGTGGTAGTGGGATTATCGTCACTCTTAATAACACCTTTTATGTTTCTTAAGCTAAACTTATCCATCACTTCAGACTCCTTATAAATACATATACTATATATGCTAATATATAGCTAGATACCAACCACTTAGTTTTTATCTTTGTATGTTTTAATACTAATTTCTTAATTTCTTTTTTAACCTCTACTATATCCTCATTATTAACCTTACTACTGGAGAAGTAATACCTAACAGCAGTTATAGCTTTAGGTATATTCTCTCTCTTCTCTATATTCAGATTGATTTTAGATAGGTAGGTATAGCTTATCAGTAATACCTTCTCTACTATAGCTTCTACTTCTTTAACTTCTACCTTGTCTACATCAGATACATTCTTTAATATACTATGGAACTCATCGAACTTTATCTTGTTATAGAGACTTATAACTATGAGTATGGTATCCCTATCTATGAAGTCATTACTATTAGTAGCTATAGACTTCATGTTACCTATGATCTTATAGATGTTAATATCACTATCTTTGAGCTGTACTGTATTATTTTCGCCACCTATAAAAGTAGCTTTATCTTGCTGTATGATATCATCATTTTCTATGACGTCTATTAGCATGCCGTAGATAACTTTTATCTGCTCTCTTATATTAGTCTGTATATTAGACAATGCATCTAAACTATCTTTAGTGTTATAGCTCTTGATCCTACTATTAATAGGTACTGATTTATCTAAACACATATTAGTTCTATGTAAGAATACATCTTGCCAGCTACCTAGTCGTTTTATTAAGAATTTATTACTTAGCTTATTATATACACTACTAGCTATGTGTTCAGGAACATAGTAGCTAAAATACCTAGTATGTAAAGAAGTGAACATCCTATACTGTATTATAAGACATACTTCAATCATACCAGCTTCTCTTTCATCTCTATTCAAAGATTTAGATATGCTATAGCTATGTGCTATATAAAGTAATGTCTGGTATATGATGTTACTACCTATGTTAAAGTTTTTCTCTACTCCTTTAACCCTATAGATCTCTTTCTGTAGATCTTCATAGTCGCTCATACCCAATGTCTCATTCATCAGCATGCCATCATCTCGCTTAGAGAACTTGATAGGATATACACCTAGTAGGTGCGAACCTAAGAAGTCTAGATAGTTATCATCTTTAGTACTCCAAGAGAGTCTGAAATTTTTTAATTTCTTAGTTAGTTTAATACTTGGTTCTATGCCATTTACATTCTTATTAAAAAACTTTTTAATATCGTTATACATGCTATTTCCTTATGTATCTTTATTCAATTTAGTTATTCATTTGTTTTATGACTTTATATTACTAATATGAGTCTAAGTCGTTAATGTCTTAGCTTAAATAATAATATAGGAGACAGGTATGCAAGAGCATAAGATAGTCATAAACGACACAGAAGTAGTAGTACGTAATTTACAAAACATAACAGGTGAGTTAGTATCGTCTCTATTATTTAGCATCAGTAATGAGCTAATATCTGATGTTGTTTATACTAGAAGTAAGAACGTCTTGAAGTTTAAATTCGATATGAGTCTGGATGATAAGACTAAAGCAATTATTAAAAACATAGTTAGTGAAAAATTAAATGATTTCGCTACAAGCAAGGTAATGGTTCAAGTTGCATGTACTAAAACTACTAATGCATATACATTATCAGATGAGGAACGGAAGCAGTACAAGTTATTGATGAAGTCGTAATATAAGGAAAGAAAAAATGATAGAAACTAAAAATGGGAGTAGACTGACTTTTGATGACATAAAAAAAGATCTTTTAAAAGATAACATACGTATCATGGAGCCTAGTAAAGAGTTGTTAGGCATGGCTAAAACTACCTATAAGTCCAGGATGCAACAAAGTATCCTAGCTAACAGATATAAAGATACTGAAGAGTTAGATAAGAACTTAAAATATACACTAGATGATATACTAAGTAAAGAGTTTATAGAGCAACATCTTCCTATCATCAAGACCAGTACTGAGTTATTGGTAAATGCTATAAATGCTAATGAGCATATAGTAGTAGTAAGTGATTATGATGTAGATGGTGTCACAAGTGGTGCTATATTGTACTATTTATTCCATGATCTTTTCAAGTATGAGAATGTAGAATATATTATCAACAAGAGAGATTTTGGTAACGGTATCAATAAGACCATCACTAAGAGACTTATCGAGTACAATAAAGTTAAGAAGATAGGGTTGTTCATAACTAGTGATGCTGGTAGTCATGATGAAGAGTCTTATAAGGTACTTAAAGAAGAGACAGACATGAAGATCATCGTTACAGATCACCACCTCTTCTCTGAAGATGAGTTCCCTAATAGTGCAGATGCATTAGTTAACCCACAAAGATATGATAATGATTTTAAATATCTAACTGGTACACATATAGCATACTACACACTACTACATGCATACTTGACTATGCATGATGTTATAACAGAGGAAGCTAAAAAAGTTATCTACTATAAACTCTTATATGTAGGTATGACAGTCATATCTGATTGTATGGATCTTAAACACTATATAAACAGAAAAGTTGTTAAATATATGCTAGTAGAACTTAATCGTAAAGATATAGAACATGATCCTTTCTGGGCTTATATTATTAAAGAGATAAGTAATGGATATCTTATAACAGAAACCACATTAAGCTATAATGTTATCTCTATGCTTAACTCTCCAGGTAGGATATCTAATCCTAGGATATCATTCGAGTTATTAACATCTGGTAATGCTGATGTAGCTGAACAGTACCATAAAGATATCTCTGTTATCAATAATACTAGAAAAGATAAACAGAAGAAAGCTTTTAAATCTACTAAGAAAGAAGAGTTCTCTGATGGTGCTATAAAGGTAATGGTTATTGATGACATAAATGGCATACAAGGCATCGTTGCTAATAATGTTATGTATGAAGATAACTTTAAAGCTGTTATAGTTTTCAGTAAAGTAAGTTTACCTACTGGGGAAGTATATATAGGTTCTGGTAGATCTCAGGATGAAAACATTAATCTAAAAGAAATACTAGATGGTGTTAATGATGCTACTGATATCATGATCTCTTATGGTGGGCATGAGAAAGCAGTAGGAGTGAAGATACTTCCTGATCTTAAGAAGTTTTATACTACCTTTAAAGCAGAGGTAGATAAGCATGAGGTTAAGAAAATAGAATACACTGATGTAGAAGATTATATATTCAGTGTTAAGAAGATCATAACTAATATGGCTGATATTGATAGCATGTCACCTTACGGCATAGGCTTCCCTTTACCAACGTTCGCAGGAGACTTCAGTATCGTATCGTATAGGATATACCAAAACAATGGTTATTACCTTAGCCTTAAAGTTAATGTTGGTACTAACGATACTGCTATCATGTCAGCATTCTACCATGTGAAGTCTAGTGAGATAGAAGAGTTCTCTGATGACTTAAAGTACCAAAAGAATATTAGGATGGTATTTACATTAGATGTAAATACTTTTAGAATGTATAATCGTATACAAATAAATGTTAAAGAGTTAATATTTAAAAAGGACAATAAATGAAATTATCGGATATAGAAAATATTAGAGAGGTATTATTTAAAATAGATACTGAGCATGATTTTGCAGCTTATGAGGAGCATAGTAGTGCCTCATTAGCCAACCACCTGTTATCATATGCTAACAAGGATACCATGGATGACATGTTTGATGAATTCGATGTGGAATATAAAGATATGGTGCTACTATCCTTATTTACAGAAAGTGAGGTTATTTCAATATCGTTAGATGGTAAGATGGGTACCCTTAAGCTTTTTAATGGTAGCATCGTACTTAACATGGATGGTAAGACTACATTTATAGCTCTAACTAACAAAGATAGAACTAACTCTTTAATGGACGTTATTAATGATGTAGTAATTAAACTACATTAAAAAAAAAGACAATAGGATTTTATATTCATGTGTGATAATATTATTACAAAAGAAGATAGAAAAGAGTTCAAAAACCATATACGAAAGTTCGTTAGTTACCTTATAAACTATGAGGGGTTTAGAGCTGGTTCTATAGCTAGAGCCATAGGACAAAATAAAGCTTTTAATATAGCTAGTTTAGACTTTGGTTATAAGAAAGCCGTAGAGATTAAAAAAGCATATATAAACAATTATAATGCTTGGATAGATAAAGAGGAAAATAAATGTGGTATTTCGTAATAGGCGTGATAATAGCAGCTATCTTGGTCTCTAAAGGTGTTAGAGATTTCAATGATGATACTAGGATGGGCTGGGTTAAGAGTGAGTTAACACTAGGATCGTTATTAACATTTCTAATGGAAACCAATATTATGTTATTAGTAGCTATTTTTATGTCCATAGCGATATGGCCTATAATAGTAGTACTTTACTTATTATATTGTTTAGCATTATTAGTTAACAAGATTAAGCTTAAATATAAAAACAGATAGCGGGTATATACTCGTTGTCTCTTTTCTTTTTTTGAATATAAAAAAATAAGGACACATTATGATAAAAGCAGGTATAGAAACATTAATAAGGCCACAACTTAATGATGAGGTCATAACTCATATAGAAACTTTCTTCGGTAAGCTACATAAACTCTGTACGCAATTCTATATTAAAGACATTATAACACCTAGTGAGTTCAATACTTCTTTTACTAAACTACAAGAGGAGTTCGATACTATCATCTATAATAGATTTAATTTCCATATCACTATGAAACCATACTCTACATTTGCTATATTACCTATCTTTAATCAAGACCTAAAAGTAACTAAACCTTTGTCAATTACTAAAGATATTAAGAAAGCTTTAAAACAGATAAAAGAGTTTTCCTACTATATAGAAGATAATGAAGTTCTTATAGATACTAAGAATGCTAAGTTCCATAACTTCAAAGATACGTGGGTCATGACATATCTCATAGACCCTGAGATGATACCATTGCTAACGGCTAGAGACTTCACCGTTATAACACTACATGAGATAGGGCATGTATTCACTCTTATAGAGATGTATAGTAATACTACTAGACAAACAGCTAGTTTATCAAAAGCTTTATTATCCATAGATCCATATGGCGAACTATGTAAGTACATAGGCATCAGTAAGAAAGATAAAGATAATACTAAAGATGTTAGCCTATTGTTATATGATAAAGTAGATGATGATATGGAAAAAGTATTCTTAGCCTATGGTAGAGATGATGTAGATACTGATTCTGAATATGAAGCAGATGATTTCGTTTCTAAGTTCGGGTTAAGTGGTGACCTTACTACTACACTTGTTAAGCTAACAGATGCTGAAAAGTTAGGTCTATCTAGAGCCCCAATATTATTTTTAACCATGACTACATTAGACAACTTAGCCTTCTTAATCTTGGCTGTACTTTTAGTGGATCTGCCTTTAGCCATCTCTTTAGTGGTAATAAGTATGTTAGTAAAGATAACTGTTTTCATATTTGATATAACTAATGTAACTAAAAATAGGAATCCATCTGGTGATGAACATGGTGATTTTGGTACTAGAGTAGAACATCTTAGAGCTGGTATCATATCTGTTATAAGAACTACATCTTTAGATACTAAAGAGAAGAAACGGCTATTAAAACAACTAGATGCTATAGATAATAAGATAGATATCATCAATAAGAGTATATACAACTCCATACTAGGCTCTCTAGTTAACGATCTACTTAAACCTAACCTTAATATACGGGATGAGCTTTCAAGTCTCTTATCGTCTCTTATAGACAATGAGCTTTATGTAAGTCAGGCAAGATTCGGAGTTGGAGTTGAAAATAGATTAGCAGCTATAAAACCAAATGTCTTCATAACTAAAGATTCTTTATTCTCTAACTGGTTAGTTAATATCTTTAATAACACTGAAGATAAAATATTCTCTACACTAAATGAGCTATTGGATAAGTATGGGTTATACGTGGAATATAAAGATGGTTCATTAACAGTAAGATCTTTCAATGACTTAACAATATCTACTGGTATATCTACTATAGCCTTTATCCCTGTAGAGACAAGTGAAACTATCATAACACTAACACTAGATGCCGTTAAGCTAAATTATCTTCTAGCTAATGATAAAATAACAGTATACGATATACAGAAGATACAACTTACAGATACTAAGTTCCTATATCTGGTAGAAGTAGAGAGATGCAAACATATAAGCTATAAGAGTGAGCTTGGTGAACAACTAAATAAACTTGTAGATGATATGGATGCTGCTGTTACTAGACATAGAGAAGAGTATGGTAGTTCTACAGCTGCTGTGCAGTTAGACATCATGTTAGCATCAGATGTCCCTAACCTAGACTTATTAAAAACAGACCTTATGTTAGCTAGATCTACTATAGATGGGTTACCTAATACAGCAGCTATAAATCTAGATCTACATATGGGTAACATCATGCTTAATAAAACAGGTAGAATTGTTATAACAGATCCTATATACTATAGTGCTGGTTTAGCTAGTAAAGTTTCTAATGATATAGATATAGATAACTTATAACACATACTAGCAGGTAGTTTTGCCTGCTAGTAATTTTTTTATTAATTATGCTGATATAAAAAACATAACGATGAGAAGGATTTATCAATATGAAAAATATAACTATAGCTTTTAAAAAGATCAGAGAAGACTCTGATTTAATAAGTAAAATCATAGGTTGGAAACAAGGCACTAAGTATAGCCATGTTGAGATAGGATTTGAAGTTAAACCTAGTGTATATAACTCACTAGTGGCGTTACCAGTAGATTCAGGTATATATTTAGAAGAGAAGATGTATTTCCATGATAAATGGGATACCATGCAACTAGAAGTTACAGATAAACAATATGCATTAGCTATGCATATAGTGGATGGTTATGTTGGTAAGAGATACGATAAACTTGGCATAGCAGGATTTGTATTACCAGTAAGAGACGAAGAGGGTGCGTGGTTCTGTAGTGAAGCTGTAGCTAATGTATTAAAATGCTTAGGCCATAAAGACATGTTCTATGTAGAACCTTCTAGAGTAGGTATTAAAAGACTATTAGAGATATTGGATTTTGAAAATAATAAAAAGTAGATAACCATAGAGATTATGACTTTATATTACTAATATGAGCCTAGAGCTTAAAATAAATTAAATAAACATAAGGAGCTACACATGACAGGTGTACTACATTTAATAGCTACTGGAGGTTGCGGTATCAATCTCTTAGCCGATATAAAACCAGAGCTAGAGAAATTAGGAGGATCTTTCGCTAAGATCAAATATAGTTACATAGATACTACAGATAAGACCATACAAGCTCACGCTGATCTAGCTGAAGATTTTACTCTTATCAAAAGCAAAAGAGCTAGTGTTGACTCTATAGATGGTATGGGCGGAGAGAGAGCTTCCAAAGAAGCTACTATGGATATTAATGCCAACATCAAAGAGTATGTAGATAAACTAACTAATGATGCTCATGTATACTATGTAGTCATATCTTCTGGTTCAGGTGCAAGTGGTAGTCTTATATCACCACTGCTAACTAAAGAGCTTTTAGCTAAAGGTTGTAATACAGTAGTAACACTTGTTGGTGATAGTAGTAACCTATTAGGTTTACATAATACTATTAACACTATCTCTACATTCCAATCTATAGTTAGTGTAAAGAAAGGTAGAAAGAATCCAAGTGCTGCTTCTTTACCTATGATATATTATAGCAATACTGTAGATGGTAATACAACCCCATCTACTGAAAAAGCTGTTAACGATAGAGTATTTAAGATGTTATCTATCTTAGCTATGTATACTTCTGGTTCTATACAAAATATAGATAATACAGATATGGGATTGTTCTTTAGAGCATCTAACTATAAATCTGTGGATGTTGATCCAGGTTTATATACACTAGGTGTGGCTATAGGTAGTCTTGATGATAAATTAACAGTTATGGCCAGAACAGTTATAAGTGAAGATGAGTCTGTAGATGTTAAGATACCATTAGTACATAACAAGATAGGTATAGCTGCTGATGACTTTAAAGAGTATTTTAAAGAGCTTCCTCTATACCTACTTTTAAGAACTGGTATCATGAATGTTGAAGTTAGAAAGCTTAAAGAGACATTAGATAGTATGGAAGAGAAGCGCCATACTAACTATGAAGACATCGAGTCTTTAGATAGATCTGAACTAGATGATGATCTAGGAGTAGTAGTTTAATATATAGGTAGGTGAAGCATAGGCTTCATCTGCTTAGTTTTCATTTCTTTTTTAGCTATATATTACTTATACGAGACTAAGATTATTTAATTAGCTCTAATTTAAAAAACAGGAGGCTAGGATGCCGTTATATACCATTTATTACATGGTTTTAATAAAATGAAAGGATCAGTATGGTTAAGAAGTATAGAGCATATGCTATACTCGTTAGATGTGATAAGCCACCTACTAAAGTAGATGTAGTTAGAAGCATGTACAAGTTACAGCTAGCTATTGATTTCGATAGATACAAACACATGCTTTATGGTCACTATCAGAGAGAGTCTACTGATATAAAGGTTTACGATCTCCTACTTAAGATATTCCAACTAGAGGAGCAGGTAGTACTTACTAATATAAGTATTATTAATAAGGTAGTGAGGGTTGAGTTTATTTCACATAAGGAAGAAGTAATATGAATGTAAAGTTATTAGAAGATGGTATGATTTTGAACACTAATAAGTTTAAGATAACCTCTGTTATGGTATTAGATATACATAAATACCCGTATCTAAAAGAGTTTAATGATTCACTTAGAGAGCTAAAGTATGGTAGTGAAGCTATATATAGTAGGGATAGTGTATTACCACTAGTTAAGTTCGGAGAGTATATAGAGGTAAATGGCTACCAAAGGTATATCCATAGCTTAGATGATTTTATTGAGTCTATTAAAGATAGTAAAACAACAATAACTCTTAATGGCATAAAATTTAATAAATCTATGGTAAGGTATATGGGTAATCTTTTAAGTACTACACCTCCATATGATATAGGGTTCAGTTTGTTATCTGAGCATATAGAATCTTATATAATGCTATATGAGCATATGGATAGTAGTCTAGTACTTGAAGATACATTAGGTATAACTAGTACTACTGTATTAGTGAATAGATCAGCTGTTAACTATGAAGAGTTCTCTGACTACTTACAAGCACATATACATAACATTAGTAAAGAACTTCTAGATATGGGAGAGAGACTTTACCATAACATATTGACAGATATCATAAATAGTATAAGTGGTCTTCATAACCACTCTGTAGCTATAGATATCAGTGAAAATAGAGTTTCGGTTACACTATATGCCTCTCCAGTAGAACGGAGATATCATCTAGCAGTAGCAGAGGATTAAAAAAAGGTGAGTGGGATGACATATAAGGAATTAGGATTTGGCTTACCTAACAAGGATATAGCCATACATAAAAGCACTAAGTCCATAGCTACTGTAGACATAGCGTCTAACATACAGTTCAGATTAGCTATGTTATATGTAGACTTAGATAAGATAGCCGCTGTTCATAAGGATGTCTTCAAGCAGCATGAAGTCATAGATGATTTTGTTAGACTAGTATCTAAACTTCTAACTGATGCAGTATCGCATAGTGGTATAGGGTTAGACTCCATAGATTATACATGTCGTCTATTTACAGCAAGTATAGATGCCTATATAGCTAAAGATGCTATACAATGTTATGTGCGAGCAGAAGACATAAACTATAACCAACTATATGCCCTCATTCATGAGTTAACGTCTAACATCATGGTTATGTTGCATAAGTTCGGTATAAGCAGAGAGGAAGCTATTTGTCTACCATGTAGTTTAGATGTAGAAACTGAGCCAGGTGGCTTCGAGTATTTTAGTGGTTGGATGACACATAAGACCATAGGCATAAATGTTTTAGTATTATTAGAATTTTAGGAGTAGAATATTATGGTTGTAGAGAAAGAATTTAACATAGGACCTTTTAAAGCCTTCTTAGGTAAAGTTATCCTAAGGGAACCTACCGAATGGTTCTTTATAGAGAATTATTCGTTAAAAGATTTATCATTAGTACTGGATAAGTATTTTTATATAATAGGTAAAGAATATGCTGATACTCCTAACTTAGAGCATCTGTTTCATGTTCTATGTATATTTCACACAGCTTTAATAAGAAGAGCTCCTGAAGCTAGAGCAGTACTAAACAACATAGTAGTTATGGATAGGTATGTTAATGAAAATGGTAAGGATGTCATAAAGGTAAAATACTTTTATGATAAGGATGTAGAATAAGGAGAATGTTATGGAATTAGGTGACATCGTATATGATAAACTAGAAGTTAATCATATAACTACAGTCATGCTAGCAGATGTTCTAGATACAGTTATAACCCATAAGAAAGACTTCAGTGGGTTCACTAAGACAATATTAGACATAAGCTACTTATTACCTAATATTAAAGAACTCATATCCATGCTTAAGATACCTGGAGAGTATGGGGCTGATGATATCATAAGTACTAGTATCATCATAGAGATACTATTTAATGTAGCTAGTGGTTTGGATGATGAAGTTGATGATGAAGCTATCATGTACGAGATAGAGAGTATGTTCATAGATAGTCTTATGACATATGGTAACTTCGATACTAATAGGTTAGATAGTAACCCTGCTGTATATGAGGCTTATACTTTATTAATAAGAGATATGGTTAATAGTCTTAAAGTTATCATAGATAGCTTAGCTTTTAACGAGCATACTGAGTATATCTTTATAGGTAAAAAAGTCATAAATTATGACAAGATGAGATTTATAGTTAATATAAACATAATTTAATAAAAGATAGGGTATTTAACTCTATCTTTTATATTTGTTTTTTTCTTTTAAATTAGCTGAATATCCATAATCAAGGAGTGTAAATGTTATTTGAATTAAAGAAGACGTATAACTTTAATACAGTTAGTATGTCAGTATTAGATTTTAGTTATAAGAATTTAACAGTTTTAAGTTATTTAGGTTTTGACCAAGCTATAAAGTATTCAGGTGTCTACAATGATGTTGTTACTATAAGAGAACAATTAATAGTAGAGACATCTAAGTCCTTCATAGAGTCTAAGGATGCTATATATGTACTCTTCAAAAGCAGTGATGGTACTGAAGTACTTCTAGCAGAAGATTGGGTAGATGCTGACTCTATAGAACTTGTACAGGACATAAGTCTTGCTCTAACTATAAAAGACATTACAACTAGCGATACAGCTATCATAATGGATACCTTAAGAGCTTTAGGATATAACGATATAGATTCGCACATAATATAGGATAGGTCATGTTACAGGATTTTATAAAAGAGAAAAGAAATAAGGATACTGTTATACAAGATGAAGTCCCTATTTTAGATGGTGATTGGGTTAGTACCGGCTTCTTAGTAAAAGCTGAAGACCTAGATGGCCTCTATAAGACTCTTAGGTTCAGTAGTCCTGCAGATAGGAAATTTGTAGATACATCTATGGGAGGTAACATAAGCATCAACTGTTTTCCTCAGTTCACTAGGTATTGTGACATCCGTAGTAAGGGTATCCTAAATGGTCGTAATGATGTTAAAGTTAATGATTTAAATGGTAATGTAGGTATGGGTGAGTATTATGCTACAACTATAGATGATAACTCTACAGATGTGTTCTTTGAGTTTGGAGTACCAGAGTTTAACAATATAGCATTCTTTCTTCTTTCTTCTATAGACTATAAACAAGCAGTAGTTGCTAATAGCGGTAGAAGTCCTCTCTTCTATGATGCTGGTTATGTATTTGGATTAGGTGCTTTATTCATGGCTTTCCCTTTAATAACTATAGGACTATTAGTAGCTAAAGCTGTATTCAGTGTTGCTACCAGTATATTAGGCGGTGGCGGTAAATTCGATCACTATTATTTAAAGCCTACTATGTTCACATATTGGTCTACTGTTAACAGTTTAGTAACTATGATGTCTACTGAACTAGGCATATTATCCCCATCTATGATGAAAGATAAAGCTAGCCCTGATAATGTAGGTGTTCCTCTAAAAATAGATGAGGATCAGCTAGCTGGTATAAGAAAACTATTACCAGGATTAGTAACAGCAGACAACAGTATAAATGTACATGCTATGGTAGCTAGAACACAAGTTACCTATAGTAAGTATCTTATAAAGCAAGCTGGTACTATAAAGAATCTAAATGCTAGTATAACTGGTAGTGATGCTTTACCACATGTAGATCCGTTTAAAATGGATATGGTTACATCTGACGAGCTAAGTGGTGATAATAGCCTTTGGGCTAAACTAAAAACAGATCTTAAGAAAGATAAGAGATATGAAAATGGTGTTAAGCCTAAAGACCTTAAAGGCATCACTGAGAAGATAACTACTGTAGTTGGTAAAGATCAGAAAGTCACTACTACATTAAACGATGACGGCTCTGTTGTCAGAGGTACTCGTAATGAAGATGATAGTGCTTGGTTATCAGCTGCTACTGATACAGCAAAATCTGTTTTCAATGAGGGTGCTAGATATGCTGTATTCAGAGTTAACCATCTAGATAGTATATCCGAGACATTCTCTAACTCAACAACTGATACTGGCGTAGGTGATACTTTAAATGGTGTTAGTAAGAAATGGAAAGAACTCTCTTTTACAGCAGGTGGTATCGCAGGCGAAACTTTAAAGGGTGCTGCTAGTGCTGTTTTAGATGCCGTTGTAGGAGCTACAGATGGCCTTACATTAGGTCTTAGTAATGTTGTAGCAGGTTTCTTAGCAGGAGCTAATATAGAGGTACCTAAGAGATGGGAGTCTAGTAGTGCTTCATTCCCATCATTAAACTTTAGTATGCAACTAGTATCTCCTAGTGCCCACCCTATAGCACAACTAAGGAATATCTATATACCACTAGCTTCTATCTTAGCAGGAGCTCTTCCGTTAGCTACAGGTCCTAAGTCCCATACATCTCCATTCATATGTAATATGTTCGTAAGAGGTAGACAGAGAGTTAATTTAGGTATGATAACATCCTTAACTATCACTAGAGGAGTTTCTAACCTACCTTATAACAAACAGAAGAGACCTTTAGCCATAGATGTTAGTTTTACAGTAACAGATTTCTATAGTGTAGTATCAGCACCAGTAGCACAAGATCTATTATCTGCTGGTAACACTATGTTCGATGATGAGGCCGGTATAAATCGTTATATACAATCATTATGTGCCAGAGATCTTTATTCTACTACACATGTTTTTGATAGAGCTAGGATTAAAACATCTAGACTATTACAATCTGCGCATCTTGCAGTATCACCTGAAACAGTAGGAGCATGGGCTAGTGATAGTTTTTCATCTGGTACATTATTCTCTTTATTCGGTGATAATAAGAAAATTAACTACAGTGAATTATATTAGCACACTATAAGGATACCATGTATCCTTATAGCTATGCTATCATACCTAATTTAAAACCGCTTGTATTCGCTAGTACTGATGACTTTAGCTTATCTATAACACTAAGCTTCTGTGAGTTATTAACAGCTGATAACAAGCTACTATTTTCATAGTTACTTATAGTAGAATCTAGCGTAGCATTATCAGCTAGCTTAGTTATGTCATTATTACCAGCTAGATCCGTTATAGAGCTATAGCCCATAGCTTCATCTACTACAGAGTTCTTCTCTATAACACCACTCTTTTTCATAACATCAGATACATTCATATGCTTACCAGGATTACTCATACCACTAAAAGATGCCTTATAGAGGTTCTTAGTATCACCAGTAGTTATGGCATCCTTAGCAGCATCTATAGAGAACTTACCCTGTACATTACCTTTAACCACAGCTCCTAATAGATTAGTCTTAGCAGTAGCATCTAAACTATCATCAGCCATGATAGACTCTATATCTGCGCTGGCTACCTTAGTAGCATCTTTACTACTCTTATCACAATTAGCAGCATACATAATTGACGACATCAGAGATCTAGATGCTGAATTATTATACGAGAAGTTAATAGAGTTACATCTAGCATCATTTAAGTCATATAAGCCTTTCTTAAAATCTAATCCTTTACCATGTGGATTTAAACTATCTATACCAAGACATTTGAAACTATCAAACATCCCACTAGTATGTAGATAGGATAACTTAAGCTTAGGTAGGTTAGACATATTAATACCGTTAAACATGCCTCCTAGTTTGTTAAGAGCATTAAGATTACCAAGTTTCCAATCTGGTACATCAAAGCCAAAATCTAAACCTTTTAGATGTGGTAGGCTAAAATCTAGATCTGGTGTTGATCCAGAACATGATATAGCCGATTTAGCATTAGAAGACTTGATGCTGTTTAAAGCACTTGAAGCTGAAGACGATGTTGTTGTAGAAGATATTTTATTATTAGTACTAGCAACACTAGTATTAGGTATATTTAAACTCATAGCTTATCCTTTATAATTTCAATCAAAAAAAGCAGTTATGCTTAGTAGTATATATAAACTAATGCTAGTTCAAAAAAATTTTAACCTTATATTACTTATATGAACCTAGTAGTAGGTATTAAAAAACACACAATGTTAAAAGGAGTCTCATATGAGCAAAGTAGAAGTTAGCCTTAAAGGCACGGAAGTAGAAGTTGAAAAGAACGGTAAGGCTGCTAAAGTAAAGATAGGTGATGAGAAGCTTTATTTAAATAAAGCTAGTGAAGCTGGTATTGAAAAGAAAACATTAGAAACAGTCGCTCACTTCGATGAGGCATATATCAATGCTGCTGTAGACAATGCGGTTGCCGAAGCTGAAGTAGTTCTTGTTGGTGACAAAGAGATAGATGAGGTAAATGTTGTAACGCCATTCGGTATTAATAAGTCATCTGTAGCTACTACAAATGTAAAGCGTGCTATGACTAGTCCTATCCCAGGCACTGATAAAAAAGTTACTAAGTCTCGTATTAAAAACATAGTAACTACAACTCGTTATAATGTGTCTAAAGCTCATATCAAAAAGCTTGCTGATGCACTATCTGAAAAAGTTGTTAATGCTTAAGTGTTAACAAACATATATACTACTAGGATATTATTCCTAGTAGTATATAGTTAGTTGCTCTCTTTTTTTATTTTATGCAGAAGGAGTTAGAGGAGCAGTTCTTGTACCTTCGTAGTTAACATCATCATCAGTAGGTGCATCTAAAGAAGCTTCTATCTTATCAGTAGGTAATAAAATATCTTCACTATCTACAGACCATAGTTTTAAGTTATTTAAAACAGTTACTGCTAGTTGTTTAACACGCTTGTTAGTAGAAGGGATAGCAAAACCACCAAGGTCTAAACTGATCTCTTTAACTTCTCTACCACTATTCTTATCTTTCTTACCAGTTATATCAGGGTTAGATGTAGGGAATAGATTAGATACCAACCAAGCATGGATAGGAGTTCGGTATAATGGATCTGGTTCTATGAATAGAACAGTCATTGTATACCAATCTGCAGTCCAAGCTTTAGGAAGCACATCAGCAGCAGTTATACGAGTTATGAGAGGAGCTTTAAGATCTGGATCCATCATACCGTATCTGATCCAAGTATCTAATAGGATCTCAAATGGTGTTCCATACTTCTCTGTTAATGTAATACTAACAGACGTAGTTTCTCTTTTAACATCAGCTATCTCTTTAAAAGAAGCACCTGATAGACCTAACTCATGTTCACTAGTCTCTACATTTAATGAAGCATTAAGCCCATCTATAGTTTTAGCATGTACTTCTACCATAGCTTTAACAGCAGTCTTCCAATCTTTAGGGTTAGCCAATAGATCGAACATTCTAGGTACTTGCATAACGATAGGTATAAGGTCTCGTTTAGAATAAGCTTGCTCATTCATCCACTCATGGATAGCAGCGTCATTATTAACACCACCTATCCTAGGAAGTAAACCCCACTGACCACCTTTATTAATATCTATGGCAGGAACCTCTGGATATGTCATACCAGAGTTTATTTCATTTGCCAAGTCTATGATTTTTACATTTTCAACAGCCATCTTAAAATCCTTAATTTTATTTTATTTTATTTTATTTATAAGGAGGATACTTACATATCCTCTTTATTCCACGCCTCGATATAGTGTGTCATTACAGTTTTCATAACATTACCATAAAGTTTACTTGCTACAGTCCAGCTATAACCTCTTTGTTCATCAAAGTCAGTTATCATTGCTTTAACAGAAGTCTCTATGATATAAGCGAATTTACCATCCAACTCATTATTCATCCAAGTCTCTACTTCGTCAATGAACTCACTAGGAGTAGAACTAACATCACCAGTAAATTTTCTAAATGCAGCAGCTGCTACTTTTTCTGTAGTAGTTAAAGCTAAGGCCATGAAGATATTGTTAAGAACAGATGTATCATTATCATATACAGATTGCATAGCAGGGAATGAATAAGCTCTTAAGTCATATGGTTGTGCCCATATAAGACCTACATTCCATAGATCAGGTTTGATACCAGCTGGAATAAAAGACGGTTGGATGTTAGAATAGTTAAGAATGATATTTCTATCACCTCTATCGAACATAAGTTCTTTCTTCCATTTTTGTCCACCCATCATTCTAGCAGTCTTATAAGCTATATCCATGATTAAACCATAGCGTCTATTCTCAGGATCTAAGTTATCATTACCACTACCATTAACAACCATACCTCTAGCAACAGGAGTACCAAAATATGTAGACTCAGGAGCTAAACTTAACGCAGCTTTAAGGTTAAGACCTATAGCTCTATCGGTTACTAGATCAACATACTTCTCATTCATATTGTCTTCTCTAGTACTAAGACCTACAAAAGTATCTTTTCTTACAGCGATAAAATCAACAAGAGATTTCTTAGTAGGTAATGTAAAACCAGAATCATATGTAGCATTCTCTAAGTTAACAGCAGGATCCATAACTTCACTATTTTTATCTAGGAATTTCTCCATGATTCTATTAACACCAGCTTCTAATGTTGTCTCGTTAAGAGTACCATCTTTACCAGCACCAAGATATAGTGGAGTAGATTTACTCATATAAGTTTCACTTTGGCCAGCTGCTAATGTAACAGCAGTATCGTCCATCTTATATGTAAATGCAGGAACTCTTTTCGTAGACATAGCTGTGAATACATTAACGATACCAAATTGGTCATCTATATTAGAAGTAGATACGAAGTCTAACCATGTAGAAGTATTCATTACAGTACCGTCTAAAGTAGTTACATCGGCATTGATGAAGTCTTTTTCAACTTCTAAGATCTCTTTAGTTAATAGATCGAAGTTAGTTTGGTATACATAAGGATCTTCTATATTAGGATATACTAAGTCTCTTAATGGATTCTCAAGGTTGTACCAGTTATCAGTAACATCTTTTAAAGAGATAGGCATGTTAGTAACTGGATCTTTAGCACTCTTTTTAAATACGAATTGTTGTGATTCAGAACCGAAAAGGCTTTTGATAGGAACACCAGTAGCAGTTTCATCAGCTCTCTTAAACATATAGAACTCGTATGGTAAAGATAGTGTACCTTCTATGTAAGAAGTATTAACATTATCAGCAGTAGGTAAGTTAAACGTAAAACCTATATTGTTATATGGTTTACCTTTATATTTAGCTCTTACTTCTACTAGTGGATACATAACAGATGTGTTACCATTAGCATCTTGCATATAACCTGGTTTACTCATCTTAGTCCCCATGTCGATATCTACATCTTCTTGGTTAACTTCAGTGATAACTTTTAATCTATAACCTTGTACTGTAGAAGCTACTATAGGGTCACCATTACCATCAATAGCGATGCTACCATCTAGGTTACGAGTATATACGTCAACATCGTCTTTAATGATATCTAAGTATGTAGTAACATTAGCGATAGTATCATTGTCATCAGGAACGATACGCCAGTACATCATGGCATTGCCAGCAGCTGACATCAATTCAGCAAGTCTTGTTGTGTGTGTGTAATATGGTTGATTTCTATCGAAAGTCTCTTTACCATATAGGCCTATTAACCTAGCACCATCTACTAGTTCCTTAGTTAAGTAAGGTCCTTTAGAAGCAAAACCCATTACCATAGGTAAGTGTGTAGGAATTTCTATAGGTCTGGGCGGGGTTGGTTTTAAACTCTTGTCATCAGTACCTAATTGTACTATTTGCGGTGAAGCATTAACTATCAAGTTCATCTTTAATCCTTTATATGTTTAGTTGTGCGATCATTACGATCATCATAGGATAAATAAAAAAGCATATGTATAACATAGGGATTTTTAAATCCCTATGTTATTATTGAAATTTAAAGAACTCTCTTTGATTGTTAACCATATCGTTAAGTAATAGGTATATCCTACCGTTCCTAGCCGATATGAATTGTTGTAGTATAGCATCGCCATTATACCTTACTACTTTATTAGTTATCTTATAACCTTTCCTATCATAGATGAAGTAGTTAAGTCTATCAGTAGTATCTCCTAGCTTAAATACTACTACCTTATCATTTTTTAATCTAAAGCTTACTAAGTCTTTATTCTTAAAGTTAGTATGTATAGATAGTGCAGCCATTTTATAACCATCTAGTACATTAAAGAGCACACTCTTAAATGCATTAGTACCTTTAGGTAATATCACTACTTCAGTATCATTAACCTCAGATACAGAAACATCGGTTAGATCAGTATCACTAACATAAGTATTAACTAATGTAACTACCATAGCATCTAGGTCTAGTGTATAGAAGTTAACATTCTTACTATTAACTTTACTAACACCTACTACATATAGGTTATCAGGCATCTCCATAACTTTCCTAATAACAGGAGTATCTATAACTATATCAGTAGTTAAGACAGTACCTAATGTTATAATGTCTTTAAAAGGATCATAATCAAAACCAGTTAAAACTAATAAGCCATTACTATCTTTAGTTTGTATATAACCTTTAGTCTTAGTTACAAGTCTTAGAGTATAATCTCCCGCGATACTTATGTTACTACCTTTTAATATAGTCATATGGTTATTCTGCTTATCGATGATATCGAATTCTAACTTATCGTCAGCCTGCTTGATAGCTACTACGTTATTAAAGAACTCTTCTACATTAGCATTACCATCATAAATGTCGTTTTGATTATCACTTACTATAGATACAGGAGTTAGATTATTTTCATATACATAACCAAGATCAGGTATAAATTTCTCTTCTCTACCAGCTGTAGATATGAATATAAGATCAGTAGTAGTTTGTGTATTACCATTAGCATCAGTATAGCTTAGATATAACTTAACTCTATATGACGAGTTTATAGATATGGTAACTGGTATAGTTAATGTATTACCAGCAGTATCTATATTAGCTAACTTAGTACCATCTAAGGATAATAGTTCAGCACTATCTAAAGTAACAGCATATTCGGAAGTACTTAGTACTTTTAAAGTATTACTACCAGTGTAATCTAGGTCTAAAGTATTACCTTCTATGTTATAGAAAACTTTCTTAAGATAGTAAGCATCAAAAACAACTTTAGATAATGTAGAGTGTGAAGCTATGTTAACTGCCACTATGTTAAGTTTATAAATAGAAGCTAGGTCTACAGCATCAGAAGTTATAGTTATGATACCATCGTTATCATAGTAGTTAACTATCTCACCATACACTAATGTATTACTATCATCATAGAGAGATATAGATGTACCTTCATATGCAACATTAGTCTTAGGCTCTGGTATAACTATAGTTATTTTCTCACCTGGTAAATATTCTACATCTCTTATATACGGCTCCGAGATATTAAGCTCAGGTGTTAAGTAATCTTTAGTGTTAGACTCTTCGTTAAATATAGGTTTAGGTCCTATCCATACATCATTACTTATACTAGCACCATCAGAGTCCTTAAGTCTCCTTAAAGATGATATATACCATATCTCACCTGTAGGGATTATTTTATCAACTTCCCAAAAGTCTAAATAATCTGTACTTTCATCTATATTATCTTCTACTTCATTACCCTCTAGATCCCTAGTAAGTTTCCATGAGGTAGCATCATGTGTTAACTCACTATCATCTGGCCATTTAGGTATGTTAAATATCATAGCTAATCCTTATAAACTAATTTTTTCAAAAGATACTCATGACCACACATATCCTTTATGGTTACTACTTCTTATAATGAAAATATAAAAGGAGAAAATATGAATATTAAAGCACCTAACTTAATGTTCTCTAGACCACTTATAAATATAGGGATGCTGTCTGACATACCAACTGGTTCATTTATAACGGGTCCTAAGGGAGAAAGTATCTTGAATGGAGGTCTTTCAGGAGTTACTGGTATGGTTGGTACTGGTAATAGATTTAAGTCTACACTAGTTAACTATATGATGTTATCAGCTTCAGATAGGATGTCTGCATCTGGATTAGCAGCACCTATGCATACCTATGACACAGAAGACAACATGAGTCTTAATGTGGATAGAATCAATAGTCTAGCAGAGAGATTCGTTAATATACCGGATGACCCACTCTATGACCAAGATGTATGGTCTTATATCTCTAAATCATCTATGACAGCTGAAGAGTGGCTTAAACTACTTTATGAAGCTATAAGTAAGAAGATGGAAGATAAGAAACTACTTGTAACATATGACTCTTTTTACGATAGAGTTATAAGAGCTAAGACTAAACTAATCAAACCTAGTTTTGTAGCTATAGATAGTTTAACAGAGTTAGAGTCAGCTACTACAGCTAATGTAGTTGTAGATGGTAATATAGAGTCTAGTAATACAGTATTCATGCAACAAGGATTATTTAAGACTAAACTTCTTAAAGATATGCCACGTATGTCTAATAAAGCTAATATCTATTTCTTCTTAACCGCACACGTTGGTAAAGAGATAGATATGGCTTCTGGTCCTTATGCTCCTAAACCTACAAGATCTCTACAGTTCATTAAGCAAGGAGATAAGATAAAAGGTGTTAGTGACAAACTCTATTTCTTAACATCTCATTTGTGGCAATCTGCAGCTTCTAAACCTCTACTGAACCCATCTACTAAAGAACCTGAGTATCCTCTTAATGAGAAAGACAATAAAACCGATCTTAACATAGTAAGTCTTATCATGCTTAGATCTAAATCAGGTCCTAGTGGTATAAGTATAGATGTTATAGTTAGTCAGAAAGAAGGACTATTACCATCGTTATCTGAGTTCCACTACATTAAAACTATGAAGTATGGCTTAGAGGGTAATCTTAGAAGTTATGCATTAGAGCTATATCCAGAATGTAAGCTTTCTAGAACTACAGTTAGGAAGAAGATAGATGCTGACATTAAGTTAAGAAGAGCTCTTAACATCACAGCAGAGTTATTACAGATGACTGTCTATATGAAGCAGTATAGTAAATACTTCTGTACTCCTAAAGAGCTCTATGAGGGTATAAAAAGCAAAGGTTATGATTGGGATGATATCTTAGAGCATACAAGAGGCTGGTGGACTATCAAGAACTATGATACTGAAACTAAGTTCCTATCCACATTAGACTTATTAAAAATGAATGCTGATGAGTATAAACCATTTTGGTTAAAAAATAAGAAAGGAAAATAATGAGTAAAGAAACAACAGAAGCAGAGTACATGAGACTTAATGATGAGTTATATGATAAGGTAGAGAAGATCTATTTGGATAATGATGCTAATGGGGAACTTATGTTCAAGTTCCTATCTGCATTAAGAAATAGTAGTGGAGATCTCTTTAATGAACTTATGAAAGAGCTCTATACTTTAGATAAAGATATAGATAGGCGTAACTCCTCCATGCAGAAGATAACTATAAATAGAGTACTTATTAAATACCTTATGGTTATATCTGTATACTCTGGCTTAGATGTTAATGCCGTATTAGTTAACTGTGCTAACGACATCGAAGATGACACCTGGCTTAATGGTGTACTGACTACGGTAGTACCAGTTCTTTTGAATAATTTAGATTTTAACAAGGAAAAGTGATGGATTTAACATATAAAATAAAGAAGAGTGGCGATAGCAATGCTACTACTGATGCATTAGTAAATATGTCTATAGGTGTTCATTTACCTATATTAACATTAACATCTACGTTTATAGACAGATGTATAGTTCATGAAGATAACGCGCCAAGTAACTCTAGTGATAATGTATTATATAACAATGAAACTGGTAATGAACTAGATGTTATCTTAAATGCTTCATTAGGCTATACTACTAACGAAAGTGTATTGACTCTAGATAAAGATACTAAGAGATTATATCTAGTACCTGGTATTAATGATATCAAACCCTCTCAGTTCTCTAATAGATCAGTAGTTTTACAATCTATGGCTGTAGGTGCTACTACACAACATTATAACTCGGGTGAGAAGATATCTCTAGGTACTGATAGTAGACTTAATGATGTAGTATTTGACTCTAATGTACTAATGCCACTAACTGGTGCTAAAATAATAACACTAGCTATAAGAGGCATGGATGTTGGTAATGAGACTTTTAACTTAAGACAAGACCTTGCTGGACATAACCATAAAGTAGCATTAGATGCTAGATTAGTTTCATTATTAGAACTAGATGTAGTTAACTCTGGTTTAGATATCAGCGAGATGGTTTTATATACTATCTTATCAGATGCTTTTTCTCATCAGAGATTAAGATATGTAGGTAAAGATACTACTGTAGATAAAATCTATATCCCTCTCTATTAAGGTTTAGATAATGGCTAAAAGAAAAGCAGCAGAGAAATACATCATAGATATGATAACAGAGTTAACCGGTACAGATTTCAATAAGAATCTATATCTTAACTTGTTTAAATCTATGAATGATAAAGAGTTCCATGAGTTCATGGTTAAGCTTAGAGATGGTGACATATTGAATGTTATAGTACCACATGATAGAGGTGCTACTAAGATATCAGTAGAGCATAACTTCTCTATGTATAAGAAGCTAGGTAAAGAGTTCTTCCAACACCTTACTTATACCTCTAAAGATAAAGAGACTCCTGATATTAAAAGTAAGTATAAATACTATATGCTTTTATTACCATTTAGAAGAACTAAACAAACCCATGAGAAAGGTTTAGCTGTAGCTGAAAATGATAAACAAACTGATGCTTTAACTGGGCAAGCTATTAATGGTAGTAAAACTACTAAGCTTAACTTTCAAGAGCTTCAGGTATTAAGTGGTATGGGTTTATCTAAATCTGCTTCTGAGCTATTTTCAGATAGAGGTGGTAGTACCTCAGGTAGAGTACTTAAACAGTCACTTATGAAACATGGTGTAGCCTCTAAAGCTACATTAGATAACTATGATAAAGATGTGCTTTCTACGTCTACACTTAAGTCATATTTTAATGGCATGCATTTAAAAATTAATCCTTAGTACATAGAGACTTCTCTATGTACTAGGTGTTAGTTATTTTGTTGTCGCTATTATCTCTATTATACCACTAACATCTTCAGAGTTATCTCCTACTGTAGCGGTGTTGCTAGTTTGTCTTATATCCAAGCTTACTTGGTCTTCAGTACTACTAACAGTAGATTCATTTATACCAGCACTTGTAAGTTGGGCACTATATTTTCTCTGTATGATATCTGTCCTACCTGTAACATCATAGCCATTATTGATACCATCATTATTACCTACTGTATATATAAGACCCTCATTCTTAACATCAGTATGTAATGGATTAGTCATAGTCTTAAGTTCTAAGTCAGTAAAGTTACTATGCTCTAGACCAGGACTATATAAAGGATAGTTCCTAGATAATGAGCCGAATACATCATAGCTAGTATTAATGGTCTCCTCTCTAGCAAATAAAGGCATGGGACCAAAAGGTTTAGTAGTGAGTATATTAAGACTAGTGTTTATGCTAAGTCTATCATCTATAGTATAAGTCTTGTTTAGGACATCGTAGTCGGCTTCTTCGTATATTTTATACTCTGCATCCTTTATTTCTAGATAAGCCTTATAACCTAGGTTAATGTTATTCTTACAGGCATTTATAACTTTTGTATCTGAGAAATCAATATCCATAAGTAATTGTACAGTATAAGAAGTATCTTTATTAAATATGTTTATGATTTTATTATATCTTTCTAATAATTCTTTTAAGCTATCTGTCTCTATATCTACTATGCTATTAAGTAAAGGTTCTAATATTACACTATATGTAAATTTATTTAAGAACGAAGTGAGACCATAATCATCTAAGGCCTGCTCTATCTCTGTTATGTTATACTCCTCTATGTTACTAGAGAATAGATAGTTAGTCATGAGTATAGTATCTTTCTTAGCAGTGTTATCCACTAGGTTACTTATAAGGTACCATACTTTCTTCTCTATATATATACACCCATCTATATATTTAGTTAAAGCTTCTTTACTATTTATACCATCGCGGCTACCTACATCAGCTACTAAATAATCAAATATATCACCATTATCTAGTTTATACCAAGTAGACAATAGAGTTTCATTCCTATCTATGTTATTGTTAAATACAGCACCATACTTAATAGAGAAGTCATCTCCAGTTAGCTTGTTTATCTTATATAGTAAATATACTAATAACAATTTAACCTGCTGACCAGATAGATTATATAACATACTATCTACAGGGTTATAGAAATCTATACCATATGATATCTTACCATCCGATATAAGACTTATGACATTAGAGATCAAGATGTTAAATAAAGACTCATCTGTTAGCTTTATCTTATTAGGTTTATCTATAATAAACATCTTAGTCAGAGTGTTACTTAAGTAGTTATCATTAAGCAAACTCTTATAATATTCATAACTTATAGTCTTATACTCTGGTACGAGACTGTTTAGTTTAAACAAACTATTAATATCAGCTAGATCATAGTTACTACCTAAGATGTTATAAGCAGATGGGTTAGCTGACTCTATAGTAAGATCTGTAGCCTGGCTAACATAAGGTAGGTCTATCTTATCATAGTTCCTGTCTATAGGCTCTAAAGCATTCCTCTTAAACACACCTTTACCTATCCCTATATACTCTTTATTAAATACATCAAAAAGTACATTATGAAGGATATGGTTACCACCTACATTATGTTTCATCCTGTTTATATTACCATATAACCAGATATTAGTGCTTAGCTTAAGTATATCGGTATCATTAGCTAGATACTTATAAGATACCAGATGTAGATCTCTCTGGAATGAATCAGCTTTATTAGTTAGAACATTCTTTAATTTTAAAGATAATACATAGTTAAATAAGCTAGTATATAGGATACCTAATAACCCTGGTAAATAAAGCTCATCACTCATATAACCTCTATTACTATAGTTAACCATAACCTTACTTATATAAGCTTCTAGCTCTGGTATAAGATATGTTTCATTACTCTCTAATAGTGACATATCATAAGCTAGTATGGTATAGTTCTTACTAACAACAGCTCTATCTAGTTTTATGTTATAAAGTAAACCTTTTATATAATCAGACATACCAGGATTAAGTCTGATAGTATCCGTATAGTACTTATCGAACTTAAGTAGCTCATCTCTGATATTACTATTATTATTAAGTAGCTCATCAGTCAGCTCTATTAGATCAGAACCTTGTAACTGGTTTATATAAACTTTAGGATCTAAAATATTTTTCATACCAGCGATGTTTTGATAATATTTACTATGTGGCTGTGTTGGCGGTGTTTTATCATACTTAACATAAAATTGATAATCCTGTTGTACTGATATTTCATTTATCTTAATTACTAAACTATTTATAAATCTTTTTACTGAATTATAATAAACTTGTAATGTTACCATAATGAACTCCCTAAAGTATTAATTTTTCAAAAAAAGGAAGAAGCATGCAAAAATCAATAAGTGAACCTAATATGTTCAAGTCTGTTAAGAGAGATCTAGTTACTAAAGCTATAAAATCTGCTAAGAGTAGAGATAATAATTTAGACAATAATGTAATAAATAAATATACTGGTTATGCTAATGGTATGGATGAACTCATAGAGAATGTATTAGAGCTATTCCCAGATATAAGTTTAGCTATAGAGACTATGACTTCATTAGTAGCATCTCCTAATGATATGGATGACCCTAGCTTAACATATAGGCTAGACAACTCTTATCTACCTAGCGATGTTAAGAATGTTATACTTAACACTATAAGCAAGTATGTAGAGACTGAATATGATATCGTTAGCAAACTAGATGACATCATAACTGAAACAATGTATACTAAAGGCTCGTATATAGAACTCAACATCCCTCCTAAAAATATAGTAGATATACTAAGCATGATCGACAAGAACCCTAAAGCCGGTGTTGAATCGGCATTTAAGTCAAGTGCATTCTTAGACTTAGGTATATCTAAAGATGTTGTGGATACAAGATTTAACTTAGAAGTAACTGATAACCATAGCTGCTTATTTACTAGCATGATGAATGAGACTAAAGTAAGCTCCATGGTATCATCTGGCCTATATAAAAAAGATGCCAATTTATCAGCTGGTATAGAGAGTTTAAAACTAACTGGACTTAATACAGCAGTTATGGATGCTGGTAACATAGACGGAGATAAGCCTATAGTTAAGAAGATACCTTCTAGTTCTGTTATCCCTATCTCTAGTAAAGATGATAACACTAGACACTATGGTTATTTCATAGCTCTAGATGGCGATGGTAAAAGTATCAGTAACTCTAATACTAAATACAGTTTTGATGGTGCTAATGCCTTATTAGAAGACATCAAGAAGAATGTTAAAGGTGCTAAAGAGAAAGTTCCTGAGCTTAAGAATATGGAAGACATAAAAGAACTTATGTTAGTTCAGAATCTTAAAAAATATCTTAATGATTCTATCTATAAAGACTTAGTTTCACTAGACATAGACATAGATGATGATGTTATGTATAACATAGCTACATATGCTCTTAATAAAACACCTATTAAGATTATATTTGTACCTAGGGAACTAGTTAGCTACTATGCCATCAACTTCAGAAGTAATGGTACTGGAGAAGCTCTTCTAGAGCGTATCACCAACCTAGCTTCTATAAGAGGGATCATACTCTACACTAACTTACTATCTTATATAAAAAGTTCTGTTACTAATACAGAAGTAAAAGTAGATCTAGATCCAGAAGATCCTAACTTCATCAAAACCTCAGAACAGATCATGGGACAGGTTATGAAAAACCGACAAGTAGAACTTCCTATAGGTATGATGAGAGCAGAAGACTTCGTAGACTGGACTAGAAAACTTGGTATCTCTTTTAATTTCAAACATCCAGGCTTACCAGATGTTAATATAGATATAAATGAAACTAATACTGAGATAACTCCTATAGAATCTGATCTTAAAGATACTATAGATAAACAGATAGTTACAGCACTCATGTTACCTCCTGAGATACTAGATGATAACTTCTCTCCTGAGTTCGCAACTACCATCATAGCTAATAATAAGCTACTAGCTAAGAGGGTTAAGAAGACACAACGGAAGTTAAATGTTCTTATAACAGAAGATATCAAGAAGAAGCTATTGTTAGATGGTAGGCTTAAGAGTGTTATAAGCGATATAATAGTATCTAATAAAGTTAAGATAAAACATAACCTTAAGAAGCTAGATCCTAACATAAATAAAAATATAGTATCTAAAGTAACTGATGATGTATTAGTAGAGTATGTTTTCACTAACCTATTCAAGAACTTTAGGGTATCATTACCTAAGCCAGAAGTAACTGATGATTCTAATGTTAATGATATGTTCTCTAATTATACCGATACACTAGATGATGTTATAGATAAGATATTTAGTTCAGACCTATTGAGTAGTGACCTTATAGGTGACTTAAGTGATAACCTAGATGTAGCTAAAGATGCTATAAAAGTTACACTCATGAAACGATTCATAGATGAGAACAACATCTTACCAGACCTTACTAAGATGCTTAGCCTTAATGAGGATAACGTACCTAACGAGGATCTCTTAACAGAATTCAATACTTATGTAGAAACCGTTAGTAAAACATTATTACCTTTCATTAAGGAAAATAATAAGATACGAGATAAGACTGATGATAAGTTAGAGAAAATAGATGAAGAAGATAATAATGATGATAATGATGATAGTGACACAGGCGATACTACTGATGACACTAATGACGATGGTACTACCGAGCCTAATGAGGATGAGGGTGAAGAAGAGCCAGATGAAAAAGAACCGACTGAATAGTGTAAATAGATAAGATAGTTTATGCTATCTTATCTATCATCCATACTTTTTATAACCTTATATTACTTACATGAGCCTAGAGTTATCATACTTTAGCTTTAATAAAAAAAACAGGAGTAGTAAATGTTACAACCTTTAAAATACGATCAGGTTACTGGACAACCAGTTGTCTTTAGAGATGACCAGACTGGCAGGCTCTATATGTTGGATCAAATGGGTAACCCATATGAGATAGACCGTAATGGTAACCCAATGCAGCAGCAACAACAACAAATGCAGATTAACCAGGGATATGGTCATCTGCAACAAAGACAACAACCAAATATACCGCGTTATAACAATGGCGGCTACAACCAGAACCAAAGTGCTGGTATGGTAGGTTTAGGTAATAGTATACCGCGTACTGACACAAGTGATTTAGTAGGAACTAACTCTCCAGCTTCTTATAGAGGTAGAGAACAAGTTAAAGAACCGGAGACGGTTTTTAACCAACCAGCTAAAGAGCGACCTAAGGTAGATGAAAGTAAGAGTCTCATCAACTATGAACCAGAGCCAGGTTCTGAATTAGAACCGCTCATAGATACCAGTGTTAAACACATAGATGTAATCGTCAATGATGATGCTAGAACATATAAAATCTTAACAGTTAACAAAGGATAGTCATGGAAAATTTAGATATTAACGAGGAACCTTTTGAAGTTATAGAATCGCCTTTAGAAGTTAACAGTCTTACGGATGCCCGTATTATAGCTAAGTCGTCTTATATCATAGACAACAGAAGTATTATACAGAATGTTATCGTCAAGAATGTCAACATGGTAGAGAGAGGTGATCTTCATATAGACCGGATTAGAATTTCTGAGATATTAGTAGGAGATAGAAATCTTCGTAAGCTAAAGACATCTACTCGTATGGATGTATTCAAGTTCTTTAACATGGAGCTAACTAACTTCATTAATAGGAAGCTTAGGAATACTGTTAGTGATAAAGCTATCAAGCATGGTGTCTTAAAAAGTAACCCTCCAGGGTTCGATGACTATAGCGATCAGTATGACGATATAGCTAAGATGGCTGTATCTAAATCTAACTATATAGAAAAGAGTATAGCAAGTTTTGATACTCGTCTATTAACAGCTGGTGATGCTGTTGCTTATGATGAGATACCAGATGGTGTGTTAGCTTTAGAGTCTGGTACTGATATAGACTTCATGTACACAGAGTTCATTAACCTGCCAGATCATAACAATGTTACTAAAACAAAGTCTGTGTTAGTAGGTAAAGAGTTAGCCATCAATAACGATGTCGTTATCACTACTAGGCCTAATAGTAATAATACATATCATGTAGTAACTAAAGAGCTAGTTGTGGCTACTAATGACACATTCTACATCATAGATAGAACAGTTAATGATAATCTAACATTAAGGGAGCTGGACATATTAGAGTTCAATCTCTTAATGATAAAATAACATATATACATATGGAATGTTCCATATGTATATACATTTCTTTTTTTTAGTCTATGATAGGATAGTCTGGCAATGTTAATGGTGTGCCATCTTTCTTAGAAACCATCAATGCCTGCTTACAATCTATGACCCAGTTAAGTCTTATACCGCATTTAACCAGCTGGCCTACTTGTTCTCTAGTAGCTTCTGACTCATTAAGCATTATATCTGAATACTTAGTACCAGTATAAACAAAACTTTGTATATAACCTACTACAGTTTTATCAAGATCTACATAACCCTGAGCTTTTAAGATAGGCTCCCAAAAAGATTTATCAGTGTTATCACTATTTTGTTTTGCTAATGGATAGTTAGTTAATATCCACTCTTGGCAAGCTATATCTTTAAGATAGTTATCATATATAACTTTTATCTCATCATAGGCTGCTTGTATGTCACCATCAGTAGGCATGCTTCTAGTATCGTTCCATACTATAGTATCTCCGTTTAGAACAGAGAAGTCAGCATCATACATGATATGTTTTATGGATTCTATTTTTTGATAAATTTCCATCATAACTCCTTATTTAACACGTTTAACACAAAGGTATGTTGTATAGCTATATGCAGCACGACCATCATTGTACCATATAACATTACCATCATTATCATAACTTATACCTAGATAGGCATTAGCTTTATAATCACCATTAGGTTCAGTTACGGTAGCTAGATCACTAGCCCACCAAACTTTATTACCATCTTTAACCTTCCAACCTTTCTTACCCATATGTTTACTATTTAGAGGAGTACTACTACACCAACCATTAGCTATATAATTAGTAGGACCACCAGGACCGTCATCTGGGTAATAGATGCCCAACGGACCCATAGCCTTAGGTTTTTTATTAGCTATGAGATATTTTCTAGCATGGTCATACTCATTGCGATCATGTGGACAGAATAACTCATAACCGTCATCTATCAGACTTTGATTTATATCATCAGTACTATATCTTAATCTACTACCATTCTCAACAAGTTTGAACTCTGTTATGGTACCAGATGCTAATACAGCATTCTTCTCATCTATAGTAGTAGATACTACATTCGGTAATTTATTTAAAACATTATCATATTTCTCTAATAGAGCAGATGTTTTATTATTAAGATCACTTATGGTTTCAAAAATATCGGCCATTATTTTTTCCTTTTATCTTTCTTTGTCTTTTCATGTAGTCAGTATCTTCCATGAACTGTACCCTATCAGACATATCCATGATAACACTCTCTAATGTAGTAACCCTGTTCATTAAGCTAAGTATGGTAGATAATATAGGCGACTCATCACTATCCAATTTATAAACACTGAATGTATTATTACCTATATATGTAGCTATGTAAACATTATTTATATCTAAGAAGTAGTTAGCAAACACACACTCAAATACCTTATTACGAATATTTAAATAATACTTGTTATCACTGCTCTCTATATACTTGTCTACAGTGAACATAAACGTACCATTTATCTTAATGACATCATCTATGTTTTTATATATAATGGTACCAGCTTTAGCCATGATATTACTACCAGTAGTATTTACAAGGTCACTTATTACATTACCTTCATTTATACCTCTCTTAGTAACAGAACTCATGCCTGCTAAGTTATAACTTATCTTACTCATAGCATAGCCTTATACATTAGGATTAATCATAGCTTTTATAAATCTACTATAATTAACATTATCGTTCATAAAACTTATTTTAGCCCATTTCTCTTTTAGATAGGTTTTATAATCGTTATACGCATCTGCATAATCAGATACTATGTCTCCTACCTTACTAATATCATGCCCATAATATAAAGCTCCTTTATCTAGCTCTATAACTAGCTCATTATAGATATAGGATTTAGTAGCTAATGTAACTAGTTCACTGAAACTAGGATATGATGGAGGTTGTATGTTACTAAGATTCTTATTATTCTCTACTATAACATTAAGATACCCATTAGTGAGTATTAATGCATTATCATGTAGTAGTATAGTATTGGGACCTATAATCTCTAAGTTAGTATATACCTGAGACTCTGTATTCTTACCATCATTCTGATACTTGTTAAGAGCAAGCTTATTAAGCTCACCAGATGTACTATTATACCTAGATTCTATACCAGTGTTACATACCACACTTAGAGCATTTATAATACGTTTATTATTAGTGATAGTATATGGAACATTGATAACTATATTAATATTAGTATAGTTTAATTCATAGTGGGTGATACTACAGTTATTAAGAGGTACTGATAGTGACATACCTCCTATTAAATTAATATCGGTAAGTACTATAGGCTCTAAGACCTTGTTCTCTATTTGTTGGCTGATATTAGTGTTTACTTTAAACACATCAGCTTTCCTCATGAACGCTAAATTTAAAACATACATAGGGATCTCTAAGAGAACCCTATCTATGGCATATTTTATGGCAGACATATCGTATCCTTAAGCAAGTGGTACCAAGACTTTTCTTTTTACGATAGCCTCTAGTATACCTTCTCGTTCTATAACATCTCTGCTAAAACTCATATTCATAACATTAGTATTTAGACGCTCTGGTATAAATATACCTGATAAAAGAAATATCTCTTTTAAACTGTTATTAAATCCAATAGAATCACCTAGTTTTCCTAGATTACCAGAAGAACTTAAACCGCCCATAAACACCTTTACTGGAGAATCACTCATATATCATCCTTTAACTTTTTGGTTTTTTCATTAAGTATATATCTAACATTAAGATTAGGTACATCAAAATATCGTTTTCTTTTAGCTAACCCTAACCATATCTTAAGTTCGTTAATGAGATCATGGTTCATCCTAGCATCTCCTATCCCTAATAGAAAGCTAAAATAACTAACTCTAGATAATAGTAATAACCATGAGCCTTTAACACCTGTATAAACATTAGGTATCTTATAAGTATCTAACATGTTACCATTAAGTAGATCTGGTAATATACTTAGTAGTTCTTGATAGTCTATCTTCTTATTCTTGTTGATTTCATCTATGTACCAAGATTGTATACTAGTCACTAACTTACTTATATCCTTAACAAAGAAAGGATTAAAGTTAACGAAGCTAGATAACTCCTTACCCTCATAGATAGCATTATACCTATTAAACATACTATGCCTAAATATGTCTGGTATAAGGTTAGTGATAACCTCTTCATATATAAACTTAGCTGGATCTATACTAAAGGTATCTGGATGCTCTTTCATATTCCTATTAGCCCATCTATGATAATCTCTTACTAGGTTAACTATATTTATAGCATAGGTATTAAAATCATCAGCATCAAATTCTACATTGTATCTCTTAGGATGTGTTAAGAATAGCATGTCCATAGTACTATATATGCAAGTACAAGTAGTGTCTTTATCTTCTGTTATAATAAAGAACTCATCCATATTATCAAATACTGTATCTCTAAAAGGCTTACTATTAAAATCTATACCAGTATTGAAGCCTAATGTATTAGCTAGCCTCATGTACTTCTCTTGTGCAGAGAACATGGCTGAGCTTTCAGTATCATGTATATTTATCTCTAACGACTCTAGTAATGTAACTAGTATATTAGGTCTTCTAACATAGAAGCCACTCTGCTTATAATAGTTATCTAGAACACTGATAAGATTCTCTATGAGACTTGTAGCATAGTTTAACTTATAATGTTTTATCTTACCTACCCTAACTTCATAATCTTGTGTTAACATTCCTATCATAGTTACTTCCTTATGTTATTTTTCAAAGAAATATTGGTATGTCTAAAAGATAGATAAAAATAAATATTTTTATTTGTACATTATATATACTGAATAAAAACAAAAAAGAAGTTTTGCTTAGGCGAAGCTTTTAGTAATGTAGGGAAAACCTTATTTTACTAGATGGTGGTAATTTGTGTGTTTCATATATTTTTTACACCTATATTACTTACATGAGCCTAGAGCTTAAATTAATTTAAACCCTATAAGGAGTCTGGAATGAGACGAGGAATAACAATAGACGACAATGTTAATAACACGGGTCTTGATGACCTGCTAAACAATGAAGAAGTAGGTAACACAAGTACCGGTACTGCTGATGATGGCCAACTGCAAGTAGTAGGTCTATCTGGTATGGATTCGTTAATGCTTGAAGATAGTGACCAAGAGTCACTTGGTAAATATGCAGTAAAATCTGCAGAGATACTAAAAGAGGGATACTTAGATATCCGTGTTATGAAGATGGATAAAGAGAAGTTCGGTCTTGGATTTAGCTTCGTACTTTATAGTACTAAAGACAATGCTGGTAAAGTATACTACTTCTTAGCTCTTTTAGAGAAAACAGGTAGACAACCATTAGAAGTAAAACAAATCGTAAATGAGTTAAATGTTAAGAACAACACATCTATCTTAGTTACAAGTGATGCTTTTGATGATACTGTTTATGCTATTGCTGAGACTATGCTTAAGAAAGCATATAAAGATATTACATCTCTTAGAAACCTAGAGGGTGTTGTTATCCCTAGTAGTTCAGATGTAGAAGCTACTGCTGAAGTTATGAGTAGATATGTTCATAACCGTATGGTAGTTGAAAGTGAGATCACTTCTGGTAAATCAGCAGACCTTAACTTTAAAGCATTGAGGGCTATTGGTAGAAATAGCAATACTAACTTAGACATTGCTTTCAATACTGGTTTAACTATTAATACTGCAGGTAGATCTATTAGATCGGATTTCAATATCGAATCTAATATCGCATCTAATAGTTATGTTAGAAGTATGCATGATATCTCTGGTAAGAAGCGTATCGCTACCGTATCTGGATACCTAGAGTATTTAGTATCTGATAAAGTTAATGAGTATACGATGCAGTCCACTAAAGTTGCAACACCTATCCTTATCTTAAACGAGTTCATGGGTAAAGCTAGTTCACTTAATTATGTATTAACTTCTATTGTTAACTCTACTATCTTTAGTAGCAGACCTATCCTTAGAAACTTAATCGTAGAGAAAGATGCTGGCCCATTAAATGTACTATTTAACTATGGTGGTGATGCTTCTAAGCCTGGTGACAAACTAAGCTTCAAAGATGAAAAAGCTAAGCCTGAGATAGTTAATGATATCATCAGACAACATGTTACATCTACACCTATCGTTGCTATCGAGGTAGAGTTATTCGGTTCTGACTATTCACACATGGCTCCATTCGTAGCATTAGCAAGTGATGAAACTCGTATGGCTGCTACTGAAGACATCTTAAAAGGTGCTAGTGAGTTGGTTGGTTCTAAAATGGAAACATCAAGTGTTCTGGGTGATGAGTCTTCACTAGTTCCTATCGGAGAGTATCTAGATGCTGATGGTAATGTTAGAGATCTTCGTGAAATCGACTTAGCGTTCATCTGTACTTATAGTAACGATCAAGCACTTATCTTTGATTGGATCTACTCTACTTTAACTCCTGCTATGTGTAGAAGTATAACTAGTAAAGATCCGTATCTACTTAAACTAGAAGTGATTAACAAACTTGCAAGTATGTTAAACTTCAAACCTGTTATCACTGGTAAAGCTGTTCGTATCCCGCTAAGTGGGATGTTCGTAGAAGAGTTAACTCGTAAAGCTATGCAAGCAGGATATAACCCAGCTCCAACGAATGATGCTATCGGTTACAATGATTTCAATAATCTACAAATCGTAAGCCAAGCATACAATGGTTCTACATTAGCTAATACTGGATTTGGTATGGGTAACTCATATTCAAATGGTAGAAGCCAAATGCCTGGTGTATATACTGGTTATCAACGCCGCTAACAAATACTTAAGAGGGATGGTCATAACGACCGCTCTCTTATTTTTTTATTGTTTTACTACTGTTAAGGATATTTTGAAAAATACATATAAAGGAATGGTTATGTTAGATGATGTTTATACTGGTACATTAGGTACCTTTTTTAATAGAGAAGAACTTGTATTTAAGCTTAATGAGCTTATGACTAAAGTAGGAGGTAGCTTATCTTACGAAGTAGTAGAGCAGAGGACTAAAGTAGTTATATTAACTGGTGTTAATGATACGGAGCAAGATGTACCTAGTTTCCAACACCCCTTAATATTTAAAACTATCAGAGGTGAAGATGCGGTAGCTATAGATATGAGACCATTTATGAAGTCTAAACTAGTAGACATGATAACTGTTAGAGAGAAGCTACAAGATAAGTATAATGGTATGCTCATGCTCTATAGGCTTATATTAACTAAGTTATTATTAGATGGTGAAACATTCTTGTTAGGGTCTCTACATAACCCTACCATGGAAGCTTTTAGTTCTATAGTTAAAACTACAACTTCTATGTTACTATATGACGAAAGTATTAAAGAGCCTGTAGAGTTAGTATCTGATCTACATTTTATATCTATGGATATGACTGAAGATGTTAAGGATAAAACTAAGATCATAGAGTTATTACCTAGAGATAAAGTAGCTAAGATACTAAAAGGTGATTATAGCTATATCTATAATAAAATACTAGATGATACTATAACACTACCTAGTACTACTATAGGTAGTTTAACCACTAATATACGAGAAGCTATAAATAATAAGAGAGCTAAGGGTTTAACAGCTGATATTCTTATGCAATCTTTATCTAGAGGGTTCTATAGTCTAGATAGTAGAGATCTTGCTATAGCTATGGTAGAAGATAAACCTACTTTAACTGCATTACTATATATGACTATAACTGAAAGCATTAATTCTAAAGGTGCATTTAATAAAGTTATACATGGTAATAGTAGATTTATTAAACCAAAAGAGTTCGCTAAATCTTTTTTAAATATTGTAAATTCACAATTAGTAGATGGGTAGCTTATGCTACTTGTCTATAGTTCCATTTCTTTTCAGTTACATATTACTTACATGAGCCTAGAGTTCTAATAAAAACAAAACAAGGAGTTGCAAATGTTAGATTTTACATCACTGGTTGAAGAAGCTCTTTTTTCAAGAGCCTCTGATGTCAAGCAAGAGTTTTTTATTGATGTTGGTTATTCTAATCTTATAAAGGTTTCTTTTGCGACTGAAGGATATATCTTAACTTTAGTTAGAGATGATGAAAACTTATCAACACTGATTAGATGTGTTCATAATGAGATAGAGTTAAACTATCTCTTAAAAGAGTTATTTGGAGTAGAGTTAGCAGATGATATCGCTCGTACACTTGGTCTTATAAGCCAAGGTTTAAACGGGATGTATTTAGCTACCAGAGTGGTTAGCCGAAGGGCATTAAATTCAACTCTTAAAGAAAACTATATAAAGGCTTGGGAAAGAGTAGCTTAGGCTATTATTTTTTTTATTTACTTTCCTATCTATCGTTCTTACCATGAGAATATTAGGAGGATGATATGGAATTAAAGGAAGATGCCACAGAGTATTTTAAGTTTAAACCAGAGGAGTATAAGAGAGATGTTAGCCCTTTAAAACACTATATGGATATCTCTAGTTTTGTATTAGAGAAGATGAACCATACTAGAGAACCTAAGGCTAGTATAAAAGAGTATATAAAAGAAAAACAGAGATTTAGTAACCCACTAGTATATTTCAAGCAGAGAGATATGGATGGCAAGATAAGTAAACAAGCAGTTGGACTTAAGGATTATCTAGATGATGTTGTAAGAGATAAGAATATCATAGTGCCATCATTCACTGTCTACTTCCCACCATCTAAGAAACCCTCACTTCACTCTGAGTTCATGGATGTGAATACTAAAGAGAGATCTGTACATAAGAAGCTAGCCTTTAAGTATAAGATGGGTAAGATGTGGGATAAGTTTAATTACCACAATACCATACAGAAGACTAAGAAGATATTTAATAATAGTTTATCAGGAGCTTATGCTTCAGCAGGTACTATATTAAATAACCCTAGTAGTCACTATACTCTAACTAGTATAACAAGAGCTATCTCTGGTATAGGTAACGCAGTATCGGAATCTCTTATCATAGGCAATAGACACTATAGGAACCCTGATGTCATGATAGCCCACCTAGCTACTATAGCTCAGAATGCAGATCTTACTAAGATAGAGTATGTTGTTAATAAATATCATTTAGCAACACCAGATGCTCCTGAGGTTATGAACTACTTATTAAGAAGTAGTGCTAAGTACTGGAAAGATACTGAAAAAGAACTTGTTATTTTTAATTTCTTAAAATCACTTAGTAAATATGAAAGAGCTGCTGTACTATACCATATAGATCTTAATGCGATTAGAGAGTTCAATGATACTTTCATGAGGAGAGTTATAGGTAAGTTCCTTAACTATGAAGATAAGCATCATGACGAAGCTACTTCTAATAAGATCATAGATGCTGCTTCAGAGATGACTCGTAGTATATCTATCTATAGTTTATCAGATAGCCTTAAAGGTAAGGTTAAGGGTAAAGGTGATTATACTAAAGAAGATCTATCTAGTCTAGCTTCTCTTATAGAGCATACTGAACAACTTCTAAAATACCTAGGAGAGATCGTAAATGCATTCTTCATAACAGATGTAGTACCTGCTAATATATCTAGGATAAAAGATATGGTTAGAGAGGTTATCGTATTATCAGATACAGATAGTACATGCGCTAGTTATGAAGACTGGCCTACTTGGTATTTTGGTAAGAGAACATTAGACTCTAAAGCTATCTCTATAAGTAGTCTTATACTATTCATTAACTCTGAAGTTATGGATCACTTCATCAAACTCTTCGCTGTTAACCTTAATATCAGTTACGAGAAAGCCCAGATACTAGAGATGAAGTCAGAGTTCATGTTCAAACTTTTTGTTGCTACTAATGTAAGTAAACACTACTATGCAACTACTGATATACAAGAAGGTAATATCTTTGATCCTGAATCCCTACATGATATCTTAGAGAAGAAAGGTGTTAATCTTATCGTACCTAATGCATATGGTCCTATAAGGAAACTCATAGATGATGTTATGGTAGGTATCATGCATGATGTAGGTACCTTAGGTACCATAGAGCTTACTAAGTATCTTAAGATAGTATTAGGGGCTGAACAACTTATCATCAGTAAGATTAAAGATGCCTCTCCAGATATATTTAAGACAGAGAAGATCAAAGATGGGAGTGTTTATAAGAACGAACCAGCTAAGTCTCCTTTCTTACATTATCTATTTTGGAATGATATCTTCGGTAGTAAATATGGTAAAGCTCCTGACCCTACTTATATGGCTATTAAGGTACCACTTAAGATCAACACTAAGAAAGATATGTCTGACTTCATAGAGAACTTAACCGACCCTGTATTAAGGGATAAGATAAAAGAGTTCTTAAAAAAATACAATAAAGACTATATAGGTGTTCTAAGGCTACCTCTTATAAAGGTATACGAGCATGGTATACCACCTATCTTCAAAGACTGGATAGATATAAAACGAGTTGTTAAAGATAACTGTAATGCACTTTATATAGTACTAGAGACCATAGGGTATTTTATTAAGCCTGATGAGATACTGAGTGACCGTGAGTTAAAATTAATAGAGCATAAGGAAATAATAGATGAAAGATAAACGAGTTATAGCATTAGCAGCATATGCTAGATGTGGTAAGAACTATGTAGCTTCTAAGTTAAAAGAAGTTTACGAACAACAAGGGTTAGTAGTAGAAGAAATAGCATTTGCGGATTCTTTAAAAACTATAACAGCTGGTATAGTTGATGAGGATGTTACCATATTGGACACTATGAAAAATAATGATGAAAAGATTTGCATACATTATGAACAAGTGCTAGTTAGAGACATGCTTACAAGAGTAGCAGCTGGTATTAAGAAGGTAGATGAAAGTTTCTTTGCTAGAGAGACTTTAACCAGGGTTAACAATTCTACTGCAGATATTATTATCATAACTGACCTTAGATTCCTAATAGAAGAGGACATGCTTAAGACTAGTTATCCAGCATCTAAGATCATAAAGATAACTAGAGATAGTAAAGCTTGTAAAAAGAGATCTGGTGATGTAGAGGTAGATCTTTTAAAACACGATATGGTTTACATTAACGATAGTACTGTTAATATTGGTGAGCTTATAGCCAGTATAGAAAATAATTAGATTCACATATTTTATAATTTTATATCACTAATACGAGACTAAGGTTAAATACTTAGCTCTAATATAAACAAAGGGATTACCTATGAGACAATTTGATGCTAAATTAGAAATAAACGGAAGTAGTTTTAAAGTGAGAACTTTAGATACAGTTTTACTAGCAAAGGCTACATGTGGAAACAAAGAAGAGCTGGAGGAGAAGATAAGTGAAGAGACTATCGAACATTGTACTGATGAACAGATAGTTATTAGGATAGCTTTTAACATAATACCATATATCCAGCTAGATGTATCTGAAGAAACTACTCTTAGAGTATTTAACCTCATGATCGATGTCATTAATATCCTTATGAAAGGCGATGGTGCTACTTTAGCTGAGACTAAAGAGTGTAATAATGTACTAGACCTTATAGAATGCTTCGTATTGAGATTACAACACATAGAAGATTCTGATATCTATGATGATAAAGCTGAAGAAAGATACCTACCTAACTACTTAGAAGCAGCTAGAGCTTTTGATGAGAAGAGAGATCTTGAAAGCTACTATGAGGTAACTAAACATTTCTAACATACATAGTAACCCATGGGTTACTATGTACATCTTTTTTAGTATTCTATATGGTAACCATCTTCACTATCATCATATATTATCTTACATATCTTATTACCAGTGTTGTCTATAAGATAGTTCTCTTTGATAACAGTATCGTTAAGCTTAGCTATATACCAATCACTATCGTAAACTTTACCCATGTTCTCACTATGTATCTTACACCTAACATATAGCTTAGTATTCTCATCATACATACCAGGACCATCTATCCTATATAGGGAACTGAACCATACTTCTACATTATCTCTATATTCAGATACTTCATCTACCATGATAGTAAACTCTTCATCTAGTGCTACTTGCCAACTAACAGCTACTACACCACTAACATCATTAGCCTTCACATAATCCTTCACATAGAACTTAGCCATATGATACTCCTTATTTTAAGTTCAAGTTAAAACTACTCATATATGTTTCCATTTCTTTTTTCAGTTATATATTACTTATGTGAACTTAGAAATTTAAAGGAGTATAAAATGCTAAAAAATACTATAGGAAGAACTCCATAACCCAAGTGAGGAGTTAGTATGTGAGGCTACTAAGCCGTACTTATCAGATCCAACTTGGCAAAATCTTAAGAAGGTAGCGGTTGTTTTCTAACACTGCCCTTAAGGGGTTTTTTATTTAATAAAAACACTCTACTATTTTTTTCTTTGAAATATATATAAAAAGGATACCGCATGCTAAAAGCAGGAACAGAGAGCATTATGTTACAGAAAGATACTAGGTTCTTAAAGAGCCTAGAAAGAGATATAGAAGAGACCAATGATATCATTAACATAAGCTTACCAGACATAGTAGCTAGTAATGAAAATGATAGTAAGTCTTTTAAAGAGTATGATGCCTATAAGAGAAGCCTTAAAGCCAAGTTATTCGATAAGGTAACTAAGAGTATGTCTAAGACTCTAGGTAGTAGATTCGGCATCACATTTGAGCTAAAGAATACTTATAGTACTGGAGACTTAGTTAAGATAAACATACCACCTCTTAATAGCAAAGTCTTAAGTTCAGCTATGAGTGATCTAGATAGTTTATTCCCTAAGAAGCAAACTAGTTCCATACTATGGAATGTAGTAGCTAATAAAAATGAACAGATGCTATATAGTAACCTAAAAGATATTAAAGAAGCTATACAAACAAACAAGTTCCAGTTAGACCTTAAGCATGCTAAGATAAAAGGATTAGACCATACTACTATAAGTATTAAAGTAAACTTCTTAAGAGCTGCTATGTTAAGACTTAATCCAGGCGAAGTAGCTTCTCTTATACTACAGAAGATAGGTGTTCTATTTACTCATCTAGAGTACATGTATACTACTACTAACAATAACTTTGTATTACTAGATACATTCTTAACAGAGAGATTTACTAAACAGACTCCAGCTTTAGATGCCATTAAGATAGCTATAGATAAAACAGATGCTGATGTTAAGGTAGATACCAGTTCTCCAGTAGCATTCTTAAATACCCTAGATATCTATATGCTAAGGACTTATAGATTCGATGCTAGTAAGAAAAGTATTAAGATAGACTATGAAACTTTAAGTGATCAATTTGTATCACTATTTGGATATGGCTCTGATCTAGCTAATGCTATTATAAAAGCTAAGACATCTGCAACAGTTGCTCCTGATGGTAATACTAACTTGGGTATAACTACATTAGTATTCTTACTTAAGACATATATTTATCTAAGCATGTTCATCATGAGTCTTTTATTTTTCTCTGTATTTGGTTTAGTAGCTATCTTAATAGCAGCAGGGTTAGTAGCTTTCAAGATGGTTATCTCTTTTATCTTAGACATCATAGCCTCCATACTAAACGCTTTCTTCTCTACTGATGTAGAAACTGATGTTACTAGTAATGAGATGGTAACTAGACTTAACAGAATAAAGCTAGATGTTATAAAGCAACTAAGAACAGAAGCTGATGGGAGTAAGGCAGACCAAGCTATATTAGTATCACAGATAGATGAGATCAAGCATAGTATAGATTTCGTTAAAGAGAAGACTGGGTTGCTATATGAGTATGGCGAAAAGACAGCTAACTATAAGAATGAAGATACTATGCAACTACAAAATGAATTCATTGAACAGCTCTCTGAGAACGAGCTACACTTCTTTAAAGCTAAATTTAAAAACACATAAAGGAAAAGTAAATGATAAAGTATAAAAACATGGAGCTAGATATTAACTCCATTAGCGAGGACTTCACTAATATGTTCCTAGGTGCATCTAAGATGCTTAAATCCAACCACCCTAACTTAGACGTTATGCCTGTAAGTAAAAGTAAGAGTGTGTTAACAGGAGTTGTATTAGCTATCGTAGATAGTATAACTATAGATGCTACTGACATAGTTGATATGGAGGTGTCTACAGCTAGAAGATTAACTAACATGTTAAGTAACTCTATAACATTAGCTATATTAGAAAGAAATGTTATAGATACTAAGTTTGTTAATACATTAACAAAAGATACTCTTATGCTTAAGCTAGATATGCTATTAGGTAACACTAGAACTGTAGATATTACTATGGGATATAAAACAAAACCCCAAGATGAAGATATCGTTAGAAATATTGTTCTAAAAGAGTACAATGAGTTCTCGGATTAAAATAAGTACATGTATACCTAGCTATAGCTAGGTATACATGTTTTATATTTTCATTACTACGATATCAACATCGGAGGCTACTACAAGAGTACCATCAGCTTGCTTAATAAGTTTCTTATTGATGATGAACTTAGAACTATCTTTAACATAGTTAAGAACAGTTATAACATTATCTGGAGATATGTCAGTAAGCTTAACTGATAACACATCAGTACCTATGACAGTTTGTATCTCGTTCTCTATACTAGCTATAGTAGTTGGCTTTAATAACTCTTTCTGTAGTGTAAGGGTTATAAGTTTCTTTATAGCAGTAGTTATGACAAAAGTAACTTCTTTATGTATATATAATATAACCTTAGGTTTTATGAAGTTATCGAAGGCTACATTAACATAGTTAATATTAAGAGTAACTTTATCTAAGTTGTTATAAGGCATGTACTTAATAGTAGTGTTGTCTAAAAGATAATCATTAGCGACATCTAACTCATCAGTTATGACATTAGTAAGTTCTTTAAAATAACCTATCCTATACTCTTTATAGACCCTATCTGTAACTCTTAAGAAGTAATCCTCTATAAGTAACATATTAGGAACATGGATGATGCCATAAGTGTTGTCTATGATAGGAGTTTGATTCTCATCTAACATGACCTCACCTTCTTTATGTAACATTATAACATCGCCCTGATCATCTAAGACAGGATCTCCTTTAGTATGTTTAACTACCAACTCTACGTCATCATTAGTACCATCATTATTAGTATCTATATAGTTAAGCTTAACAGTACCATCATCATCTAACTCATATACTGTCTCTGTATAGGTTAGTATAACATCAGCATCATAAGTCTTGAACTTCCTAGAGGTATAGTCTAGTCTATAGTTAGAGAATAAATGTTTTAAAGCTATACCGAATGTTAATGTAGCTGACTCTTGATAGAATACTGTCTTAGGAGTCTCTAAAACTACTAGTGTGTTATCTACATTAGTACTGAGCCCATCTTCTGTACTATAGAACACTGCAGTTAATGAAGAATCTAAAGCTAAGGATACTCTTAATAAATCACCACGCATAGTAGTGAATGTTACCTTATCATCAGCATCTATATAGCCATCTGTATATAGATCATACTTAACAAAGATCCTACCATTAAGTATGCTAGTATTTCCTTTTATAACGAACTTACTACCATTAAGAGTAGTATACACTAGTTCGGAAGAGAACTTGCTTAGGTCTAGGTTAAATAGCCAATCGTCAGGCTGTAGTTCATATGTTAGTACATACTTGTCTAGCTCATATGTTAGACTTCTATCTAATATGGTTAAGAAGGTATCTAGTAGATCATTAATATATAATGTATCAGCGTTTGTTATACTTAACTGGTTAACATCATAAGCTCTTATAAACAATCCATTTTTATTATCTAGAACATATTTATAGATATTAAAGAAATACTTATTTTTATTATACTCTACGATATCGGTACTGGCTACATCTTTTATAGTAGCTGCTTCACTAGTAGTCATAGCTACTGTAGAACCATTTATATATTTAAAGAACTGATAAGGCTCTATAATAACATGTGTATCATTACTCTTGATCTTCTCACTGTTGATAGTAGGTAGGTATAACTTAACATCATCATAGAACTCATCCATAGATGTAAATAGATCGTAGTCTAGACTACCTAGAGTCTTATTAACCATAAGCTCTCTTTCAAATATAGTATTAAATGTACCAGTATAGTTAAACCCGTATTTCTTTATCTTCTCTTTTATCTCATATGTAGTTATAGGGAGCTTGTTATCTCCAGTACTACTATCTATGACCCTATCTTTAAGCTCTTGAAATGTTATCTCATCTCGTCCACCATATGTATATGTACTAGCTGTTATAAGGTAGTTGATGTTCTTTATACCAGTTATCCTAGGATCTTCTGTATCAGGAAGTGTTATAGTAAACGTGAACTCAGAGCTACTACTCTTAACCAGAGGTTCTACTATGTTACCTAGTGAAGTATAAATATCAGATTCTACATAACTAGAGATCATGTTGTTGAACATATATATAGATGGTACTTCTATAAGAACTCTGTTATCTAGAGGTTTGATTAGCATAGTAGGAGTACTAGGATTATAAACGAAGTTACTATATGTCTTATCAAGCTCTATGATAGAACCATCAGGAGTACTTATAGTTTTAGATGTTAGATATACATATCTCTCAGCATCATTAAGCACTATCTCAGAAACAAAAGGAGAGCCTTTTATGATAGTTTCGTTATGGGTATACTTCTTGATCTGCTGTAGTTCCATATCTAAGAATACCCACTCTTGCCCATCATCGTCAGTTACTAGATTACTGTTAATAACTTCACCACTATTATAGCTTATGTCTAATGTGTTAAACATGAACTTAGCAAATGTCTTACCATTAGCATAGCTTCTCACTAAGATATCATTCAGTAATGTAAATGTTATATCGTTAATAAGTATAAAGCTATACTTAGGTAATATGATATCAGTAAAGTTATTTCCATTATGACCAAATGTTAGCATATCTTTTTTATTTATCATGAAGTTAAATTTAGCTTTACTAGGTATAGCAAAAACATCATTAAGCTCATCATTAGTTAGATGGTGATAAAGTTCTTCTTTACTAGTAGCCAGATAGGGATACATGTTCCTCATACTTGCACTTACTTCATTAGTTATGGCAGAGCTTAAAGCAGCCATGTTCTCTTGTAAAAATGTAAATGGGTTACTAGGGTCAGGTAACTCTACAACTCCATTTAAACCTTTATCTATACGATCCATACTATCTACCATGATGAGATTGGGATCATAGATGTATTTAGTTAATTCTTTCTTTTCAGTTTCACTTAGCATAACTTATCCTTATTTTAATTTAGTGCGAAAGGGTCTTGGTTAAGACCTAAGACATCGTTGAGATTATCACTTTGTGTGTTATCCGTGAGACCGAACTGTGATGGCGGTGCTATAGGCTTATCCTCTTTAAGAGCATCCTCTTTACCAGCATCTATGAAATTCCTATAGCTAGCACTATCTTTACTTATCAACCATACCAATTCAAATGTCTCTAGATTTATGACGGGATAGCCTCTAAAATCAAATGTCTTAAGCAGGTCATATGCTATAGGAACCATCCTAGTAGGACTACCAGTTAAGAAGTTCTTAACATCAGGATGAAAAGTAGCTGCTAGTTTATTAAAGTCTAAGAGATATCTACTGTAGTTATATCTAGCTCCCATACAAGTAAAATTAATATTAATGTCATTAGTCTGCTCGTTATATGGCTTATCTCTACTATAGTCAGCATACTTACCACTAGGCCATGTATTAGGAAAACTAGCCCCTGTTACAAATGACTTAATTATGAATCTATTAGACTTGTCTAATGTGAACTTATATATCCTAGTGTTATAATCAAACTCATTCTCAGTTATGAAGTCTAGATATGGATATACCATACCCTCAAATTCTAGTGATGAGTATTGGCCCCATTTTTCAAAGAGTGTAGATATAGGTTCGTTAATGAAGTTCTTAAATGTAGCACTTAATGAGAAGACATCGTTTATCTCGAACGTACCATCTATCATGGCTATCTGTTCTTTCCTTAACCCAGCTTTAGAAGTAAAAGTAGGAACTGTACTATCTGGCCATCCAGACAGGTTAGTTAAGGTGTTGGTTAGTATAGGTATAAAAGGCATATGCTTATCTACAAAAGGACAGTCTATTTTTTCTGTACTATAGAACTCACTATTTAGCTCATAAGGGCATCTTGGATCTAATGTAACCCTAACGAATCTGTTAACAGTGTTAGGATTATCATCTAGGAGATTCTCTAAAAAATTACTATTCCTTATATTACTAGTCTGCATGTTTAGCTGTGGCCTAGTAAAGAACACTATACCTTGGCTCTCTTGGTTAGATTCTAATGATGGTAGTTGTTGACCATGACTAAAACCATATAGTGCATTACCTACTACTTTATCATTAGGTTTATTCTCAGAGGTATCCATAACCTCATTAATATTAATACGTTTTTTCATACTCAAATCCTCATTTTTTTCAAGTTAACATCTCCCATATAAAAGATAGGCTCAAGCATTTGTTTGAAAAATGAAATTCAGCAAGGAGTTAACCATGACGGGTAATGCTTTAAGTAAAAGCCTATTAGTTATAGGTAATGTAATCAAAAACACAATCAACGACGAAGAGGATCTTTTAAAACTAGAACCCGATGTAGTTACATCTGGTAAAATAACTAGACTTATGTCTAAGTTCATCATGACACCTAACATCATCATAGATAAAGACCTTAGTTATATCGACCAGTCTAACCTAGATAAGGTTATTAAAACAGAGATAAACTTATTCACAGGTATCGTTACTAATGCTTTCCAAGTACTAGCTAGTGTATATGGTTCAGAACCTAGTGTTATAATAGAGAAGTTAGGTAGAGACTCTAATAAAGATTATCTGTCTGATATCAACCGTGTTAGAGATTTGATAGATGGCATAGAAAGCTTCGATTATGTAGCTGATGCTCTTTTCAATACCGATGGTATCTTGCCTATAGCTGGTGTAGAAGCTACCCAAGGGGGTAGAAACGTTAGACGTAATAATGGTAAAGGTGGAGCACATGTGCATATTAAGCCTAACATTAATGTTAAACCTAACATTAATATAGCTGCTAATAAAAAAGAGGGTGGTAATAAAAAAGACCCTATCAATAACACTGGTGATGTTACTGCTCAGAAACTTCATAAAGATGCTAATGGCTTTATGAATGTCTATAATATAGAACTTAACCTCACTACCGCTAAAGGTGAACAGAGAGTTATAACCATCCCTATCATCATTTATCCTAACATCACTTATACAGATGCTAATACATTAGTAGGTAACATGTTAGATTCCGATGTAGATAAAGGTTTCTTAGATAGAATAGACCAATACAGAGCTGGACTAGTTTCACTTTCAGATATTATATTCGCTACAGATTTAGTTAAGAAATATAGAGATAAGAAAATAACTAACCAAAATGAGGTAGCTTCTTATCTTAATGCTGTTGATAAAACAACTACAGTTAAAGAACTCTTACATAATAAGAAAAGCTTCTCTAGAAACTATAATATCTACATCTTCGATATAAACAAGAAACCTCTTGTAGAGAAACAAGTTAAAGGTTCTCTATTTAAGAACAGGTATAAAGATAAACTTATGAATTCACTTTCGGCCTTCTCTATTTGTTTTGTAGATGATGCTAAAGAAGAAGTAGTTAACTATGTAGATGACATACCTGGTTTTAGTGCATTAAGTTATAAGATGCTATCTAAGGATAAAAATGATGATGTTAACAGTATCATGAAAGATCTTTTCAATGGCAAACAACCTTTTTAATGGAGTAAAAGATGAGCAAACATGTAAAGAAAAAATTAGAAACATTGTATATAGAAAGAGATCAGCTTCTAGAGGTACTTAATGAGGTAGAGAAGAACATAGGTACTTCTACTATACCTACTTTAAAAAGCACTCTAGATATAGTTAAGGGAACTAAAGTTCTTAAAGAGAGTATTTTATTTTCAGAAATGAAATTAAGAAATGATGAGGATTTCTTTAAGAGACTCATTAGTGTTACTATTAAGTACTCCAAAATACTTCCTGTATTAAAGAATAAGGTTAATGAAGAGTTACCTGATACATTCGGTTCTAATACTAGTAATGTTAATATTAAGATAGCCTTATCATTAGTTAGTGAAGGTATCTTCTTAGCTGATAATGTAACAGACATAGTATCCTATATCATAAATACTTACTATACTAAGTCTGGTACTGAGCTAGAGTCTGGTTATAATCATAAGCTAGGGCATACTCTCATAAACCTTATAAAGCTTATACCCGAGTTAGAAAAAGCTAATCTTAGTGAGATAGTAGATATCATCGGTAATGTACCTACTATAAACACATTAAGAAAAGAGACTAAGTCAGTTATACCTACTGATGTAGTTATAGGTTTTATTAGTAATACTTTTAAAATAAAAGGTGCTTATACTCTAACTTACATTAAGAGATCATTACGTTTTATTAATTTTAAAAAAGAGAATAAGACTAGAAAGATAAGTATAGCTGGTAAGAGTTTTATAGGTAATCCTGTTTATCACATAAGACTTTTTCTAATCGACTTAGAAGAGTTAAGATTTGAAAGACTTAAAGATAGTAGAAGACTTATGGAACTTAGAGTTTTAGAACTTAGACAGAAACAGCAGTCTGGGGTTACTGATGAAAAAGTTACAACAGCTATAAAGTATTATGAAGAAAAACTTAATAAGTTAGATATGAAAATAGAGAGATACCTTAGAGGGTAATCTCTTTATTACATTTTTAAGGAGAAATAAATGTATGTGGTAACAAAAGAAGATGGTAATAATAGTAATTTTACTAGTACATGTGAAGATGGTTATAGTTGTGACCCTTCTACTATGTATGAGGAGATAACTAAGGTAGATGTTATGGTTAACACACTGAATGTTAAGAAGCACGCATTAGAGTCATCATTAGCGCTATTTAACAGAGTAGATGATGATGAGGAATATGTTAACATGTATGCTGCTTCTGAAGCTATGGTATATGCTAGGTTAGCAGATGTGGCTGATGATATAACAGTAGGTGCTGAAGGGTTCTTTAATGTTGTCTATAAGGTCATAGCAGCTATATTTAAATCTATCATATCCCTTATATCTAAGATCATAAAGTTCATAAGCAGCATCTTTAAAGCTATCTTTGGTTTTCTGAACCATGATGATGTAACAACTTCTAAAGGTAGAGAAGATAAATTAGACATCGTGAAGGATAAGTTTAAAGATACTATAGACGAGTTCGTTAAGCTTAAATCTGAAGGTTATAAGGTATCTGAAATCTATACTAAGAGCCAAGAAGCAGTTATAGAAGCTTCTATAGCTAAAATAATCGATATGGTTAATAAAAACCTACCTTTAAAAGCTTATAAAAATGGCATAGGTGCTGATAACACAGTCAGTCTAACATCTGTTATATCTGCATATCAGAAGTACATTAATGGTATAGATAATGTATCTAACCTACTAGGTAACAAAACATTCATAGACACATTAAGTATAGGTGTACTAGAGTTCAAGCATAAGAGTAAAACTGATAGGATAAGTAGTACTAATATATCCGATATCGTTAAAAACATTATGGAGGCTATACATAACGTTGACCTTAACAATCCTAATTTAAGTGATGATCACGCTTACCCTGTAACTTCTCCTGATATAGCTAGCTTGCATACTCTTGTAGAAGCTGTTACTGAAAAGATAAATATCGTTGCTAAAAATCCATTCGCTGGTCTGTCTGCACATGTAAATTTACATACTACAACTGAGCTTAGAAAAGAGGTTATTAATGAGCTTTTCATAGATGACAAAAACACTAATGCTGCTTTAATAGCTATAACTCCTAAGAAGGCTTATGTATTAAGTACTACAGAGAAAGATAAAGCTACTCTAGATGATATCGTTAGACAACTAAAAAAGGCGTCTGAAGATCTAAGTGAGCATGTACATGATAATGATAGTACGATGCTAGAGATACTAAGTGAGCTAGCTTCTATCATTAAACTTATAGCTGATAATGTTACTGTAAAATTAGAAGTCATTGCTATGGATAATATAGTAGCCCTAGATGATGTTAATGCTACTGGCGTTAATACCGATGACTTAGATTATATAGACTCTACATTCACCATGAAAGGTAATACCATTATAGCAGATGCGTTTAGACTATACACTAGAGAGCTTAATCTTACTAACACATTAAAAAAAGCTAAAGATACTATGGAAGCATTAGAATATGGATTCAAAGCTGAAGAGAAGAAATTAAAAGCTTTAGAAAAAGATATTAAAGATATTTTAAATAATGGCGATAAGAAAACTAGTTTAGGTAATAGTGTTAATAGTTTAGTAAATAGTGTAAACTTTGTATCTACTGCATATGCCCATAATGTTAAATCATTAACTACTCTCATAGGCGATGCTACTATTAGTTATAATAACTCTAAGTTCACTGACATCTGCTCAGAGATATTAAAGTTATATCGTAACAGATTAGTTAACATACAACTATAGTATATACTAAGTACTCTAGGGTACTTGGTAGCTTTATTTTGCATAGTTAATATATTATGAGATAGAACTATAAAGAAAATAAAGTGGAACTATACCTATACGGGCATACATATAACTATGCGAGTGTACTGCACTTAAAACATTTTATAAAAATAAAAATATGAAGGATTTCATTATGGGTTTCAAAATTGACTTAGGTTTAAATGAAAAAAGAGAAAGAAATACAACTGTAGATGTGGTTGCTGCTGCTGAGGCTATGAATGCTGCTGAGATGAGTCTTGTTAAATGTGAGACTGAAAAGGCTATCGTAGTTGCTGCTGCTGAGAACCTTGAGAGAGGTGTTCAACTTTCACAAGCTATCGCTGAAAAAACACAAGATGAAGGTGTTGCATTGGCTGTTGGTAATGAAGCATTAGTTGCATCTATGAGAATGTTAGGTCAAGCATCTGTTGGTGAATCACTTACTGCTGGTACTGAATCATTTACTGCTGGTGTAGAGGCTTCTGAGGGTATGCTTAAGAAGATGATCGATAAAGCTAAAGAGTATGCTAAAAAAGTATGGGATTTTATCCGTAACTTAATTGCTAAAGTTGTAAAATGGGTTAAGGCTCTTTTTGGTAAAGGTGATGATACTGCTACACAACTTAAAGAACTTCTTAAAAAAGCTAAAGATGACAAGCGCACTAAGCTTAATACTAGCGAGTTCGATACTACTACTGCAACTAGACTTATTAAACAAGTTAAATATATCGCTAAACTTCGTGGTGACAAAGGTGTCGATGAGACTGCAGTTATGGATAATCTAGGTGTCCTTTCTAAAGGCATATCTGCGGTTAAAGAGTTATCACTTAAAGATGCTTTAGGTGGGACTATGATAACAGAGGCTACTGCTGCTATTGAAAACGCTGATGATAACATTACTTTAGATTCTTTAAAAAATAGTATTATTAGTGATATAGATATTCTGGATGAGAAAAATCAAGGTAAAATTCAATTCACTGATGAACTTAAAAATGACCAAGATATGATTGAAGAAGAGTTAGATTCAGATATTGAAACTGCTATGGTTATGCCTTTATTTTTGGGTGCTGATTCTTTATCTGTTCTAGTTATCTACACTAATATCGATGATGCTACTATGTCTGATTTTAAAGCTGCTACTAAAATTGGTAAAGAAGCTGTTGATGTTGCTAAAAAAGCAGTCGATGGTATTAAAGTTAAAGTTATTACTATATCTCCGAGTTATGATGATGTAAAAGAGTATGAAGGTAAAATGGAGCCTATCCCATTTAACTCTGCTGATAACATCGTTAAAAAATTAGAAAAAGTTACTAAAAATGCAGATACGATAGCTAACAAATTAGAAAAAAATGCTGATAAAGTAGCTAAAGAGTTTAATAAAGCTTTAGATGATCTTGAAAAAACTGAGGCTGTTAAAAATAACACACCAGGTGTTAAAGGTTCTTTAGTACAACTTACTCGTTCACTAATTAATCTTGCTGAAAAATCAACACAAGAAGTTGCTAAACACATGGCTTCACAAATTAGAGAAGCTGCTCGTCCTAAATGGGGTGATATCGTTAAAGAGTCTATTAGACTATACGAAAAATAGTCTTAGCTATTAATAAGTCATTAGCCTTATGGCTAGTGGCTTATGACTTTAATAAGTTTTACAGATTTTCTTTTGAATTTAATTATAAAGGATATATACTATGGTAAATATAACACTAAATAAGGAAGAGAGAGTAGGAACTGATATCAGATATTACGATACTGCATTATACAACATGCTAGTAGGTACAGGAGACATCCCTAGTGGGGTAGATGGTCTTAACCTAGTTAACCAGTATAAGAACAAAACTATAAGCAATGATAACACTATGTTATCAGACGTACTTAAAGAAGCTAATAGTACTACTAGAGTTCATGAGGGACGATACTATGCTATCAGAACCGTATCTCTATTAGTAGACTTCTTTAATACTAAACCTAACTATAAGGCTAATGCCGATACTTATAAATATGGATTAGCAGAACTTGTAAGAGAAAAAATGGCTGGTTATTACGTAGATGAGGAAGAAGCAGATGGTATCGTACTCAGAGGTAAGATAGATTTTAATAAGACATTACAGCCTCATGCTGATATGGATATCTTAACTGCTATCTCTATACTATACTCTACCATAGGTTTCCCAGCAGCTATTTTACTTATTAGATCCATCCATACCCTACATAGGGGTTAACCATGCTTACAAGATTAGTTATGGTAGACGGTATAGAGCAGACTATCATAGCTCCCATAGTTAAAGATGTTGTTAAGGACATACAAGATAAGTTCATCAAAGACGAGCATGTTAAAGTGTATACTAGTAGCTTCTATGAAGAAGATAATGTAGAGGTAGGCGATCATGTCACTACTAATGAGATAGGTAAATCTAAATTATTCGTTAACTTCGAGTATGAGGATAATGAAGAGATGTCTTATAGCCCTAGCATGTATCGAGCTAAAGATAAGATAATCTTATTAGATAAGCAGACAGGGTTTAGTTTAAGACCTATATCTACTAATACTACTCTTACACTTACATTTAGCTATAAGAATAAATCTAAAGTATCTGTACAGAGAGTTATTAATAAGCTTAAGAACTTCTTTAAATTTACAGGGCATACATTAGTACATAGTCTTACTTATAGCTATCTGTTCCCTGATGTACTTATGAGTCTTATGAGTAATGTATCTTCTTTAAAAGGTAACAGTAATGTCTTTGATTTTATAGACGATGCTGCTGTATATAACTTTGATTATGCTGTTAAGAGAGGTTCTGATTTTAAGGTACCTAGTTTTAGAGGTAAGGCTGCCGGAGTTATGGGTGTTATGGAAGGTGATGGTTCTTCTCTTAAGATAAGTAAAGAAGAGGAGTTATATACCCTAGAGTTCTCTTATAACATAACATTCGATAAGCCTAATGCTTTAGCTGTGCATTATCCTATAACAGTTAACAACTTACCCATAGATAATAGTTGGCTTCCTAAGGAGTCTATAGTTAAATCTAGAGAGAGAAGCTCTGGAGCTTTTGATATTAATAGGATCATAAAGGATAAGTTCCGCACTGGAGATATTCAGAATGATATACTTATAAGAGTACCAGATTATGATCAGTTCACACCTAGTCTGAATCACAATGGCACTATGCTAACTTTACTATCCATATTAATACAACTAGATCCAGATGAGCCTGAACTCTTATTAGACTTAAACGATCTTGCTTATATAGGGATACCTGATTTCGTTATAGTTTATATGAAAAAAGCTGGTATAAAAGATTTCTTTAAACTAGGTTCTTCATTATTCTATTTCATGCTTTTTGAAAACAACTATATAAAAGATAAAGATATGTCCAAGAATGCTGATGATCAGATAGTAGCTACTAAGCCACTAGATACTACTAAGACTTATCACTTAGTAGCTAATGTCTTAGTTAACAGAAGATTCTTAAGATTCTCTCATCATCCTGAAAGTATCGCTATGGTTGAAGCTATAGAGGTTATGAGGAAGATGGGTATAGAGTTCAAAGATGATACATTTGCCTTAGTACAAGATGGTAGAAATACGAATGATTTTTAAAATAGAAGTATATAGGTTTTTACCTATATGCTTTCTTGAACTCTAATTTTTGTTTGAATAATAAATATAAGGATATGTCATGGCTATTTTCGGTGTTAATAAAGAAATAAATAGTAATATAGAAAGAAAAGAAGAATCATCCATAGTACCGCATTATGAATCAGATGCTGTAGATACTAGGCTGGTAGCTACCGTAGCAGGTCAAGCTTGGCCAGTTACATATTTTCATAGGTTGGTAGATGACAACATGAGTGTGACAGCTTATGACCCTAACCTTAATATAACACTACAGGATTATAACAGGATAGATGACTTCATCATTAAAGTTGATTCTGCTATACCAGTAGGTACTCCAGATGGCATGTCTGGTGATGGTATCATAGATGTTAATTTTGTACCTAACCCTAATGATCTGTTCTTAGTTAAGTCTCCAGATGGTAGAGTTTTTATATATGTCATAAATGCTATCAGTAGGATCAACTACAACGAGAGTTATCTGTTTAAGATAGAATATAACATACAGTCAGAAATAACTAATCCTAGTGATCCTATACTAACTAAACTTATGGGTGCTACTACTAATGAATTTGTTTATAATAAAGATTTCAGGATCAATGATGATAAGCCAGTTTATAGTAAAGCAGAATTTGATGTAAGAGAGAGATACCTATTATACATAGAGACACTCATGAATGACTGGACCGAGAACTTTATAGTACAAGATAACAAATCCTATATGTCTTATAAAGCTGGTGATAATATAATATTTGATCCTAATATGGAAGCCTTCATCAAGAGCACTATAGGTATCAGTAACTTACCGTCTATAGTTAAATTATTATCTCTAGATGTTGATGTTAGTATCTTAGATACGTTCCTTAGGAATGATGTTATCTTTAATAGGATAAAACAGTATACACTTCTAAACAAGATAGGAAGCTATGGTAACAACCCATACCTATTTACTATATCATATACTGGTATAAACAAAGTCTTAGCTTTAACTAGCATAGAAGATGATACTAATGTTAGTAACAATGAAGTTGTTAATGAGTTGTTCCCTAAGGTAGACAATAAGTTCTATATATTTAGAGAGTATATCTATCTAGTATTAAGAGGTAGCGATATAACACTATTTAAAGATAACCTAACAACATTTGAAAATATGGTGTTAAGTATGGTTACTGGTAATATATTAGCAGATGCTGATATAGAGCTTATCTATAAAAATATCATGCAGCTAGATGAACAAGAGAGATTTTACTTCATGCCTATATTTGCTTATATGCTTAGATATACATTAGAAGTTCATACCGTAGAGTTCATAAGTAGTAGGAGTTGATATGGATGCTTCTACACTAACCTTTAATAGAGTAACTGTACAGTCTATCATAGAGGATCTACATGGTAAGAAGATAACGGTCATCGTACCTGCAGCAGCACTCTATAGTGATGATGAACTAACTGCTCAAAATGAGCCTACTATGTTCATGGATAATGCTCCTATAAGATCTAAATCTAGCATGGGTAACGAAGTAACATATACTGGTACTAGTGCTAGTATAGTAGACAATGAGATTAACAATAACTCTTCTAACAATAAGACTACTGTTAGGCTATCATTATCAGTAGTTATAGACCTTTATCATAAGCAGTTCTCTATTTATATACCTAAGCATAATAATGACCTCATCAAGCTTGTAGACTTCATCAACGACATATTAAACAGATTAGAGAATAGTAGTGATGGCAGAGCTAATGAGATGTTCGAGTATATAGATGAGTTTTATAAAGTAGTTATAAAGAATCAGAAATCTAATATATCTAAGAAACTATCTTTAGATGCTATGTACCTACCAGACATGAAACCTGTAGTAGGATTCACTAGTAACACATTAGAAGAGGATGCTATCAATACTGCTACTTTTATAGATATAGACAGCATAACAGTTTAGGAGTTAGCATGGCTAAAACATTACCCATAACATTAGACAACGAAGTAAATGATCTCTTAACCAAGTCTAAAGAGTTCATCATGCCAGAGCCAACACTTATCATACATACAGAAGATGGTGATGTGACTATAGTACATTTTAATAGCATAGATGTAGAACGTAACTACACTACTAACTTATCAGATATAATATATGTTAACTTTAATGCAGGTCTTGGTTTTGCTAGTAAGGTTCTATATAAGCATAGAGATAAACTAGAAGCTACCGTTAAGCTAAAGTTCTCTAATAAGAAGATACAACAGAGAAGATTCAAATTTGTACTCATGACTAAGTTCGAGGATATACATGATAGCTCCATGAGTAAGATAAGTCAAGAAGACCTTGATACCCAGGATTATATAGAGATAAAAGCACAATGTATAGATACTAAGCTTCTTAAGTTCAAGAATGAATATGTAGAAGGTATCTTCCATGATATGGATCTCAGGAAAGTAATGAAGAATATTTTCAGTAAGAAGATGAGAGAGGCTGGTACTGATAGCTACATCAATGTCTATGTTCCTAAGAATGTGAAGAGCTATGAGAATATCTTCATAGAGCCATTCACTAAGTTTGTAAGACTACCATTTATATTTCAGAATGATAAGTATGGTCTTTATGATCATGGTGCTGGTATATACTTCAGTAATATCTCAGAAGCTAGCGAGTCTAAATATGATGTAGATATATTCCCTATATTTGATTATGAGAGGTTCGATGCTGAGGCTAAGAGACCTAAGCTTATTATCATAAATCCTACTAAGTCACATATGAGTAAACATGAGATAGATTTCTACTATAAAGATGGCATCTATAAATCATTAGTATCTAATGTTAAGTTCCAGCATGATAGCGAGGATAAGAGATATGATACTGGTAATGGTTTCATCATAGAGGATTCTGGTAACACCATCAACCAGAGTCTACTTGATATAAAAGACGATATAGTAAAATATGCAAATGACCAATCTTTCTCTATAACCAAGCTAGATGAAACTAGGAGTTATAATAATCTAGTAGAGACAGGCGGAGATGATAATCTCTATAAATATAATAGCACTCTTAATAGGCTACAAGGTGTTATAGGTAGTGTCATGTTACCTAAGGTTAATCCCGAGATCATTTATCCAGGCATGCCTTTTAAATACATGTTCAACAAGGATGGTAAGGTTGCTTCTACTACAGGAGTCGTACAAGGATTACAATATAGCTATGACTTCATCAATAAGACTACAGTTGTCATGCTGGTATGTATATTTAAGAGATTAATAAAGGAATGATATGTTAAAATTTGTAGGTGATAATAGACACTTTACCATCATAGTTAAGAGTGAGAAGGAACTACTTGATGTTATGAATCTTAAGCTAAGCATGCTTCTTAACGAAGATAATATGGATATATATAGTAAGGTCTATAAGACTAAGATGTATGAGACTATCTTAGAGAACATCATCATGGAAGAGCTAGCTAAAGCCAATGTAATAACTGAGAAGAATAAGTCCTATATATTTTCGCTATTACTACAGGATGAGAAGTATCAGTATCTGGTAGCTAATCTAGAACTAGGAGACCAAGATAAAGGTCTTATAATAAACAAAACGTTACAAAACTAATCATATGGTAGAACTTTCTACCATATGTATTAAAATTCTAATTCGTCTAGAAAGTCATCATCGTTGCTGTTGATGCTGTTAGTTTCAGTAGCTTCTTTAATACTACTATCTTTATTTATTCTGTTTTTATAGTACTCATAGAACTCAGTACTATATTTTCTATATTCAGCTAGCTTCTCACCATCTTTAGACATACCTTTTACAACAGCCTTAGTTACTGCTTTTAAATTAATGTCAGCTGCTCTAGGATTGGATTCTTTTACCTGCTCGAACGAAACTATAGCATTCCTTAGTTTAGCCTTTTCTAGCCCCTCTATGTTAGTACTAGTTATCATAGGAGGAAGTTTGAAGATAATTTTACTAGCATCATTATCATCTACTACTAAAATCGTAGTCCTATATCCACCTACAAGATCTTTTAAGTTATTAATGAATACCATGTTATTAGCATCATTATGTTCTAGCTCTTTTAGTATATAAGGGAGTAGATAAATTTCAAAAGTAGATAAGCTTATTTTAGCTTCATCTATATCTATGTCTTTGAAGCTCTTACTAAGTTCAGCTATCTCAGACATCTCCTCTGCTTGATTGTTCTCTACTATTTGTTGCATCTCTTCGTCTGGCTTAAACATTATCTGCTCCTAAGAAATATTCTATTTTTTTATCTATATTGGTTATATCGCCTTTATCTACTAACGCTGATTTAGATAACGTATGTACGATACCATCTACTGTAATTTTTATGTCTATGTTAACTCTGTAGTTAGTTTTATCAACTGTTTTGTTAGTAGTTTGTACACTAGTTATAACTTCAACTTCTTTCCAGTACCTACCATACATAGTAACTAGTGTATCTCTTACACTAACCTCTAACTTCTCCATATCAGGACCAGCATCTCTTATAAGATATGGTAAGCTAGATATCTCTGTATAAAATAGTTTGGTCTGCGAATATTCTGATAATAAGAAGTACTCGAATAACTTATTTATCATGAGGTCTACATCAGCCACATAACCGTCTAATGTTAGTGTTGGTACTTGCTTCATTAATAACTCCTATTATAAATTTCAAAACAAAGGATATGCATGTTAAAAGCATTGATATTATCAGATATACATCTAGGGCATGATGTTAATAAAACAGAAGATATTATATTTAATCTTAAGAGGTTTTTTATAACTTATGATAAAGATATAAAACTACTAGATGTTATATTCATCTCAGGAGACATATTTGACCAATTACTTCCTAGTAATGGTATTGATATGCAGATTATATATTTATGGCTTGTAGAGCTTGTGAAGGGGTGTGAGAAGTATGGTATAAGTTTAAGGATACTAGAAGGAACTCCAGGGCATGATTGGAAACAGTTTAATCTATTCTATAGTATGCTTAAGAAATTACTTCCAGAGGCTGATATCAAGTATTTCGATACACTATATATAGACTACGATGATATAACAAGAAAACATATACTCTATATACCAGATGAGTGGAAACCTACTGCAGAAGAGATATTCCAAGCAGCTAAACAAAAGCTACAAGATGAACATCTAGATAGTGTAGACATGATTATCATGCATGGAGCTTTTAGTTACCAGTTACCAGACTTCATAGAGAACACATTAGACCCTGAGAAATTTCTCTCACTAACAGATGGGCCTATAGTAGTAGGACACGTACATAGACACTCTAAGTATAAGAACATTATAGTACCAGGAAGCTTCGATGCGTTAACACATGATGATGATTATAGGAGAGAGAAGAAAGGGGGGTTACTTCTTAATATCAAAGAGGATAACAGCTATACCTTTAAGTTCCTACAGAATAAGCATGCTTTAAAGTTCATAAGCATAAATGTTAAAGATAAGACTATAGATAAATTAACTAAAGAATTAGATAAGTTCAAGAACACTACCATAAGGGTTAGGCTACTAGTAGATAATGATAGCCAGCTGACTAAGAACCTAGAAGAGCTTAAGTATAAGTATCCAGAGCTTAACCTCGTGATCAAGAAGGCTAAAGGTATGAAAAAAGATGATGTTGTTAATAAGGTAGTTAAGAAGCTTAATATCATCAAGCTTGATAGAGAAGCTATATCTAAGTATATAGATGATAAAGATAAGAATCCTAAGGTTACTGCTACTCTTATGGAACTTATGGATTCTTTATAATATATACTTTTTAACATCTCTTAACTGTAATGAAAATAAAAAACATAAAAAGGATAGAAAATGAATGTAAATGTATTATTAAGCAGGTTAGCTTTATATAGGGAAGTAGATAAAAATACTCTACATGCACTAGGACTAGGAGTTTATAAAAATACTCTTAGAGTTTATATTAAAGAGTCTCCTAAAGAAAATGTTAGAGATAACAAGTTAGTGTTTAACTTCGGTCTTGTGCATATGAATGCTAGGCTCATAGCTGCTGAGTTACAGACTCTTAATGATCAAAAAGAGGGTTACAACAAAGCTTTTGCTCTATATGGTAGGAAGTTCGAGAACAACCAACCAGTTGAGAATGAGAGAGTTCTTACAGCTACCATAGGTGTTGCTAGATCTAAAAACAAAGAGGGTGATGTTGTTAATATCTTATATGTTACTAACACTGCTGGTACTAAGTATATCTTCACTCTTTTACCAACTCCATATGTAGATGTTATAGAAGATGGCAAGCTAGTATCCGATAAGAAAAAACTTAGTGTCATATGGACTAAAGCTTATAGTGATACATTTAATGCTGTATTAAACAAGATACCTGAGGCTATAGCACAAGAGAGACCTAGTACATCTAACAATAGCTCTTATGGTAACCAATCTAACCCTAATGCTAAACCTACATTAGTGAGCGGTACCGATCTACTTGATGACCTATAACACATATAGATGGACTCTATGAGTCTGTCTATATACTTTCATACTTTTTTTACTTGTATATTACTAATATGAGCCAAAAGCTCTAATAAAAATTAAGGAGGCTGATAAATGCCTAATGTAAGAGAAAAATTCGATATCATCAAGCCTGTAAAACTATTTTCTATAGACAATGACTCTGGTAAAGAACGATATGTTTTTAAGGGTCTAGACGGTAGAATATATTATGTGGACAGAAAAGATCCAGGAGTAGCTTGTGGTAGACTTAAGCTAGGGGATGTTATCTTAGTATGGGTTATAAAAGAGTTAACTACTTATGGGTTCATCCGTGTAGAGGTAAATGGTATGTTCATCAGTGAGTATATAGCAAGCTTCCCTAATCTGAGTGCAGATGATCTGTTCGATGAAGATGGTAAGAGAACAGAGTTACTTTATATATCTAACTATGTTAAGTTCTCTGATATAAGCTATGAGCAAGACATCATCAAGAACCATAAGCACATAGATACATTATCTAACTTTGAAGGTACTGAGCAGTCAGAGCAAGTTGTAGGTGCTACTAGAGCATTATCATATTTATACTATAAACACATAGAAGGAGTAGGCTATGGAAAATAAGAAGATCATGAGTGACCAAGCTATAACAATAGGGGCTATATTACATAACCTCATGTTCCAAACAGATAAGAGTGAGCCTAAAGCTAAGATACCTAGAAAAGCTATCATACGTTCAGTCAAAACTACATTGGCTACAAGAAGATCTGTAGAGTATGAGAAGTTCAATGAGCTAGTATATGGTTCGGCTCCTATTATGGGTGAGGCTAGAAACAATATGCTCCTAGGTGGTAAGCTTTTAGATCCGTTCATGTCACCGGATATCTTCTTGAAGTTCCTTAAATTCCGTTATCCTCATATCTTCAATGAGCTCGGTGTTAAAGAGTCTGACATACATAGATATAGTGCTGAGATATCTGAAAATGTACCAGTCATGGCTACTATAGTTTTCGTTAACAGGATCTTTGACGCTATGGATAAATATGGCATCAGTGCTTAAATTACAAACCGAAGCTATCAGCACTGGCTTCGGATGTAACATATCATCTGGTATCATACTGGAGAAACTAGTAGAGGATAAACCTAAGAAGCTTCCTATTTATTTTAATGTAAAAACATTATTCAGGAACTACATAGGATGTTTAGACGGTAATGCTGATGCTAAGATAAAAGCTCTTAAGAATCATGTAAGCGCCAGACCTGTTATAAATGGGTTTATAGACGATACTAAACTGCTCATCAATGGGTTCCTAGACTCAGGCTTCGAGTTACACTTCTATAACATAGATTATAAGCCATTCTTAAAGAATGTTTTAAATGCTAGGAAAGAAGAAGAGTTCAAGGGTCTAAAGTCAGTAGTTAGGAAGATAGAGAAGTTCGCTATAACAGAAGTTAAAAGGAACTTCCCTGGTATATATATAGAGTATAAAAACCCTAAGCTAAAAGGTAAAGTACCTAAAGAGATCTATGTGGTAACCCATATAGGTATAGAATTATTAAACTTCGTAGGTAATGTTAAAGTAAAACTTATAGAGTCTCATACCGGGGTTATAAAAGAGTCTACCGAGTGGTATTCTAAGTATGCTAAAATAGGTAACAGGAAGATGTCCGTATTTCCACTAGATGAATTACTATATAATATACTAGGTGATAATGATTATGTTAAGCAGGGTGATATTAAGCTAAGGAAACATCTTTATAACATAGCTGTCGAGATGGCCTGGAGTGGTTTTATGCTACCTAACGAGATAGAAGTTAATTTAAGAAATAAAGATCCTTTACTATTAAATGGATTGAAATCTAGGTACAAAAAATATTTCTAATCAAAAAGGAAAGTAAATGTCATTATTCATCTGTAACAACTGTGGGTGTGTTGAAAACTCTGCATTAATACATAGTGGCTTAGATGCTACGAGAGCTGATATGTTATGTAGTGAGTGCGAAAGTGGTAGCTGGCATGGAGAGTTTGATAAGCGAGCTGCTAAGCCTATCGAACTCTTAGTTAGTAAATTCTCTCCATTAGGCTATATAACACCATATGACCATGTTGTTAAACTGGTTAAATCTGAATTAGTCCCATCTGGCTATAATGTAGACCCTGTCATCTATGAGTTCATATCACAGTCCAAAGGACATATACTAGAGCATCCGTTATATAAAACTTATGTACAGAATAAAGATACATTTGTTTATGATGTAGTAGGTACACTATATGTTATAGAAGATCTTTTAAATCCTACTGAAACTGAAGAGAAGATAATAAGAGAAGCCAGGATAAATGCTACTGGTAAAGCTCTTGTAAATACTGGAGATGACTCATTACTAATGATGACAGAACCTAAGCCTTCTGTAAGAAGAAGAGATCTCTTAAGTCAAGAAGAGCAAGATGATAGAATAGAAGCTGCTAAGAAGAAGAGAGAGAAACGAGAACTTAAAAGAAAAAAACCAGGATAGGGTACTCCTATCTTGGTATATATTTTTTTTTTCATTTCTTTTATAATCATATATTACTCATATGACCAAATAGGTCTAATAAATATAACAGGAGATATAATGGAAACATATACTATAATCAACAATGACATAGATGCGGAAGTCATAGTTAAAGATAGTAAAGGTAATGAAGTAGATCTATGGCTAGAGACTATAGTTAATAGAAGACTTCGTACTGGATTAGAGCCAGGTGGTATGTTCGTCATCTTGAATAAATACATAGATCATAAAGGTAAAGATTTTAGAGATAAACTTTATCGCTTAAATGCAGAGGGTAAGAATATCATAGTACCATATCTGACTAAGGATACTGACATAGTTCCCTTTAAGGTAGTACATAACATCTTAGATATGTTTAATATCAACGATGTAAAAGATTTCATTAAAAAATCTGGTTTAGTAACATCTCCTACAACTCTACCAGATGTCTATGATATTAACATAGAGATAGATGAGAGAGGTAGTAGATCTCAGACTTATCTAAAAGAGGATTACTATGACCTTATAGCTCTTATAACTATCTTAAAAGCTACTATAGGGTTAGTAGGAGAGTATGCTAGTGTTAGAGATACTGTACTTAGTAAGACTACTTATAAAGAGTACATACTTCTTAACTTCTATAGATCACACCCTATCTTTAATACAGATCCATTTGTTAAACTACATAGCTCCATTAATAAGCTAGTAGATAGGCTTTTCAAAGATACTGAGAAGACAGCTGTAAGGGTCATAGACACTGGGCTAAGTAAAGAGAACATGCCACTACACATACTAGCTTTAGTTACTATACAGAAGTTATTAGTGAATGATGAGTTAACTGACGATGATACTAAACATACCGTTACTAAGATATATAGCTATGCTTCTGATAAGCTTAAGCTAAAAGATAACAACAATAGTAAGTATAGGATCAAATACTTTTCTGAAGAGGAGGCCGATGGTTCTGAATCAGAGTCCATCTTAGAGAGTTATCGTAAGAACTCTGATGTTACTCCTGGCCATGTGGAAGAGTTTGAATCTGCTGTATCTGATATGTATCATATGGCTAGGCTAATAAATATAAAAGCTAGTGATAAAGAACTTACTACTCTTAGACATGCTATGGAAGAGCTAAATGATAAATTACCTATATACCAATGTGCAGTCATGGCTTCTTGGGTTCTAAAAGGTGTAGTTGAAGTCAGATCCCTTAAACACTTAAGTCTTAACAGTGTCATCAACATCATCACCCTAGCCACCATGTGGTGTATAGAGAATGATAACAAAGACATGGCATTAGTATTATCTTGTTATAGCATCGAGTCTAATGCTACTAGAGTTAACTTCTCATTAAGGAATAAGATAACTGTGGAGTATAAAGAGAAGTTAAAAGAGTTATTCCCTTATGAGAGAGTTGCTGTTATTAATGGCTCATTATCTACTATAAACTTTGTAGAAGAGACACTTAATAATGTCAGTAAGAAACTCATGGGGTACCGTATGATGTCAGTACTTCCTGATGAGACATTAGAAAGAATAACTGGTAGTAACTTAAGGAGTATAAAAGTTCCTGAAGCTATAAGAACCATCTCTGCTAAATATGTAGTAGATATAGAAGAGCAGTATAAAGAGAGATTGAAAGCAAGAGCTTCTGTTCTAGAAGAGTTAGGTTTTAATGTTTAGTCTATCTCGACTAAACAGATCTGATTTTCATTTCTTTTTTAGCTTTATATTACTTATAAGAGTCTAAGACAATTATACTTAGCTTAAATAATAAAAACAGGAGAAAACATGTATCGTAATGGTAATGCATATGGTAATACACAAGCCACTAATGTGGTGATGAAGAAGTTTTTCTTGATAGAATCAGATGGCTATCAAGACCAATATATAAGACCTTATAACATGGAAGCTGGTTATGAAGATCTCAATAAGGTTAAAGATATAGTTACAAGATCAGTACAGCTTAACAGTGTAGGTAATATAGGACAAGAGGTTAGCAATAGTATCTCTAATATACTTACACCATCTAGTATGGTTATAGGTGCGGCTAATATAGCTGGTGAGGGCTGGGGTTCTAAGAGATTTAAATTTGTGATGCTCATAGAGGAGTCTAGTAATACTAGTAACTCAGTCATCATCAACTATGTACAAGGTTATACGGATCAGTTAGGCATCAGCTATAAAGATACACTAGATCCTAACATGAGATTCTTTGTTAATACTGTTAATGTATTAAGGAAGACATTTGATAGGAATACTGGTGGGTTTAGTATCGTACCTGTAAAATCCTATAACTCTGTACATGATGAGTTAAACATGCTGGATTATGCGGATACAAGATTCGTTCCTAACTCAGGACCATCTTATACACCAGATCATGAAGCATTAAAGTTAGCTAGACCCGAAGATATCTTAGTTAATGCATCTACTCTATCGGCTGCAGATAGCGACACCATGATATTCTCATCAGTGGGTACTGTTAATAACTTTAACATAGTAGATAATGAAGACATATTGCCAACTCAGCATCTATCCAAAACTATCTCTAGCGCTGTTAGTAACTCTATGAATGATTCTGCATTTACAGATGATGTAGATATGTATGGTAATCTACAGAATAGTAATGTTATTAATGCTATGTTAGGTGATACACTAAGTTGTAGTGCAGAGCAGATAACCATCTTCAAAATGATCTTAAGGACTACAGGCTCGCTTAGACCTAATATGTCACTGTCAGAGATCAACGATATGTTCGCTCCGGCTCCAGTAGTACCAGATGTTATGCTTGGTAACGATGTGGCTATAAGAACTGGTGGTACAACTACACCCTATGAGCTATCTGGTACTGAAACTGAAAATACATATGGTGCTGATATAGAGACTAGAAAATCTGTCTTAGTACATGAAGCTGTTATAACAACTCTTAACGATTCGCTACTATCACATATAGTGTTCGAGATAGACAACATGACAGGCCAGCCTTTGTGTAACATCTTACATGCTGGTTCAGAGATAGAAGGTCTTAATACTATAGCATATAGTAATAAGTTCACAAGCATGTTCATGAGTAGGATATGGAATAGCTTATCTGAGAACAATATGATACAAGTTAAGATATTAGTTTCATCATTGTTAGTATCCGATACTACCATCTCTATATCTATAGATGGTAGACCTCCAGTGGTATATAGATATCCTACATTTGCTAATAGTAAGTATCTACCTATTATCATGAATAACGAGAACCTAGACGATCTTAGTAGATCTTATACTACAGTTATATCTGAAGCTATAACCTCTAGTAAAGAAGCTATGAGTAATGCTTCTAGATTTTAAAAAAAAAAACAAAAGGAATTAAAAATGGTTAAAGTTGAGAAATTTTATGCAGGTCTATTAGACATGCTTAATCTTAAGATGGATAACAGCGGTACTATCATGATAAATCATGGTGGCGTGGATACACCTATATTAGTAAATGGGCTAGAGATGGTTCTACCTACTACTATGAATATTAAAGAGGCTGTAGTTATTAAAGATGGTGTACCTACTCCAAATAAGTATATATTCAACCCTCTAAGTGAGTCTGTAGTAAGTGGGAGTAACGAGTCTCTTAATAAGTTCAAGATGATACTAGAGCTTAAGCTACTAGGTACTATATTTGCTATAGGTGAGAACCTGTTTAGCATACTATCTGATAAAGATGTTGAAGTTAACGATATCATCATCAGCAAGTACTTAGTGAAGCTTAACAGATTCAAGACTTCAGGTGTTAGACAGATGATAGATGGTAAGACAGTTAGTGTTTGGGCAGACCTCTATAATAATGTCATAACTAAATTTGATAAAGATAAGTTCCTATCTCTTTATATTAAGAAAGGTGGGCTCTTAGACTCTGTTAAATATAATCGTTTAGGTGTTATAACATTCCCATTTATAGAGGCTTTAGATAAACATGCTGTTAAAGATGGTAAGTTCATGGATGTTAGTATCAGAAATAAAGATAAGAGTGCTATCGTAAGTCTCTTCGAGTTCCTATTCTGGGATAAAGAAGAGTTATTAAATGGTAAACAATATGGTAGCCTTAATAAGATATCTCCTAGCATGCATACATTACTCATGATGTATAATGATATCTATGACTCGTTAAAAGATATATTAGCCTCACTAGGTGAGTTAGACATGGATGCCAATATCAAAGAGATGATAACACTTAAACCTTTGCCTTTTAACATAGCTACTCTATCTGACATCATAGAAGATCTAAGCACTGATGTTAAACAGATACCAGCAGTTGGTGATGTAACAGCTATGCAGAACTTCGGTAAAACACAAGAGCCTGTTAGTAACCAACAAGCTATTACACAGCAAGTTGAAGAAGCCCCTAAGAGTTATAGTAACCCATGGGATAAGTTAGCTTCTGAAGGTAATAGAAGACCTACTGCACAGGCTAACCCATTACCACTCATGCAAGGCACTCCCATAAATGCTAGCTCTCCAGTTATGCAGACACCTGTAACACAACCAATGACCAACCCTCCTTTATATGGACAACAACAAATAGGTTATGGTAACCAACAACCTGTATATATGAACCAACAACAGCAACAACAACAGTATGGCGGACCATCAGTTAGACAGATCAACCCTATGAGCAACCAGCCAGTTTATGGTAACAACACGGGCATGCAGCAACATGTACCCATGATGCATGGACAACAAATATCTTCAGACCCTTGGGTATGATGCATGATAGGTTAGCATATGCTAACCTATCATTTTTTTTTTAGTTCAGCTTCGATGGCTTGAATAACCAATCACTAGGAGTTAACATGGCTTCCGTTTTAGAACTGTTAGATAGCGATACTATGGGTATCAGTAAAGATAATATACATGATGTCCTTTCATTAATAAAAGGTAGTGGTTTTAGTAGCAACCTTATAACTACTATGGTAGACCCAGTAGATGCTAGGAGATATAAAGGTAATTTCTTTGGTCTCTTAAAGAATGTCTTAGGTGTACCTAACTCTGCTATATACATGAACATTATATTAAATGGCTATGACTCATCACTAGACTATGAAGGTAAACTACACATCAGCCTTCTCAGTAACGATGTAGCACAGAGTATCATGATCTACCTACAAGAAGAAAAAACAATAAAAGCTAACATAGGATTTTAGTCCTATGTTAGCTTTCTAATCTTGTAACGTTGTTTTCTAGTTTTTCTATATCTTTTCTTATATGTGTTAACTCATATGTAGCTATACTCTTAATCTCATTCTCAAGACTCATTAACTTACTAGCATTATCAGAACCCACATCTCTAACATCATCTACTTTACTATATACCTTATCAAGGGCCTCAAAATTATCTTTTCTAACAGCCTCTAGTTTAATACTAAGTTTTTCAGAATAGCTACTCTTTAAAGTAGATAGCTCATTAACTAGGTTTTTAACTTCATTTTGTAATTTTGTATCCAGTAAAACAACCGTATCAGCTACTTCTTTATTTCTAGAGTTAACTTCTTTCTCATACTCTTTTTTTAATGTATTTATTTCACTATATAAGGAATCTATGTTAGAACTGTTTTTCTTAGCTATTAATGTATTTTTCTCAGAGTCACTCTTAACTTTAAAAAATACAGCTAACCCAGATACTACTGCTACTATTATAGATATAAATGTACTACTCTCGAATACCATGTTATCCCCCTCTTATATTTATTTAATTCAACAAATTAAAGCATCTGCTTATACTTTTTTTATACTTTCATTTCTTTTATAATCATATATTACTCATATGAGCTCAGGACTTAAAACCCTAGCTATAATAAAAAAACAGGAGTAATAAATGTTAGAACAAAACATACCGTATCTAAATGAAGTAAAACATAACTTCATAGAGCAAGATCCGAACTACCAGTTAGATGCTAAATATTTTAGTGCATCAGCTATGAACTCATTCGCAGATCACTCTAGTTCATCAAGATCAGTGATGTTCTCATCTCACATGTCACAACCAGTAGTTATAGACGACCCAGATATCAACATGGTGCAGTCAGGATTAGAATATGACTTCGCTAAGTATACCATATCTAAGTATGTAGATAACCCATCTGAAGTAGTAGCCATAATAAAGAGATATAGATCTCTAGATAGGAACGATGAGTCTAGTACCGCAGAAACTATTGTTATGTTCAAAGATTTAACTACGGGTGTACTAGATGCTTTAGAGATACCTACCTTTAATAAATTACACCCATATTTTGGATATAAGTTCAATACTGAGAAGCTATCGGAGTTATCTATAGGTGATACTATAACTAGTGATGATAAACTAGGAGCCTCACCTTCTAACATAGGTGATCATGACTATGGTTATGGTAAAGACTTAAATGTAATACAGATGACCATACCAGCTGTTGATGAAGATGGTTTTGTTATAAGTGAATCTTGTGCTAAGAAATTCCAGTTCAGTGTTTTTGATACTAGAACCATAGAAGTAGGTGAGTCTAGTTTTCTACTAAACCTGTATGGAGAAGATGGTGAGTATAAACCATTACCAGATATAGGTGAAAAGATAAGTGATACTGGAGCTATAGCCGTTATAAGGAACTATGATGAAGATTTCTCACCTGTAGCTATGGGTATAGAAGATGTTAAGAAGTTTAACCCTATATTCGATAAGGCTGTATATGGTAGACATCCTAGATCTACTATAGTTGACATCAAGATCCATAAGAACAACAAGAGGAAGAAAACACTTCCTACTGGTACTGAGAAGTATTGTGAGGAGTATAGCGATAAGCTAGTTAACTTCTACCAGCAGATCATCAACACCTATGATAGTATTAATGATGCTAACAAAAGATCGTTAGGTAGAGAGGTGGAAGTTGGTAATACTTTATACACACTATTATCAGAAGCATATGGTGTAACTGAAGCTAGTAAACCAAATTCAAAACTACGTTATAAATATAGAAAAGATAATGTAGATCTGTATAGAATAGAAGTCACTACTGAGACTCATTTCGATAGGCTGTTTATAGGAGCAAAGATTACAGATAATATAGGAGGCGATTTATTAACGGATTAGTTAGGTGTTGATTTGTACATATATAGATGTTCTATACGGGATAAACTTTGAATACTAAAACCTATTTTAGGGGTAGGATGTTTAAAGCTGTATACAGCATGCATGTAACTTGTATAAATAAATGTTAACTAACTGTTAAAATATTACCAGCTTAGGTAGAGATGCTTAAGTTAAAATCTTGCTAATGACGGGAAGCGACTAAAGATCCATATACTAACCGAACCTGGGAAACCAGATTAATAGAGTTCGGGGCATAGTTAACTACTATGGTATAGTAAAAAGTATGGATATGGTATTAAGTTACCAGTGCAGACGATCACTCTACTTGACTAACACTTAAAGTATGACATAACATGTACAATGCGTAATCCGCAGCGAAGACCCTAACTCTATTAAAGACACGGGTTGTGCTCAACGACTAAGGGATTTTCCACCCTGTAGGACCCAAGTGGGTAGACATAAGTCTTTAAATCGAAATGCTAGAGATCCTAACCTGTAATATAAGTAGTGTTATGCTTAGGAAGGATCTAGATATAGTCTGGACATGTATGGAAAGCATACAGAAGTTCATAAGAGAACTGGTTCATCTAACGAATGGGCTGAACACACGAAAGGAACGATCGTAGACATCTTACCTGATGATAAGATGCCTAGAGATAAATTTGGGAATGTAGCAGACATCATCATAGATCCAAAATCTACCATATCTAGACTTAATATAGGCAGACTTTATGAGATGTATACTAAGGCTTCTATAGTTAAGGTATCTGCTATGATAAAACACGAGGTGTCTAAGATATCTAAGAAGTTAGACTTGGACGAGTTAAAAGATGAAGACATCTATAGCATATATGATATCATCATAGACTACCTATCTATATACGACAATGACTATACTAAAGTCATCATAGCTGTTAAACAAGAGAAAGATCTTGATGCTATGCTATCCGTCATAAGTGAAGCTGTAACAGATAAGCTAAGAGTATATCTTCCATTAGATAACACTAAGAGGAAGTATGAGATAGTTAATGATATAGAATTAAGTAAATATGCCCCTATAAATGATAAAGTGTATATGGATGCTAGCATGACTACTGAGTCTGTAGACCCTATGCTCATAACTCCATTATACATGTTCATGCTTAGTAAGATAGCTGACTCTACATTAGCATCTGCTTCTAGTAAAGTAAATCACTTTGGTTTACCTGTAGTTGCTAATAAGACTGATAAGTTTGATTTCCCACATAAGAACTCTCCTGGTAGATTCTTAGGAGAGACTGAGCTTAGAATATTATCTGCTTATACAGATCCTAAATTTGTAGCTGAGTATAGGGATAGGAATGCTAATGTTAATACCCATAGGGAAGTCTATAAGAATCTACTCTCTGCTGACAAGCCTACTAATGTAGAAACTTTAGTAGATCGTAGTAAACATCCTTATGGTAGAGATCGCGCATTAGAGATACTTATGTCTCTATGGAACAGCGCTGGTTTTACATTAGGGCATGTGGAAGATAAACATCCTGATTATGAGTATGTAGGACAAACTGATGATGGGATCATAGGTGCGGGGGAATTGGTTTCTATGTCTGATATAGATATAGAGAATGAAGATGAAAATTAAGGAGATGTGATGGTTAATGTCCATAACATATTAAAGTACGATAGAACGAAAATCTTAGATCTAAAAGATAACCTTAACATCATGTTCGATGATGGTGTATCTGTCTATGATGCTTCTTATAAGAAGGTTATCATGTTCAGGTATATACTGGACTTCATAAGCAGATACGATATAAGCATAACATCTGATCTTTGGATAGATAACAATGCTAAGAATGGGTTGTTTACAAGTGGCACTTATCTTAACATCTATAGTAATATATTTAAGACCATAGTTAAGAGGCAGATCCAGTTGGAACAATCTAACAGCATCATGCATCCTCTTCTTATAGATATGTATACTGCTATAACAAGAGTGAACGCTGTACTAGTTAGTAAGTTCGCTAACTACTCTGTATCTACTAGTATATTAGATATCTTAGAGATACAGTATAACAAAGAGCTCTTGGATGCATTAATAGTATCTAACGAGAAGAAGAGTGTACCTGCTGTTAATGAGACTTATAATGTAGTAGATAAGATCATGAAGTATGAGGAGTATAAATATAACCCTATCAATTTGTTCTACACATCTGGTATCGTTAGTATAGATCAGATCAAACAGCTATTAGGAAGTAGGGGTTTTATAACAGAGATAGATAGTAAAGTATTCTCAGTACCTATGACTAATAGTTTTGCATTAGGGTTCAAGAATCCTTATGAAGCTGCCATAGAATCTAGAGCTGGTGCTAAAGCTTTATTCCTAGCTAGTAAAGCTATACAAGATTCTGAGTATATGTCTAGAGAGCTTCAGTTAGTAACCATGGTTATAGAAGGTATCTATCTAGGAGATTGTGGTAATCCATCATATATAAAATACTTTGTTAAGCCTAAGGAGTATGATAATGATGGTAAGGAGGTTTATAATGGAGATATAAAACTTCTTATAGGTAAGCATTATAAGATAGATGATGACTCTCCTGAGTCTATCATAGACGGTACTGAAGAGCATTTAGCTGGTAAGTTCATATTACTTAGATTTGCAGCATCATGTGGACTTAAACATAAGAACAAGATATGTAGTGCTTGTGCAGGTGAGCTAACTGAAACTGTATTTAGCCATCAGAACTTAGGTAACTTATCTACTGTTAACCTAACTTCTAAACTATCGCAATCTTTATTAAGCGCTAAGCACTTATTGAAATCAGCTTCAGCATCTACAACATCATTACCAGCAGTTGCTAAGAAACATTTCCTTATTAAGAACAGTGGTCCTTATATTAACAATGTGTTCTTTAAGGCTAATGTAATTAATAAGAAAGTTAAGAAAGTATATCTTAAGATAAAGCAATCTGAAGCTTGGGGTTTAAGTAGCATCATGGATATAAAAGATCTGTTCTCTATTAATATAGCTAAGATAACTAGGTTATCAGAGTTGGTATTAACTACAGATCCAGAAGATGCTAGTAGTGATATAACATTACCAGTTAAAGCAGGTGCTAAATATGCTCACTTAACTATGTATGCATTATCACATATCATCAATCATGGTTATGATGTATTCGATGAAGAGTATTTTATCATAGATATCAATGATTTCTCTACCGCCTCTCCGTTGTTTAAATATGACGATGTGGAATTTGATTTCTCTGCACTAGGTAAAGAAGTTAAAAGGCTACTTAAGACTAGGAGTTATAAGTATGTTAATGATAAGATAAGATCTGAATATACCGCCGATGTTCTAGTACAGAGACTATTCGATCTCATTAACAAGAAGCTTAATATTAACATCACCATCTTAGAGGTCATAGCTTATGCTTTTACAGTACAAAATCTTAATGAGCTTAACTATGACTTAGGTAGGAATGCAACTACTAAAAATATAGTTGGGTTCAAAGAGGCCATCAACTTTAGAAGTATAGGAGCATCATATGGTTGGGATGCGCTACAGCAGAAGATACTTAATCCTACACTCTATATAGCCGACAATAAACCCGATCATCCGCTAGATACTATATTTGCACCTAATGAGGTAGTTAATAAGTTCCTAAAAGAGCCAGCTAATAGATAACATCATACATGGGTAAATTACATTACCCATGTATATATGCTTTTTTATTTTATATTTTGAATATTTTTTACTAAGATATTAAATGTAAGCTATAAAGGATGACCATGGATGAAGAGTGCGATTTTGGCAATATGTCAAAGACTATAGATGATAGAGAGACGATGCTTAAGTATTCGTTATTTTTTATTTTAGGAACTAACATAGGTATCTTTATGATGATATGCCTACTGTTTAATAACATAGAGTATAACTCAGTAATGCTTATGATAACTTTACTAGCTATAGATGTTGTAGCTGCTGTTAGAATCTATTATGCTATTTATAAAGGAAATAAATTAAAAACATTTTTAAAGGAGTACAAGGAATGTAACTCTGAAGATAGAGTTAAGAAATTCTTTAGGATTATCATATATGTTATTCTAAATGTGCCCTCTTATAAGAAGTTTCTTAAGAAGGATCAGATATGATGTTTTGTGTAAGAAAAATAAATGCTTGTATAAAGAAGAATCATGGCGAGAAAATCCTAGATGCCTTAGACTACATCATAACAGACTTAAAGTATACTGGTAAAATGGTATGGTTGAGACTAATGGTAATGATGGTTTTAGCTGCTGTTATAGCAGGTGCATATCAAGGCGAACGGTTCAGCTTAACCGATGCTTATATAGCATTAGGTATATTGTCAATTATGTTTCTTAGTAGCCTTATGAAACTCTCACATGTTAAACGGATAAAGAGTATAACTATTATTTATCTAGACGATGTTAGTATATTACTTAATGACAGCACCTTGGACGAAGCTACATTACGACTTCGTATAGATAGCTTAACTAGAGTATACTCTAATGAGCTAGAAGCTATAAACAATATAGACGTATCTACATTATTAGATGCCGCTTTTAATAAGAATAAACATGATCTACATCTCATACTGTCATAGACTAATGTCTATGGTGGTATCGTTTACTTTTTAAGCTTATATTACTAATATGACCAACTAGCTATAACTATATACAAGTAGCTATAAAAAAGGATGACATATGATAAGGATAGATAAATTTAAACAATATTTAACTATAACCTCTCTAACATTTTCTAAACTTTTATTTACCTTATATGATTTTAATAAGTCGCTCACTACTTATAAGATGGATATAAAGAGAAAGAACTATAGAGAGAAACCAGTTCTAACTAAGGAGATAGATAAGAAGTTCTTCATACTAGAGACAGAGAACCCATCTATACCTGATAGCAAGAACCAGATAAGATATAACATATCGCTATTAGATACTTTATTAGAGTATCTAGGAGAGCGCGGCATAGATACATCTACTATAAAGATAGTAGAACATGAGTGTTATGTATTCGATCCTATAGAGATAAAACATAATCCTGACTATACTCCAAGACCCTATCAGCAAAAATGTGCTGATACTACTGTTAAGTGGGATAAGAACAGCATCCTATATAACATAGGTACTGGTCTAGGTAAGACATTTATATCTATGTACACTATGAGCCTTATGAAGAAACGATTCAGTGTTATAGTACTACCTAGATATATAGAGAAGTGGATAGGAGATGTAACCCATCTTACCGATATCAAGAGGGAGGAGATATTAGTGATACAAGGTAGTAAGGCTCTTATAGATATGTTATTAACTCCTGTAGATGAGCTTAAGCATTATAAGGCCTCTATCATCAGTCTTAAGTCTTATACTCTATTCATCAAGAATTACTTAGAACATACATTACCTAGTATAGAGGGGTTAACACCTGATAATGTTTTTAAACATCTCTCTACAGAGATAGTAGTTAGTGATGAGTCACATCAAGAATACTTCAGAGTTAATGAAGTTAGCTTATTTGGTAACCTTAGATTAGTGATAGGGTTAACAGCTACACTATTAAGTAAAGATGAAGATATGGAGAGGATGTACCAGTTATTATTTCCAGATAAGCATAGGATAACTAATATCATCCCTGTAGATAAATACATACTAGTTTATGCTATCAGATATACATTCCAGAATAAGAATAGGATAAGATACAAAACCCAGTTCGGTTATAACCATGCTACATTTGAATCCTCATTATTTAAGCAGAGTGTTATAAGGAATAACTATTTTAAGATGGTGAGTCTGTTCTTAGAGAAGAGTTATCTTATCCGAAGAGATAAAGGTGACAAAGCTTTAGTGTTTTTCGGTACTGTAGATATGTGTTCTAAGTTCATAGAGTTCCTATCTAGTGATAATAAATATGGTGGTTTAAATATCAACAAGTATACCCAAGAGGACGACTACTCTATTATAGGTGAGAGCGATATTATAGCTAGTACTATAGGTAGCTCTGGTACAGCTTTAGATATACCTAACCTTATAACCGTATTACAAACAGTATCGGTAGGTTCCTACCAAGCTAATATACAAACCTTAGGTAGACTAAGGAAACAAGAGAAAGATACCTTATTCATATACTTCTATAGCTCTGACATACCATCGCAGATAAAACATAGTAGTACTAGATATAAGCTATTCAGAAATAAAGTCAAGCAGATAACATCTGTATCATATAGAGACTATGTATAACTACATGGATTAATCCATGTAGTTATACTCTTTTACTGTTACCGATTTTTTATTTTGATAAATTACATTACATAAGGATAGGATATGTCTAGGATAAGTGAGTATACACAAAATGAGATAGATAAGATAAACACCGATAGGAATGCTAATAGGACAGTTAAGTACTTCTTCACATCTGAAGACATAGTAAATATGAAGGGTTATATAAATGAAGATAATAATCCTAGTATAACTGGATTAGTACAATACTTCAATGCTAAGATAGAGTATAATAGAATAGCTGATATACTAGAACAGATAATACTTAATGGTGTTAATATATTACCTAAAGTAGCATTTAAACCTATAACAGAAGCTTGTGCTGTAGTAGATGGTAAGTTTACACTAACTAATGCTCCTTATGAGATGGATGGCTTCTTCTTCTTGAACAATCTAGTAGTTATGAAGAATGAAGATGGTAGCTTTGATTTCTATATGGATGTAGTAGTAGATGCTGAATCTAAGGTATGTACTATAAATACCGATAAGGATGGCATAGTCACTGTTTCTTATTTTATAATGAATACAGGTGCTACTAGTATATTTACTCCTAGCTAGGCGTATAGTTTTTTATTCTATATTATGATATACTTTTTATGGTATACAAAAACTAAAATCGTAAAGGATTTAAAATGGGTAGAATTATATTTAAAAAAGATGTTGATCAGGACATACTTATTGATGGGCTACAAAGTGGTAAGGTAGATCTTACTGCTTACAACTCTGCTATGAATGATGTGAGTAATCAGTTCACTACATTACGTAATGACATGAATACTGGCGACACTGATGCTAGAGCTTATACTGATACTGTTAAACAAGCACTAATCGATAATGAGATTCAAGCTACTGTTGATGATATCGCGCTTATCAATGCCGATGCTCTTACAACTGGTTCTGTAGATAACAAAATCAAAACTGCTTTTGATTCTATTGTAAATGGTGCTCCAGAAGCATACGATACATTACAAGAGCTATTGTCTCTTATCAATTCTGATAGTACAGATCTTAATGGCCTTATCACACAGCTTAATACTAAAGTAGACGACATCGTTGGTACTGCGAGTGTTGATTGGGATACACTAGGAGAAATCGAAACTTCTACTAAAGCTATCCAAACTTCATTACAAAACCAAATTGATAGTCTTAACTCAGGTACTAGTGACCTTGGTAACTCTATCCCTGTTTACAAATATGACGATGAGTTAGCTATCGATAGTAGTAATAATATTATCGTATCTCTTGTACCATATGGTGATGTAATGTCTAGACGTGCTACCGTTTACTCTGTAGATGCTGCTACTGGTGACATCACTATCCAAGGTATTTATAGCATTACTGTAGATACTAACGATACTACTGGTAAAACTTTACATGTTGAAACTACTGACGACCAAAGCTCTTATAAAGCTAGTGTCGAGTACTTCTACAGAGCTATCGATAACGCATAGTAACTGTTCAGGTATAAGTAAGTTATCAAAACTTCACATAGTGGTAGGTTATACCTACTACTATGTTACCATCTTACCGTCATCAGTGGGTTCATTTGCTTTTTAACTTTATATTACTTATATGAGCCTAGGACTTCATTGTCTTAGCATTATTAAAGTAACAGGAGGTAAAGTGAGAGCTAATATAATAAGAGTACCTAACCCAGACATGGCATATATGTTAACATCTGGGGCTCAGCAAACACAGCAAGCAGCGGAATACTTTAAACAAGGTTATGAAAGTTTCACTGACAGGATGTCGTCTCTTGGTCAGGATTTTGCTAATGGTGTAAGCAATATGTTTAACTACTATAACGATAGCAGTATTATACAGAGTACTAAAGAGTTATTAACTACATCTGGTCTTATAACTGGTGAAGATGTTATCTATAGACTAGGTGATGATAGCATACATAATCCAGGGTATTTGATGCGAAGATATATTATGGCTGAACCTAGTATGTACGATAAGTATGCTAACAATCGTTGTAGTGGTTATGAAGATGAGTGGTTCAACCCTGAGCCTTATGAAAAAGTAGCTACTATGAGAGAGGATTATCTTAATGTAACTGAAGGGTTAATACAGTATGATGAGGATGATCATTCTTATACTACATTTACTTCTACAGAAGATGGTAATAACTTAAGTGTTATAGATAGGTTCACTATACAAGATGCTTGGGATATAGTAAGAGACAAGATGATACATAATATAGATCCATCAGATATGGAGATGGGTGAACTTGGTTGATGAGTAGGGCATATTAGCCTTACCCATAACTTCTCACTCCTTTTTTTATTTGATAAAACAAATAAGGATACCAATATGATTATACTTTATATACCTAATATAGAGATACCAACTGACATAGGTTATGTTCATACTCATACTGACTGGATGATAGCTACCTCTCCTCTATTCAGAGATGCCGATATAGTTAAACAATCTTTGTCTGATGATGTACACTTAACCTCTATAACTATGGATGTAGATGTAGCCCCAGGAACTATGCTATATGCTAGAGCTAGGGTTATATGTAATATAGCTATCTTCGAGTGGTCTAACATAGATGTTATTAATGTAGAAGATTTTGTTAATGTATCTTTCGAATATCCCATCCCATCTAAAGTTATTAAACCTTTACTAACATTAGACTTCGATAAGAGTAACTTCCCTACAACTATGTTCACTATAGATACTGGTAACATGCATAGTACTGGTAATGCTGATCTTGTAGAGACTACTTATATCATAACTGATATAGATGGCACACCATATTACTTCGATGCTACTAGAGATAATGTTACTAAGAAACTAGTTAATGAAGTAGTGTTACCAGAAGATAAACTCTATATCATATCTGCTGCATTTAAGAGTAGTAGTAATGATGTTAGTACCATGGCTAGTGAACTTGTATATGTTAAGCCTGTGCCTGGTGTAAACATCAGGACTACTATAGATAACATAGATACATCTGTAGATGTTCCATTAGCTATCGATGACATTAATGCTTTTAAATCTATGGAAGTAGTTATTTATGGTGCTGGTGTTGATGTTAAAGAGGAGTTATTCCGTACTACACAAGAGTCCATGTCTATAGTAGTACCTAAAGAAACATTCACTGATTATATGTCTTCTGTTATCATGATAGGTATAGAAGTTACTTATAGTGATGATACTAAGTCTGGTATGAAATATTACCCAGCTACCATACTTATAGATCTTAATAATACCCCATCTTAAGTGTCCAACTGTAACTCTTAAGACTAGTAAAACAAAAGCATGCTAAGGGCTTCCTTAGTATGTTCTTTATTTTTTTACACCTTGGTAAAATATTGAAATTATAAAAAAACAAAAAGGATTAGTCTATGCACATAGAAACTCTTATAAAGTTATTAATATTACTTTTATCCGAGTATAAAGTTTCAGGAAGATTAGACTCCGTAGCACTAGCTAAGAAAGTTCTAGAAGAAACTACTATTAATAAGAAAGCCAAAGTATTCAACGATGATACTGAACTCATAGTTAAGCTAAGAGAACTTATAACTAGTATCATAGAGGAGCAGATAACTCCTAATGAAGAACTACTACTTAGTATAGAACTCATGCTTACTGATAAGCCCATGCTTACTAAAGTCATAAGCAAGTATGTAGATAGAAGGGATCAGAACAGAGTCATCAGTAATCTACTAGTAGAACTTAATGCTAAAGTTAAGCAGATGGGTGCTAAGAGATTACTTCAGAAAGCATTAGCATTAGTAGCCAGTAATAACACAGATACTGATACAGTATTAGAGTCGCTTATAGATAACCTTACTGATGTTAAGACTATGAGGGATATAACTAATCCTGCTATAGTGGATAAGATAGACTTCAGTGATGAGAATAGCATCAAAGATGCTGCTGATAGAGCGGCTCAGTTAGTCACTGGTGGTGATGCTCTACAAACAGGATGGGCTTGTCTTAACAAGATGACTCAAGGTGGATTCAGAAGAGGAGAGACAGTTTGTGTTGGTGCATTACCACATAACTATAAATCTAGTTTTACTAAATCTGTTTTCATGCAAATAGCTACTCTTAATAAGCCAGTACCTGATAATGTTAATAAGATACCTACATTACTATTAATAAGCTTAGAGGAAGAGGTTGATAATATCATGTCTTTTTTCTATCTGTATCTTAAGCATACTGTAAATGGTATTACTTTTAACAATAAAGAACAAAAGAACTTAGACCCAGTAGACATGAGGAACTATGTTACAGAGCACCTAGCTAAGGCTAGTGGTTATCATATAGAAGTTCTTAGATTCAAACCCGAGATGCTTACTTATAGCGTTCTATTTAATGCTGTAGATATGCTAGAGAAACAAAACTATGAGATCCATGGTTTATTCCTAGACTACGCTAAGAAGATGAATAGAGCTGGATGTAAATCTACTGGTCCTATGGGAACTGATCTCTTAGATCTATTTAGTAGACTTCGTAATAGATTCTCTGCTAGTAATACATTGTTCTTTACTCCACACCAACTTAGTACTGGAGCTAAACAGCTATTAAGAAATGGTATGCCTCCACTAGAGTTTGTTAAAGCCATACAAGGTGGCGGTTACTATGCCGACTCTTCTCAGATAGACCAAGAGTTAGATCTTGAGTTGTTTATACATATAGTTAAAGTAGGTAGTGACTCATTCCTATCTATACAACGAGGTAAACATAGGATACCTACAGTTATCTCTACTGCTGATAAATATGCTTTGTTAGAGTTCGCTGATGAGTATAGTCCTATCAGAGGTGATAGTGAGAATTATAAAGCTTGTAAGAAAGAAGCTAAGAGTGATGATGAATTTGATTTTTAATAAGTTATAGGTTCTTTAGCCTATAACTTAGGTTATGACTTTTCTTTGAAATTATAACACAATAAAAAGGATCTAAAATGTCAGAAAAAAACATTATAGTATTACCAGATACTATAGAAAATAAGAAAGTAGACATCACTATCTGTTTAACAGTATTACTTAACCATGAGTATGACTTCTACAACATCAATGGTGGGTTAGAGTTAACAGATGATGACAAGAACCATATAGAGTATCATCTAGATACATTAGCTATATATGTTAGTCCTAAGTATATAGAGCTTATTATCAATGATAGTTTAAGTCTTTATTATAATACACTCGTAGTTGCATTGTTTAGTAGTGATGCTAGTGAGATAAAAATAGATAGAGAGGCCATGACTGCTAGAAATAAACAACTACTAGCTATCAGAGCTATAAAGAAAGTTTATAAAGACATGGTAGGTGACACTGATACACATGATGATTCTACATTACCTACTATAGTAAAGAACCTTATAAAGTCACCTATGAATTTAAATACTATACATGAATCTGATAAGATAGTGATAGCATTTGTAGACATGGAAGGTCTGTTAGATACAGCTAGATTCCTTAATATTAAAATAGTCGATATAGCTAATGGTATTAATGGTGATAAAAATGTACCCATTTTATTACTTGAACAAATAAGAATATTGAAAGGAACAGTAGAAGTATACCTTAGTACATTAGAAAAATGTAATCTTAACGTAAGAGTAAACGACAGATTCAGTGAACAATTTGCTAACTTAAACAATGTCTATCTCCATCTTTTAAATAAGATAACTAATGAGCAATAACCAGGTCTTATAACGGACATAAATATATGTCGATTACAAAAAATAAAATAAAAGAAAATAAGGATTTTTTCATGAATAGCATTAAAAATATCGTTGGATCATTAAAAGCACACTTAGCTGTAGATGATTCTTATAAAAACATCGTAGCTGGAATGGAGTCTAAAGACCCTATTCTTAACCAAAATGCATCTGAAAAAGCAGATACATTAGCATTATCAGTAAAAGCAGCATTTGATGATGTTGTAGTTGGTAATGAAGATGCTAGCGCTATGCAACTTACAGATGTACAAATTCAAGCTGCAAAAGCTGTTGCTTCTTATGCAGTAGAGCCTGTTACTACACTTGAAAGATTTGCTGCTGGTAGAACTCCAGTTGAAGCTGGTGTTGAATCTATCAATATCGATACTACTGCTTTCACAGGTGACGTTGTTACTTCTGAAGAGTTCAAAGCTGGTGTTGAAGCATTTGATGGTCAAGTACTTTCTAACTCGCTATACTTCTCTGTAGCTTACAATGCGTTAGCTATTAAACAAGATGCTGTAGTTGAACTTTTCTATCCTGTTATCGTTATCGACCCTAGCCAAAACGGTGCAACTGTTACAGCTAAGATCACTAACATCATGCAAGCTACTAAAAGAGATATCTCTGGTAGACCAACTAACTTCAAACGTGAATCTTTAATTAAAAAATTAAATGAAACTTCACTATTTACTTTAGATGCTAATAGATTATTCCCTGTTAAAAGAGATGAGTCTTTAGATAACCTTCTTGTAGTAACTGGTGTAGATGGTTTAGTTAAAAAACAAGAAGTACTTGATGGTGTCTCTATCGACACTGCTCCACTTTTAACTAACAAATCTATCGATATCCTTTCTATAGCTCAATCTGATGAACTTATCTCTTTAGGTTACATGGATGAAACTGATGCTCTTAATGGTTCTGTAAATATCTCTAGTCTTTACTTTAAACTAACTGGTAAAGATAGTGCTGGTAATGATGTAACTGAATATATGGAAAAAACTCTTAAAGGTCTTCCTGCTACATTCACTTATACTCCAACTGGTTCTTCTAGAGAGTTACAACTAGACTATAAAACAACATCTATGGCTATGGTTGGTGGTAGTATCACTAAAGTGGACGGAACTCCAACAGCTATCGCTGATCTTGCTGACGTTCCTGCTGGTTATACTATCAAACTTGCTGTTAATATCAAAGGTGATGGTAATACTCAAGATGGTACTCTCGCTGTATATCCTACTGTTCTTGAACTTAACAGTATCCTTAATGCAAGTGGTGTAGAACTTCCTGAAGATGATACTACATATATCGCTGTTAAAGCTATCATCGATGCTGCAAGTATCGAAGGTTATGATGCTGAAGCATATGCTGCTAATACGAATGCTAGATTCCGTGGTAAACTTTTAACTAACAACACTTACACTTATGCGTATACTGTTCCAGTTAGAACTAAAATTAGAGAAATTGTTTCTACTGTAAATGCTGGTGCTGAAGCTGATGCATCTGGTATCCTTGCACAAGTAGATTTTACTAAGCGTGCTATGGGTAAACTAGGTCTTACTGAACTTAACAATACTGCTGCTGTTCTAGATACTGTTAGTGGCGACACTGATGATTTCGGTATCAGTACTAAACTTGTTAACAAGTATCTTTACAAAGGTGTTATTGATTTCAGTACTGGTATTAACAGTATTAAGTCTTCTGAGCGTGAAGATGATATCGCTGGTTCTTTAAGATTAACTCTTAGAAATGCTGCTATCTCTATGTATAACGACTCTAACTACGCTTATGCGTTTGATGCTGTATATCCTGGTGTTAAACCAACAGTTATCATCGGTACTGATTATAACACTGCTAGATTCTTAACTAGCTTCGAGGATGAGATCTTTAACTATGTTGTTAAAGCTAGTAATGATAGTCTTATCCAAGGTAAACTATTTATGTCTTTTGGTGTTATGGGTGCTACTAGAAATAAAGAAGCTAACATGCTTAACTTTGGTGTGTGTTTCTGGTCTCCTGAAGTTGTTGTGTCTCTACAAAGAAATGAAAATGGACGTGTAGCACAAGAAACTATCACATTACCAAGATTTAAACACCAAACTTTTATGCCTATACTATCTGTATTTGAAGTATCTGGTATCGAAGCTGCAAGTGGTAAACAAGCTATCGATTTTAACCAAATCTAATCGCTTAACTAGCTTACTATAGTCTAGCCTTATGGTTAGGCTATAGATAGCTTTTTTAACTTACTATTATTAAATGAAACTAAATTTTAACATAAAGGAAATACCATGGCAAAACGTCGTGCTAAAGTAGAAGATACTACACCTAAAGAAAATGAGCAAGTTGCTCCTGAGGTAAAAGAAGAAGTCCCTGAAGTTGCTCCTGAGGTAAAAGAAGAAGTTAAAGCTCCTGTTACTAAAGTTGTTAGCTTAGAAGATCTCATAGCTAGTGCTAAAGAAGATGCTGAACTTAAAGCTGTTGCTAATAGTATAGAAAGATATATCAAAGTTGTATATGGTACACATGCTTCTAATGGTGACATGGTTGCTAATATGTCTCATGAGCTATTTGTTACTATCAACAATGTTATGAGTATAGCTGACTATAAAACATTTAAAAAACAATTTGATTTTATTAACAAGTTGTTCCTATTAGGTACTAATGGTAAATTCTCACCAGTAGCTTTATCTAGATATGACTTCAACTGGGGTTTTGGTACTGATAAGAGACATAAGTACATTCAACTAGTAGAGTTCTTATCTTCTATGGCAAACGTTAACAAACGCAAGTCTACAATAGCTAGAATTAATGTAGATGCTATAACTAACATGCTTCCTAAAGATGCTGTTAAAAATGTAGTTAGATATTACAACATGTAATGAAACTTAGAGTATATGTAGGTTAACCTACATATACTCATACTTTTTTCACTTTTATATTACTTATATGGTCTAGAGCTAATAATAAGTAATGTAGGAGTCTTTATGTTAAAGGTATTGAAGAAAGAAGAAGGTACTGGAGTACTAATAGAAGAGGAGAAGTTCGACGATAAGATTTTTTCTAGTGACGGTATAAGATTTAGTAACAATATAGACGATGATCCTGGGTATAAGAGACCAGCCATCAAGACTTGGATATACAAGAACATAACAGATGTAGAGAGTAAAGATGATTATTGGGTAGACAATGGAGGCATGCCATTACCAGCTGAGTATAAGGATAGCTTAAACTCTTTGAATGGTGGTGGTAAGAAAGGGGTTTATATCATAAACTCCTATAGCATACCATTAAGTAACATAAAGGTTCTAGAGTTCCTAGTTCCTGTAATAAGAGGTAAGCTCTCGTTCCTCTCACATGAGGTTAGAGAGAGCATAGTACATAAGATAAGAACCAGACTCACAGAGTATAATTCTGGGGGAGACTTTAAATTTAGAATAGTTACTTATATAAGTAAAGAGCTCTATGATAAGTATGATGTTATCTCACTTGGTAATGTCAGAACTTCTAAGAGTTTAGATGACCTGTACGATCAGAGACTAACTACTACTATAGATAAAAATATAACTTCTGAGGAGTTAACTGCTAGTAGTATAGCTGTAGTCATGGAGTATGCACACCCTACTGAAGGTGTTATAGAACTAGATATATGTGGGAGTAGCATGAAGCTAAACTCTACACAAACCATAGGGGAGCCTAGTCTTAATGTTAGCACATATAGCTATGATAAGATAGGTAATGCGAGAAAAATAGCTGGTACCAATATAACTGGTACTGAGCTTGATAACATAAAGATGTTCCATGAAGATAATAAGGAACTTACTACTAAGATAATAGACCATGAGAACTCAATGATGAACGCAGTTGCAGACCTTGTTAAAGTAGCAACTGAAAATGATATCAGCATGCATAAATTATTAGCACAGGAAGGTAAGAGTTTAGCAGCTGCATATGGAGTAGATAAAGATCAGATGTCATTAGCTAAAGAAGGCATCAAACTTGTAGGAGGATTTCTATAGCCTCCTTATTACTTAAGGAATAAAAATGTACGATGAAGGGACGGTAGTGAAGAAGACATTAGTAAGATTAGGGGAGCTTAATACTGAGCTTAATGTAACACTTAAGCTAGTTAAGAGAGAAACTAAATTAAATACTTTTATAGTAAGGTGTAATGAATATCCTACATATGAGTATATAGTAGCTTATGAGAAGAAGAACCCTTTCTATAGCAATAACTTATTAGTATCAGATATAGAAGATGATCATACTTTAAGTAAACTAAAGAATGATTTAAGTAATTTCATACTAGCTAGTATAGACTAGTTAGTATATATAATTTTTTTCATTTATTTTTTACTTGTATATTACTAATATGAGCTTAAGACTTCGCTATCTTAGCTATATTAAAAAAACAGGAGTAATATATGAACGACGTTCTTCAGAGAGTGTTAGAGAGGACTGATAGGAACAGACCTAATAAGTGCATATTACAAGGAGACATATCTAGAGAGAATGTAGAGATCTTACCAGAGTATCTATCTAAGGTCATAGAGTCTGCTGTATCTACATTACCACCAGAAGCTAACTTTAGATATATGGGCTATAGGAAGCTAACTCCTATAGAGGATTTCTACCACACTATCAATGCTAGTATAAGTAAGAACCTAGTGGATCTATCTAGGAACTCACTATTTAAGATAGAACTAGGTTTCCAATATGGAGACATAGAGATAAAGAGGATATTATCATTACCTTATGTAGACAAAGGCGGGTTCTTAAAACTATCTGATGCCAACTATGCACTAGTACCAGTATTATCCTCATACCCAGTAGCACCCTCACCATCTGAGTTATTTATAAGATTACTTAGAGATAAGCTTATCATCAAGAAGATGAGAAGAAATGTTTATGTTAATGGAGTTAAGACACCATTAGATGTATACCATAGCAAGACTTATAAGCTTATCAGCAAGGTTAACAACATCATACCTATAGCTTTATATCCGTTAATAAAATATGGCTTTAAAGATACGTTTAAAGAGCTTATGAATACAGAGCCACTAGTATTATTTGGAGATGAGGATATAAGTAAGTATCTAGATGAGTATGATGTTTATCAATCATTAGGAGTCAGACCTAGAGCCATACATGTTAATGTTTATATACCACATACTATAAGGATACTTGTTAAGAAATCTGAAACTACACCAGCTGTAAGATCTTATATAGGATCATTAATCTATAGCTTCGATATGAGTCCAGAGTTCGCTATGGAACTTAAGAAGGTTATAGGTAAGAAGAAAGTACATGGTACTGACATCAACCTAGACAACATAGATGAAGAGACCCTATACTGGATAACTCTATTAGGTAAGATCATATTTAAAAATAAGTATACCTTAGACAGGATACAAATAGACATGTTAGAGCATATTAATATACTTAATAACTATCTAGATAACATCATTAAAGATAGGCTTAAAGAGACAGGTATCATACTTGATGACTTCTATAGTTTACTACACTGGTCAGTAGTTAACTTCGATGAGTATGTTAGGATGTATGAGTCCCATACTAGTGATCTTGCTAATCGCTATCTAGACATGCCTTACTATGTCTTATATAAACATATAGAAGGAGCTAACAAAGCTTTTCTAGAGCTTAAGAGGAACTTGGTTAAGAAGACTCTAACTGAGAAGGATATCCATAAGGTATTTAATGATTTCTTAAGTACTAAGAAGATATTCGGTTTAATAAGCTCTAGTGGACTTAACCTATCTCTTATACCTATAGATGTCACAGGTGATCAGTTCTATTGGAAAGTAACTTCCATACTAAGTGATCAAGCACAAGGTCAAGGTGTTATCAGAAGCAAGAGGGAAGCATTCCCCCCTAACACTAGGAAACTTAGAGCTGAAGATCTTATTTTAGGTTCCATGTCTCACTTACCTAAGAAGACTCCATCTCCTAGATTTAGACTTAATATCAATGCTGATGTTGATCTACATACTGGTAAACTATTACTTACTGAAAAAGATAAGTATTTTATCAACAAGACTGACGCTATGCTTAATGCTAAACATGAGGGCGCTGATATAAAAGAGATGACTAACGAGATAGATGTAAAAGATATGTAAAAGTAACTATGCCATAGTAACCTTTTGGTTACTATGGTTAGCTGTTTTTGTTTATGAAAGCTTCTATATACACTTTCCTTATATGGAAGTGTTGCACAGGTATGCTTGTAACATCTATATATGGCTTATATAGTTCGTTAACAGACTGAAGCATAGTCTCTATATCTTTTTCTTTTTTAACACTCAGAGGCTTCATAAGCATCGCTGGTATGTATAGTTTAGTTTCATTAGCCTGACCATCCGATAACCCTATATGATATTCTAACCACTCCATGCCATCATACATGATCATGACATTATATTTGTTATCAGCATAGCTTAGAGTTAACTCAGTAGGTTTTAGATAGATGAACTCTATATTAACAAAATCGCTAAGAACACTTATGAAGATGGCATTGGCTAGTTGGTTCTTCATATGGTCACTTAGAGTATAAGGATAAGTATTAACTTCTAATGTTACTACACCAGAGTCATTAGTCTCTATGAGCTTACTTAGTAACATATTAATCTCCACACTAGCAACCTCTAAGACATTACTAGCGAATGACTCAGTCAGCTTAGTACTAAGATCTACATGTTTAAAATATGCTAATATATCATTAGAGAGATAGTCATACTCTTCATATACTCTGTTAATATAGTTATCATCACGAACAGCTCGTATAGCTAACTTCTTATCTAATAAAGCTATAGTAGTTAGTCTAGTATCTAAGACATCTCTTAACTCTATATATAAAGTACTGTTAAGCATGGTTCCTCCTTAAAACTTATACAAGTTATTATTATTATTTTCTATCTCAGCTTCTACTAGTGTAGCATCTACATTATCAGTATCATTCTTAAGATCTAGATACTCTAACATAAGCATCTGTTCTTTCCTAGTCATATTCATGAACTCTGTATATGAGATACCTGTAGTCTTATAGATATCTAGTCTGATGAAGTTCTCGAATAGCTCGAATGTATTAGCTATGTTAAATGATTCGAAGTTCTTAGAGTATTTAACTGTATCTAAGTTGTCTATATTACTAACCTTATAACCTAGTATAACATTAGTTATTTTTTTATTTAGGATCTCTGCATCCAAGTAGCTACAATGTATTTTTTTAGGTAGCATTTTTTTAACATGCGATAAATAGTTCCTGAAGACCTCTAATGGGTTCAAATCCATTAAAGATCTCATTTTTACTAGAACATGGTTCTTAACATCGTATTTATCAAAATGTTCGTGATAGATGGAACGGAGCTTTAGATATCTGTCTCGCTCTCTTTTTCCTTTTGGTATCTGTCCATCACTTTCTCGTATCTCGAATGCAGTAGGATAAAAAAATACTCGAACACCGCCAATGGTATAAGCTCGTGTTTAGATTGCGCTATATTACAAGACTCACATCTGAAGTTAGGTATACCTACTATAGATACTAAACTGTTATCTATATAAGCATGGATATCTGCTAAGAACTTAGTTCTAGTGTCATCGTTGCTAACCATGGTATTAAGAGCTTCTTTTATATCTTCTATAGAAGTAAGCTTAGCATCGTCTATCTTAATGGATTTTATATAGTGGATATAAAGTTGTAGATAGTAAGATTTAACTAATAGCTCTTCAGCATCTTCTGGTTTATCTACATGAGTACTCTCTTTAAGTATCTGATTAGCATTATGTCTAAGAGTACTGATAAAGTCTTTACCAGCTTCTAGATAGTAGCTTATATTAGGAGATTGGAAAGTAACATCTACTGTTAAAGATTCATCTTCATATGGTAATGTAAACGTCTCTATGACTTCACCGTTAGTAGGTAGTGTTTTCTGATACTCTATAACATCTTCTATAGATACTGTCTTAGGGTTAGTTTTGTTCATCTGCTGGATGTGTTTAGGAGTTAACTTAGTTAAGTCTTCCCACTGTAGTTCATCTAGAGCAAGCTTGACTCTTTTAACATTATTACAAGCCGGCTTACCATCTTTAAGCTTAGTGTCATTAGAGCACGGGATAACAGCATTAAAACCATTAGGGAATATACTCATAGCTATATTAATAGCGACTGCATTAACATCATTAATATGGATGTAATCTAGGATGTCTTGATCATCGCCTATATCTAAACTACTAGCTATTATCTTACCTCTAAAATGTTTGAAGATAACTTCTGTAAATATAACAGAGTAGTTACTAAATATCAGTGTGTTAGTAGCTTTACCTATACGAGTAAGCTCTTCAGTTATCTCTAACTCTAATCTTAAGATCTCTTCGTCTGTAAGAGGAGCCATAGTAATATAGAAACCGCTATGCCATAATGCGATATTAACATGGCTACCAAGACCACTAGCTTGTTTAAGTTTAAGTAGCGCGGCTTTACCAGAAGATACTTTCTTATTAAACTTAAGAGCTTTAGAGTGTAAAGGTTTTTCACCATCTACTTTATTAGTGAAGCTAACCATATCTTCACGATAACCAGTATCTTCACTCTCTATAAAACCTTTGTTGTTTCGTTGTAAGATGATGGATACCTGTTCATCTTCAGTTAGATCTTCTAGCTCTATGTCATCTACAGTGTCTTTGATAGTTTTTCTACTAGCAGATGGAGCTGGTCTAGGCTCTTTAAGTTTAGAAATCTCTTTAGCATCTATAGCCTCACCATCATCGAAGACCTCTTCTAACATCTTCTGGTTCTCATCTTGTTCAGGAACCTCTTTAGCAGGAACTTCATTAACTACTTCTTCAGTAGTTTCTACTTCTTTTTTATCAGACATGATGTCTCCTATTTTTCTTCAGTAGGCTTTTCAGCTTCTTGTTTAGCAACTTCAGCTCTTATTAAACCTAATAGATGTGTCTCTATAGACTCGAATGTAGTTTGTATCTTCTCATGTAGGCCACTATAAGCAACTACTACAGTAACATATAGTTGTTGTTGTTTATCATCATTAACATCTACATCACCTACATATGCGTTATAGGCAGTACTACCATTTTTTAATTTATTAGACTCACTGTGAGTACCTAAGATATTGATAAGCTCTTGCGAGTAGTCTGTTAGTGATTTTATAGCACCTACATAAGTAGTAGCGATCTCTCTATTGGACTCTATAATAGATCCAAAAGTCTCACCAGTATTTTTAGTTACATTTAGAGACTGTTCTAAAAAACCCTTGATTTCATTATACATAGATATAAGCTCATCCCACTTAACAACTTCTTTCTCATTGATAGCAGGAATCTCGATACCAGCTTCTTTATTAACTTTATTCTCGGACATGTTTTTTTCCTTATGTTATTTTTCTTCAGATAAATGAATATCTTACATAAAAATGATACTTTATTGAATAAACAATAAGGATATATTATGGATAATGTTTTACTAGGTTATTTACAGAATACTATAAGTAGTGAAAGGGTAGCTACAATAACTTCGCTTTATGATTTACTACATGAGGCAGCTGTAGATAATACTATAGATCTGATAGATGCCATAGGTGCTAAGGATACTTTAGATGTTGATACTGGTAGTGTTGGTAATGAAGTAGAGTTGCTATTAAAAGAGGGTTTGATAGCATATTTAAAACATATAGGTATATTAGTAGATGAAGAGGTTCTTGTCTCTACATCTCTTCATAAACTTGTAGCATTTATGGATGCACTTAAACATATATCAGAGTTAGATGTAGACCAAGCTGAGTATATCTTAGATAACATAGATGTAGAAGAGACTGACGAAGTAGGGACTTTATTCTTTATATTAAGCAATACTGATAATACTTTAGATGCAGAGTTATATTTTAATCTTGTTACTGATGTAGTACCTACTACTTTAAAAGTATTATTGCTAGCTATTAATACTATAGTAGAAACCATAGGTGTAGAAGATGAAGATGATGTACAACCTGATGCTAAAGTATTAGACATGCTTCATGAGGAGTTAGAGTTAAGTGTTATGCCTGATCTATTAAATGACATCATAGGTGATAGAGTTAATACAATATCTAGGATAGGAAATAACTTCACTGATATGAGGTCTAGTATATTTAAGAAACTTAACTTCTTCGCTAAAGAGCTAGGGTTCGAAAAGAGAGTTGTAAATAAATACATAGTAGACCTAGTCTTATTATATGCATTCAGTAATAATACCTATAATGATCTGGTACTAGACCTATATGATAAGTGTAGTGACAAGCATGATTTTAGAGGTGTTATTAATAAAACCATAGCATTGTTTATAGAGTTAGGTATTATAGAGAATAAAGGTGATATAGATGAATAATTTTAATATTAAAGAGTTCCTAAGATATAGTTTTAAAAACAACTTACCTACAGAACTAAATTGGGTTATAGGGTTATTTGCTACTATGGCTGAATCTGATTTTGAGAACAAGTTCTTTATTATAAAAAATAAAGAGTTCTACGGTAAGACTGATGATGGTGAGTTATTATTAGTTAAAAACTACACCAAACCAGTATTATTAGCTAGTGATACTATAGATGTGGAGAAAGGTTTTATCTGTAACATAGATAATAATATAACTACTACATATGGTAGACTAGTTATGAACTACCTTATAGGATGCCATGCTTTTAATGGTAAGATAAATTTTATCAATGAGAAGTTCACTATTAAAGACATAGAGAAGAAGTATGTTACTAAATCACTTACTGATGATGCCAATGATACAAATGGTATATCTGTAGATGAGTTCAAAGAGTTTCTAGATGTGGGTCTATATATAGAGAGCTTCAGTAAGTATCTAAGCATAGCTATAACTGAGAAATCAGCTCTGCCTCCTAAAGGTCTAGATAAGTTTAAAAAAGATACTCTTAAACTCATGAAAGATAAGTATGGAGAAGATTTTGCTAAGAACCCCATAGCTATAGCTGAACTAGAGAAACTTATGTTAGACTTTGATGACGACTACCTTAAAGATGATCCAGCCTATGGTAAGCTCATGTCTGGTAAAGTCACTAACATGGCTAGGAAGAAGATGTTCCTATTATTTGGTATAGGTAATAGTTTTGAAGAAGCTCCTGATGGTATATTAGATTCTTTACAAGAGGGCTGGGACCTAGACCCTAAGAAACTTACCGCATATGCTAATGATAGTAGAAGTGGTTCTTATGGTCGTGGTAAAGAGACTAGTCAGGGTGGTGTTATGGCTAAGGTTTCATTAAGAGCTACATCTGACATTAAGATAGAGAAAACAGATTGTGGTACCAAGATGGGTAGACCAGTTCGTATAACTGCTGAGAATTATAATAGGTATATAAAACGTTATATGATAGGAGTCAATGGTAAACCTGAACCTCTTACTGAAGATAAGTTAAAGTCTCTTGTAAATAAAATCATCTATCTAAGGACTCCACTGTACTGTCATCTAGATACTAACTACTGTAGTACTTGTGCTGGTGAAAACATAAGTGATTATGAGAATGGGGTTTCATTACTAGTATCAGGTGCTAGTGGTAAAGTACTCGATATCTCTTTAAAAGCTTTCCATGGTAATAGCTTAACCATCGGTACATTAGACCTTAGTACCATACATTAAAGTTTCATATATTTTTTAGTATTATATTACTTATATGAACCTGTAACACACAGTGAAATAGCGATATATTGAATAAAAAAAAACAAGTAAGTCTAATCTTACTTATAAAAGGAATGATGATGGAAAATAATGAAGAGGATTTCTTAGGAGACTTACTACCAGCTTCTAGTAAAAAAGAGGATGATTTTTTAGATGGCATCAATGCTACTACTGAAACGTCTAAGAAAACTGACTTCTCTAGTAAGAAGAGTAAGTTCACTAATGTTAGAGGTAAGAATGATATCAACCTCTGGGATAAGCCAGTTGTGCAACCAGCTGTTTTAGATACCAATAAATTTAAAACTGAAACTAATTATGCTACTATAGTATTACCTAACCCTACATACCAGCCAACTGAACAAGAGATGCTTAAGTTCAAGAAACTTTTAACATCTTTAAAAGCTAAAGAGTATAAGATAAGAGTTATCTGTAACTTTGTTAAAGCTATAAGAGAGACTCTGATAGAGACTATGGGTATGGAGAACATCACATTCATAACACCTTGGAAAAGCTACTGTAAAGAAGATACTAAGACAGAGATGTTTATGCCTAGTGACGATAACATCAGAGCTGCTGCTAACTACTTCAAGAACTTCCATAAGTTCAACCCTTCTTTACAATTAATAGTAACTGGTATCTTCAGTTCTTGCTTCGGTCTTGAAAACAATGAGCCTAGTAATATGATCATCATGTGCGATCCTTTCTATGATGGTAAGAAGTTAGACTTCACTAAGTCTAAGGATAGTAGTAATTACATCTTCTTATCTAGAACACTAGAGCTAAACGTTTATAACATTTACAAAGATGAAGACTATGTTAGTGCTATGAAATTAGTTAACTAAAAAAAAAAACTGGATGAGTGGTTCATGCATGCTATATTTTTGTCGCGCGATAAGTATAGCGGTAGTCATGTTTGGGAAAACTAACTGTCATTCCTACGGTTAGTGTGTAGTTAAAAACGGGATCTGCACATCAGGCTTTATTGCTTGCTAATATATATGAGTTCGTCTTGTTACCTCCTTATGATGGGACTTACTTGTGACTTTTGTTTCCATATACATTTTGTTGTTCCAAATATGTATATTGCTACCTTTTTTCTAATTTACAAGTGTTCCGCAAATATCACTTGTAGATAGTCTATTTATGCAATGCTAGCTTTTTAGCTAGTGTTGTTTGGATAGTTATTGTTTTTTTTTTAGTATCTGAATATGTATGGCCATATATTACTTATACGAGCCTAAGGTTATTACTTAGCTTAATATGAACAAGGGGGGGTCTTAAATGACTCGCATGACATAGCTATGTCTAAAGGGCTGTTTAACCTAAGTGATAGATAAGTGGTGCTAAATATGAAGATATGGAAGAAGTACTAACATTAACTTTAGCTTATACTACTGATATCATAAATGCCTTAGACGAGAGAGCAGAAGGTAATTTAGATCAGTTAGGATTATTATGTAAGGGTAATGGTATGTTAGAATTAAATATGGCCAACAAGTACATAGATAGAAAAACAAATAACGATTAGTATAAGAAGAACCATAATAGGTTCTTCTTATCATTCTTTTTTTTTATTTTACATTTTCTATAAGTTCATATAAGCTAGGCATATTGAACATATGTGTACAATACTCGATAGCATTAGTTCTACCATAACTAATGTCTATATTAAACTTCTTAAAAGAGTCCTTATCAAGATCCCCTATCTTATATATCTCTCTATGAGTAGTTGCTGTAGATATATTAGCAGCCGCTGTAGCACTAGGATATGCGGATGTAATATCTAAGTCATATATAAGAGTTCTTATGTTAGTATTTATGTTGGTAAGTTCGCCATCTACTTTTATATATTTATTTTTACTATCTTCTATATAATGGCTTATAAGAGTTATAACCCAACCATCTAATCCTAGTATCTTATCATTCTCATTAGAGTAAGCTTTAACGCCTAAGACTTTCTTATGTTCCAGGTAGAATATAAACATAGCGTCTACGATCTTACGAGGACCTGAGTTAAATACATCACTATGACTGATGCCTGATAATAAAGGCAATGAGATGGATAGATCGTTGGTCTTCATCTCCATAGCGAATAGTGACATAACATCCCATATATTATAGATAATATATTCTAATGGTTTACTCTTAACCATCATGATATGCCACTCTAGCCCTCTGTATTTTTCATCTACAGTATCATCGAATTTTAGCTTACCACTGATGCCTTCTTTTTTTAAGATATTATCTAGACTATAACCACCTGGTGTAGTAGCGGTACCAACCCTTATGAATCTATGAGCTGCCATAGCATCCAATATGGTATAGTTAGCAGTACACTTAATGGTGTTCCAGATATCTTCTGGACTTAGACTCATCTCTCTACCAGCTTCAGTTATCTTCTTAGCTCTCCCCTCTCTAAATTCAAAATACTTATACTCTTCTGGTATCTCATCATAGTGAAATATGGAAGCAGGATCTACTTGTCTCTCTTGTAGCTTATCTAAGATCTCTGTTATATCATACTTAACATTCCATGCTGCTAATGTATCTATATCCGAGTAGTTAGCTGTTTGGAATATGAATCTTATCATATCTATCTCATCATCGAAGAACTTAAGTTCTAACTTAACATTGTTCTTGAGTGACTCTCCATCATCAGGTACATATCTAGTATAGAGTTCTTGTAGTCTATCCTTATTAAGCTTAGTATCATCTACGAAGCTTTTTAAGATAGCTGTTACAACTTTACCTTTAGTGATAAGAGAGATAAGTATGATATCATTCTTTAAGGTATCTACTTCTATATCGAAGAACCCTATCCTATCTGGAGATGGATCTCTGTTTAGTTTTTTATTATAGACATGCTTCAAGATGGTTCTAGAGTCAGTATCTAGTCCATATACATATGGAGACTCTTTTATCCGTCTTGGATCTGTTATACCTATATACCTAGAGCCTAGTCTTCTAGATACACTCTTATAAAGAGAGCTCTGAGTAGAAGTGAACATATCTACTCTATTTAAGTCTTCATACTCTAGCTTATCTATATATTTCTGATAGATAGGTTTGGTAACCCAGAAGGGCCTTTTAAAGTCTTTTATAACTCTGATGTTATCCTCATAAACACCATCTTTATATTTTACTTCTTTTACTATATGAATATCATCCCCTACCTCTCTAAATGAGAAGTAATTCACTATCTTAGCTTCTACTTGTTCTCCCATAATACTGCTCCTTATGCAATTAATCTCAAATATGTAAAAAAAGAGCTAATGTTAATTTGAACATATGAGTACATAAATTAAATAACAAGGATAAGATATGGCGATCAGCAATATTTCTATACGATCCATAAGCCTGCCTAATGGTAAGGAGATAGGGTCTACTAGCTATCAAGTATCTAGTAGTGGTCTATTTGAAACAGATGACATCATCATCGATATCGAGAATGATACAGAGAATATATATAGTAAATCTTTCGATTTAGATTACACTACATTTGCAGTGTACTATGCTAGGATAAAACTAAACTTCACTGATGGTAGTTTCTATGGTTGGACTAAGCCTATCATGCTTACTAAAGATGGTGATAGCTATAGTTATAATAATACCATTATAGTAACACCAGAGTTAACTATAGATAGCGATGTTAACAATTGTGAGTTAGGAGGGTTCAAGATCTATGGTAGTGAGTTTAAAGTTTTTGATGGAGGTAGTTTACATAAATATACAGATTGGAAAATAAAGGATGCACTTGGTGACGTAGTCTTCATGTCTGAAAAAGATAAAGATAACTTAACTAGCATCAGGATGCCCCATGGTAAGTTTACTCCTAATGGTATCTACCTTATAGAGGCTAGTTATGTTAGTAGTGATAACAACAGAAGTAATGTTGGTAGATTATACCTTAAAACATCTGGTATAGCTCTAGATGAAACTGTAGTTGGATATGATGATACTACTAGAGCAGTAGGCTATGGTGACGACTTGATGCAAGCTTACAATAGCTTGTTACAACAATATGTCAACCACCTAGCTCTAGAAGATCAAAGATGTAGTCAAAAATAAAAAAAAAAAGGAAAGAAACTATGAAATTAGATTATGAAATATCGGATTTTACTCTAAGAAATTTACTAGGCCAGTTTAATGCAATTTTTGGTCCTGATAATATCGGTATAACTTATAGTGTTATGGATGCTGATGGTAATACTTCTACTGTAGATGTCGATAGTTGGAAGAAAATAAAGAGTGAGGTTAGAACTGATTTAGAGCCTTTGGCTAATATAAACGCCATGTTGTTAAACTATATTAGCTTCACAGATAATATAGCTACTATAAGTGGTACTATAGACGAAACTAAAATTGGTGATAATAAATTAGTACTTGGAAAAGATACTAAAGGTATTTATACTAAAAATCAATATGGTGGTATGGTTAAAAGCTTAGACAGTGGTACTATAGCTGATGAGTTTTTAAAGTTATTGAAAAATGGTGAGCAGATAATTTTTGGTAACGGTATTCCTTTAAATACTGTTGGTACTGATGATGCTTTATACATAGACATCGGTGGTAGAAATATACTATATAAGAAAAATGGTTCATGGGTTAGCATCATAGTAGTTATGAATAAAACTGAAACCCCTATAGTATCTGGTGTTACAGATATACTAGAACTGGATACTAAAACATTTAATATAACTAACTTCGACAACACTATCACATATGATGTTTATGTAACATCTGGAGAGGCTACCGTTAACATAAATGATGGTACCATAACATATATAGCTGGAAGTGTTAATAGTGACTATTCTGCAAGATTAGAGATAACCGGTATTAAAGAAGGGTTATTAAGAAGTGAGGTGGGTGTATATAATTTTACTGTTAACAACATCCCTACAGATGTAGATGATGCTATCATTGATAATGCTTTTAGTTCTAATGCCGATATTAGTACTGGTATACAATTTTAATATAGGAAATAAAAAATGAAAAGTTTAATAAATGGTTCTAATTTTATAGAAAAAAGTGTTGTGCAAAATAGTGGTGAAACTGATTGGTTAGATTATATGGCTACTACATTACCATATAGACCTGAGAGTATAAAAGTAGATGCTAATAGCAGCTCTACTAGTCTAATATATAAAAATGACAACGCTACTG